ATTGTGTCTTCTTTGATAACTTTAAGGTGCTTAAGACCGATGTTACCAACAAGACCTGATTCTAATAATGCTCCCATTTTGAGTATTTTTTAGTTTTTATTTATTTTATTTTTTACCCCAACTTAGACATTAAGTCTTTCATTCTTAAGAATTGAGGATTTTCGTATGTTTTAGATTCAATCAAATTTGTCGCTGAACCTGATGAAACAGTATTGTTAATTTTCTTTTCAACTGATTCGTTGATAGACTTTGATTCAGTCTTACCCAACTCATCTTTGATTGACTTATAAAGAGATTTCGATTCTTTCAATGATTCAACGTCGTCAAATCTTCTTAGAATATTAATTTTCTCTTTTTTAGTTGTTGAATGTTCTGTAAACAATCTTGTAGCATATGCTAAGTTTGAATTGAAGATTGCAACTTCGTTCAGTTTTTCTCTGAATACATTAAGCGCTTTTCTATACTCTTCATTTTTCTCTCTCAACATTGTTACTTCAGCTTCTGTAGATTCTACTTTCACACCATTTTTACCATAAACAAAGTTTCTGTTTGGTGTAATTTTTCTTAGACCTCTACCTTCTTTTGAACCCATTCCGTAAGTTCTTGCAGCTTCTTTAGTTTCTGCCTTTTTAATAACTTTGGATTTTCCTTCCATATTTTCGCCTTTCTTGTAGTCGAATTTAGCTTTACCAGTGCCCATTGTTTTAGGACCTTCTTTTTTGTCCTCTTTGAATCCACCAGCTGCTTTGTCCTTGTATTTGAATTTAGGACCGCTACCAATTCCAACCCCTTTAGGTTTTACTGACATTTTTTTACCCTCTTTAGTCTCAGACTTTTTCAAGCCCTTATGAGCTTTTTTGTGGTTGTATGCTTCGTCCAACATATCATCATCTTCTTCGATTTCTTCAGAATCATCCATGTCATCAGATTCGTCCATCATGTCTTCATCTTCTTCGTCCATTTCTTCAGATTCGTCCATCATGTCTTCATCCTCATCCATTTCTTCAGATTCGTCCATCATGTCTTCATCTTCTTCTAAAGATGACTCGATGTCAAGTTCAGTGTCCATGGGTTGTTCGTCCATTTCTTCCTCTTCTTCATCGAATTCGATTTCATACATAACTTCTTCTTCATCTTGGTCAACTTCAAAGTCGTTGCCGTCATTTGAGAAGATTGCGTCAATAACTTTTTGAGTATCAACGTCTTCCATTTCGTCCATTTCCATTTCTTCTAAGTTTTGGTCTTCTTCAGACTCACCAAGCTTTACAAGATATTCTGTGTCAGCATCGTTATCTTTAAGGTGAATGTCTTCACCATCTTTTTTAACAATAATTCCGTCTTCTTCGCCCATAGCTTTGAAGACTCTTAGAATTTCCTCGTCAGAAGCGTCAGTTAAATCTATTGGAGTTTCATCAGAATCCATGTCCATGTCTAATTCTACATCCATGTCCATTTCATCATCATTATCAGTATCCATCTCGTCGTCTGACTCAACGTCTCCGACTTCCATGTCTACCTCTGCATCAACCTCTTCTTCATCGTCTTGCTCTGAAAGAGATTCTTTTACTAATTGATTGATTTCTTCCTTCATAGTAGAAGCAAGTATTCCTTTTGCATTTTGGGCAATAGCTTCTTCAACATTCTTCATTTGAAGAAGAGCCTCTTGTACTAAATTTTTATTTTCTTGCATGAAAAAATATATTTATTTTACCTTATAAATAGTGTCAAAAGATAAAAAGTTTATTTAGGCTTGTATAAAAGCCCTATTTTGTTTTGATAAAGAATTCAATGTTTTGTCAGTCTGATTAGCAATCCAACTATTCACATTAGATAATGTGTCATAAATCAAATATGATTGTTGTAGATTACTTTGGTTCAATAAAATCACACTGTAACAAACCTGTGACGATGGTTCATTGAGAATAACCTCCGTATCGAAATTTGAAATTGCCTGAGGTATAAAATTGTTTGAGTCACAATACAAAATTGCTGCGGACATACTACTACCACTTAAATTCACGAGGTGTAGAGTATTCTGAGAGTCTTTATAGGATAAATTGAATAGCATACTTATTTTCTTTATAAATATGTTATTACAAAAAAAAAGTGGTCAAATTTGACCACTTTGAATTATTTTTCGATTACTTCATCGATTTTACTTTCGGAAACTGAGGTTATCCTCCAATCATATGAAAATGATTCATATCTTTTGGTAACTTTAGCTTCCACATCGGTTACAGAAAAACCTTTTACTAATTTTTCCTCTCTAATTTTTTTGATTTTTCCTGTGCTATCGTCAGGTAATTCATATTGAATTTTTGCTACAAAATACTTTTCGTCCATAAATTTATTTTCCTAAATAATGAGTAAGTTTTTTCATTAAGTCAATAGACTTGTCCTTGGTATCAGTAACTTCTCTTGACTTTTTTTCCTCCTCCAAATTTTCTTCATATTTAATTCTGTCCTCAGGATTCGTGAACAAGTAAGCACCTGGTGTCGATGGTGATGAAACTAAATCAAAACAAATTAATTCAAAATCGTCTTGAACTTCATTTCTTTCCCCTACTTTTTTTAATGAACCAACTCCACGAGATGATATACCCAAAGTAACTCCTTGTCTCATGAGATTTGCAGCTACGTCACCTTTGGATGATACTATACCTCTCTCATGAAAACCTGGTGTGGTAAGTAATTTTAACTTACCCATCAAAATATTTTTATCCCACCAAATGTCTGTAATTAAATGTGATACTCTATCCAAATCAATTAGAGAGGATTCGGGATGGTTCAACTCAGAAGTAGACAAACCCTTAGAAATTATTTTTTTATAATTGTCAGCTTCTCTTTTCAGAATTCTTTCAGGATAAAATCTACCGTTCCTATTTGGTGTGTCATACTTTTGTAAAACAGCATAAAACTCAAATGGGTTCTTATAATCTAATTTTGCAGATTCTTGTAGTATCTTAAAATTATTTTCATCTTTTGGTGAAACATATCCCGCATCCATTTCGATGAGAATACCATGACCGAGTTCACTTGCTTCTAATATACGTAAATTTTTCATTAAGTCTTTTAGGATAAATATATTGTTAATCCAAGTTTGTTTGTTCAGCCTTCTTAGTAATCATAAAAATGAAATGATTATTATTTGAAATGTTATTTTTATAAATTGATTTTACAATTGATTTGATAGAATCTTTTAATTCTTTAGACTTAAAATCTAATGTGTTCTTTGTGAAAAGATTTACTTCTAAATTGAAGAATGATTTTTTTCCTGATGATATTCCACTTGTTCTTAAGTCTAAATCAACAATACTTTGTTCTCTGAATATTTCAGTATCTATTGAATTAAATACTGAGTGTTTTATCTCTCGACTGAGGTTACATACAACTCTATTCCAATTATCATTTTCATTTTTTGGAGTTACCCAAGACTGTATGTTTATGTATAAAGATTTTAAGTTTTTAGAGTCTACTGTTCCATACATTGTTTTGATGGGTTGAAATAGCTTCAACTTGACACTTTTTCCTTTCTTCATTAAGTTTCATATTATATTAGTTTATTTTGTAAAAAAATACTATATATAATCAGTAATGTCAAAAAAATGAATTTTTGGAATAATTCCAAATATATGTAATATATGTTGATTATTAATATAAAAGAAAACGAGAATATCGAAAAGGCACTCAAAACCCTTAAATCAAAAGTAATTAAAACCAAACAGAATCAAATTTTGTTTGAAAGAAAAGAATATACCAAACCCTCAATTAAAAAAAGGTCAGAAATACTTAAAGCAATCTACATAGAAAAAAAGAGAAAATCTTAAATAGAATTCTCTAAGTCTTTCAATTTCATAAAGTTAATTTGGTCAAATTTTTCATCTTTCAATTTAACAATTGTTTCATTGATTTTTTCTTTGACTTCATTTTCTTTTTCTTGTTCTAAAATGCTTTCTAATTTTACTATAGTTTTTGTCTTAAGTTCTTCAAACTTATTCTCCAAAGTTTTGTTGTCTTCAGAAATTATTTGAAAAAATTCCTTTTTGGAATTTTCGTCCATAGTTTCAATAAAATTCATTAAAGTTTGATTCGCAATTTTGACCATGGAACTTACAGGAATATTGATAGATTCTTTTATTGTATTCATCTCCTCTTTTAGAACTGAAACAATATTTTCTTTAGCCGTAATTCTTTCTTTCAAACTTATGTTTTTAGTATAAACCAAGGTATCAATATCTTTGTATTTGTTTTCAATACTTTCTTGTAATGACTTAGGCATTTTGATATTCGGTAATATTCTCTGTAGTAGAGAAACTCCTTCTTCCAAAAATTCTTTAGCTTGAGATTCTGACAACCCTTGAGGTGAACTCAATTGGTCATAAATTGAGTAGGCTTTTGACAATGATTTATTATTCAAAACATTGTGTTTGAATTCTCTAATGTTTTTCTTAAATTGTGCTTCATCTCTGTAAGATTCAAGCAAGTTTTTTTCAATGATTGATTTTACTTTACCGAAAGTCATCTTGGTGTATTTTCAAATAAATATTATGAGTTCAACAACTTATCCAATTCTTTTTCAATTTCACCCAAAGATTGTTGTGCAATACCAAGATTGAGGGAACTCTTCCCTTTAATCATGTCATTTTCCAATAAAATATTAAGTTCTTTCTCTTTCGATTCAGGAGTAATCTCACCCCCCTCAGTAGGTGGTGGTGGAGGAGGAGCAGCCCCTAACTCTTCACCTCCCCCTGGAGGAAGTGGTGGTGGAGGTGCAAGTTCTTCTTCTCCGCCTGGTGTTGTTGAAGCACCTGCGGAAGGTGTGCTACCTGAAGAGCTACCATATAATTTGTCAATATTATCAAATAACCCTGTTTTACTTATAACAGTAGGTGTTGCTTTCAATTCTTCACCAACTGCTCTTTCGATTCTTTGTTGTTGTAAATCGAGTCTGATTTCTTCATCAGACCAATTAAATATGTGTTTCTTAGCCCATGTTGCAGAAGTTGCCGCAATACCAAATCCAGTATCTGCAACCAAATCTTTATATAGAAGAACTTTTTCTTTCCAAACATCAACTTTCAATAAGTCAGCTTGAGTTGATGGGTTAGTTAGTCCTAAAGTAAAATTATTCAATTCATCTTCGAATCCTAATAAGAACAGATGAACAATTGCAATCTTATTAAGTTCCGCCAACATACTCTTCTGAATTCTGTTGATAGTTCTAGCAAATCTAATATCTTGTAAGGCTAAGTTTTTACCATCTCCAACTACTTCCTCGAAACCTAAAAACGCCTTTGGAACACGGAGTGCAGTGAGTAACTTTTTCTGAATATACTCTATATCGGCAATCTCTGATAGGTTCGTTGCACCTGGTAATGTATCGATTGGACTAGGTGCCGCAGGGTCACGAACAGGAACAAAGTAGTCTTGGTCAACCGCCATTTGATTGAATCTCATGTCTACATTACCTGTCTTACTATCAACAATTTGTTCTCTTTTGAATTTGTTGGCCACACGTTGAACATATGCTTCAACATCGTCATCGTTCATATTCCCTACGAACACCTTGAAAATTCTTCTTTCAGGTGCTCTTGAGGTTCTATAAATCAACATCGCATCTTCACAAAGAAGAAGTTGTTTCCAAGTTCTTCTCGCTTTCTCCAACATAGATGTTCCATAAGGAAGTTTTCTGTCATCACCTAATAATCTAAAGTGAGCCATTTCCCAAGATTGGAATTCCATATTCTTGTTCTTCCATGTAAAATGAAGGGCTTTTTTGTCTTTATCTAATTCTTGTGTAATATCAACTGAGATTTTTGCACTAACTCCAACCTCATGTCTTTCTATTTCAATTGTTGGTAGTTGTTGACAACCTACAACACCCTTTTCAGGGTCCAGTTTCAAATAAACAAAGTTATCACCATACTTACAAGTGTTTCTTGTCCACATTGGCAAGTTGGTGTTGATGTCTAAATTACTATTGAATAAATCCGCCAAAACTCCTTTGATTCTTTTTGACTCAGAATATATCTGAAGAATAAAACCATCCTCATTTGTAGTTGTCGACTCCTCTGCGTATATATCCAAAGCGGCTGAAATTTCGGGTGTATACTCCATTGACTCATAGTCATACTGAGCAGACAATCTTGTTGGTTCGTAGTAGATTGCTTGAGAATATAAATTATTCTCTACCTTAGCCCACTGATTAGCCAAGTAGTAAGTCTGTTGTGCTTGAAGTTTTTCAACCTCGTATTCCTCTCTACTTTTGGTGCGTAGTAATTCTTTTTTATCAAACTTGAATGTAGGATAATCTTGATTCAGTAAAGAATTAGGTCCAAAAGTTTTCGACAGTCGTTGCCAAACTGTCATTTTTTGTTCAGCCATATTACAATTTAACTTATTACGTCAATAATATAAATAGTTATTTGGCACCAAATAACCACCCATATTTTTGATAATCCTGTTTAGAAGGACCCTGATTATTTGGGTGTTGCCTTCCCATTTGTGGCACGAAAGGATTGAAAAATTCTGAAGTATTTTTGTTTTCATTTACAACTGATGTCCATGAATTCAACATTGCCTTAGTATGATTTACGACTTTCTGTAATGATTGAAATGATTTTTCCGCAACATAAATTGCCATTGACATCCCCATAATACAGTCGTCGTGATGTCCCTTTTGATGGTCGGGTCTACCATTTACATAAATGAACGTATTCATTTCGTTGTATAATCTATGTGAATATATTTTGAATTTGTGTCTAACCGCTTCCTCAAATGATGAAATAATTTGAACTCTCTTGGAATTGAAATTTATTCCTGGAATTTTTTCATTCAGTTTGGGGTCCCATTTCCATTTGTTGGTTGTATCTACATTATCAACATATAGTCCTGCAGGATAAGACATCTCTTGCATTTTTCTTGCAGTTGAAACCCCCATCCCTCCTGTTATATCTATAACACAATATGCATTATACATTGAACCCCATTTGAATGCTATTTCTGCAATTACATCAGGTGGGACTTTACCAACATATTCTAATACCTGTTCTCTTTCATCAAAATCGATTATTTGTATACACGAAAAATCCTCAGAATCTCCACGTGATACGTCAACACCCATAACATATTTGTGATTATTTTCGGGTTCCTTGAATATCCATAACGCACCCCCCATTAGTTTTGCTGATGGTTCCCTTAGAGTGTTATGTGAGATTTCTTGCATCAAATCAGATTCGAAAACGTTATCACCTGAACCCAAGAAGTTACATTCCAATTCCTGAGCAACTTTTCTTCTATCGAATTTGAGTTTCTTTACCATACCCTCAAACCAAGCAGAACAAGGTTTGTATCCTTTAGCAATATAATCTGTTGTTGTTGTATGGTCCCTTTCATAAGGGTTTTCTACAGATAAATCTAAAACTGTATCGGCAGGATAATCCTCCCTATTCAACAGAAAATGAACTAAGTCATTCGTTTTCACCATATACAGGTCTTTAGTATATCTTGGGTCTCTATACCAAAACATCTCAGAGATTTTGAATTCATTCATTCCTCTCAAGGCTTGGTCATAGATATCATAATAAATTGGGTCATAACCGTTTGGAGTTGATATTACAATCACCTTACCACCCGTGGAGAGTGATGCCATACAAGCGGACCAAAAGTCGTTGTCGGCTTCAATGAACGCCGCTTCATCAAATACAAGTATAGTAGGGGTATAACCTCTCAGGGCATCTCTTGATGTTGCAACCGCTTTTACTTCACAATCATTTGTGAGTTTGAAATGTCGTTGAGAATTTTTTTCAGCGGAAAATCCAACACCAACCCATGATGGCCATTGTTCAGTGAATCCCCTGATTTTGTTTGCCATCTCGACAGATGTATCGAGTTTGTTAGCGATAATGAGAATTTTTTCTGGCTTATTCTTTTTTGCAAATACTAATTTTTTTGATGCCCAAGCAGCAGTCACTGTTGATACTCCAGCCTGACGATACTTTAAGGCAATATTTTCATTATACTTATCGTAATCTTCTATCAGTGAGACTTGGTCAGGGAATAAATCTAATGGAACATACTTCTGAACAGTGTTGTCGTATGTTTGTAAATAAGTTCGAAGTGCATAAGGAGTGCTCCTAACACACTTCGTAACCTCTATAATTAATTGTTCTTTAGTCACAGGTAAGGTTATTTAGGTCTTGATATACCTAAACTACCTAAGAAATCATCTAAGTCATCTTCGTCATCCTCATCTTCAGAGTCTGACCCAGTTTCTTCCTTGTAGTCATCAAACTCTCTTTTGAGTTCTTTAGCTTCTTTCATGATTTCATCGAATCTTTGAGTTGCTTTTTTCACTTTTGATTGGTCTTCGGAAATAGCGTTTCCGATAATCTCCAAAAATTCTTCGGCAGGTATTTGGTATAACTGAATGTGGAACCAGTTTATTAGACCCTTGTTTTCCTCTTCAAACATTTCATCGGGTAATGCGAATCTGATTTTTTCTACGATTTCAGGACCTATTCTTAATTGCATAGGTTCGTTAGATAAAATATCAACTTGACCTTGAACCTTTTGTCTCATGTCCGGGTCTTCAGGTAGACCATATCTACCTTTAGCTTCTTCTATACCTTTTATAATTTCATGACACAAGATTGGGAAAATCATACCAAAGGCGTTTATTACAGTATCTGGTTTTTCTTCAGATTCTCCTTCTTCATCTCCTTCTTCATCATCATTGTCAGAGTTTCCTAATTCGACCTTTCCAGCTACGCCTTGACCTGTTTGGCTCATCATCTCAATCATTTGTTCCATAGTGAAATACATGAAATCATTGATTGCCATTATACCCAAGTAATCCCTATATAGAGATGGGTCAATTGCATCCAACCTTTCTTTAATTTCAGGTTTTTGAAAAACGTAGTGTCCTTTTTTTGCCGCCCCTTGAATTATAGCATTAATGATGTTTCTTTTGTGTTTTTCAAGTTCTAATTGTTCTTCATCTGTCAAATCTTCAACATCAAAAGAAATTTGTGGCATTTGAGGTTTTTTTTCCTTTTCTTCTTCTTCGTCTTCTTCAGGTTCATATCTGAAGTTAGAAACATCGATTGGTTCCCTATTAAGATATGGCTTTATAGTAAACCAACCAGCAGGAATTTCGGTCTCATCTAAAGACGCCTCAACAGCTAACTGCTCTAACTCATCCCTGTGTTGAGATTCGATTCTCATTATGTTAGGTAAACGACTCATCATTTCCTGATAAATCATGCCTTGAACCTGTTTTGAACTTATATTTCTATTTCCAGTAACTTCTCTCAACTTATCGGCTACTTTTCCGAAACGGGAACTCACTAACCTTTGAACATCTTCAGTCCCCTTTTTCAGTGCAGGATTTTTTGCATAAAGACCTTCAGGGTCTTTCAATTTTCTTTCAAGACTAGGGTCCATTCTTTCGCTTCTCCCACCGTAATTGATTTGTTCTTTAATTCTCTTTGCCATGTTATTTTTCTAATAGATTCATAATTAAGTCAATCACCTCATCTTTAGCAGACTTAGCGGAAACCTTTTTAGCTTTAGGTGCTGGATTTTCACCAGGGTTAGGATTTTGTCCAGGGTGTTTTGGTCTTGGTCTCGGGGCAGGTTTTCCAGGTTTCGTGCCAGGTTGTGTTTTTGGTTTGGTAGGAGCTGTTGAAGGTCCTTGTTCCGAGATATATTTAACTAAATCACCTTTAGTTATTCTTGGAGGCAAGTTTTTTTCTACTATCTTCATAATTTCGTTTTCTAAGAATAAAGATACAGGATTTTTTCCTTCCTTCAAAGACTTTTTTACATCCTTTACACATCTTTCGTATTTGTTTTTTTCTTTAGCACTCCAAAGATGTCTTTCCTTTGTTCCAAATTCTTTTCCTAATTGTGCAGTGCAGATAGCCCATGGATTTTTCTTTGTCTTCTCTTCCGACATCCCCATCATTTTTCTATTATTATCAGAATCATTATCCATTCCGTCAGGAGCCATATCATTTGCATCATGAGGTGCCTCTTGACCTGTAAGTGATTGTAACGCATCCGCACCCAAGGCGTTTTGGTCAGTTACATCATCTGTTTCAGTCTCATCTAATTCTCCTTCGGTTGTTTGAGATGCAACCACATTACCCGCAGCATCCATCTTTATAGATACTCCATCAACATTAGCACCCGTAGTCCTTGCAGTTGCCGCAGGTATAGTTGTCTTTGTGATTTGTTTTTTTTCTTGTTTAACTTGTTCACTAATTACAAATCTATCAACAAGAATATCAATTTGGCTTTCGCTCAATTTAGAAAGTGTCTTTTCAGTAAGACCCTTCTCTATCAGTTTTTTAATCTTTATTTCAGTTTTCATAAACTACTTTCTTTTCAAATTCTAAAATCAAATCTCTTTCGTAGAGTTTGTCTTTTATTTGTTGTTCTGTTTCACCAAATCTGAAGACTAATCTTTTTTTATTTTCATCATCAGACTCCCAAGCTAACGAGACTACGTCATCAATTGCATCTACCATAGAAAAAAAATCGGAGTTCTGAATCAAATCCAATTTTATCTCGGTATTTCTCAGAACTCCTACTTTCTTTATATATTTTAACTCAGGTGGTGTCGGGTATCCATTAGATGGTTTACTCTCCCAATATTCTCCCCACACATCCAAAGTATCTGAGAAAATGAATTCGTAAAGGTTGTCTCCTTTATAGTTGGGACCTAATCCGTTTACAAATATCAATTGACTCATACTAATAATCCTTCAGGTGAAATTTTAACTTGTTTTCCTTTATTTTCAAAAACTAAGTTTTTTTTGTTACTTTTACCTATGATGGTTGCGTTAATGTTTTCTTCTAAAAACTTTTTTGCTGCCATTTTTTGTTCGATAGATTCACCAAGTCTTTTGACTTCGGTCATCTGTCTTTTCAAAGAAATCATAGATTGTTTTTTTCTCTCACCAAATTTTTCTCTATTCTCCAATATTTCTTTTTTACTAATCTCGAAATATTTCGAAATAACTTTGTCGATTTTGGATTCACCAAAAATACTGTCAAAAATTGCTCCATTAGTAGATTTCTTTTCTTGCTCGTCTGATTGTGTTAGTTTCGAAGTTACATAAGATGCTACTACAGGTGCCGCTGCTCTTGCAATTGTATCCCATTGTTCACCTACCTCACCTTCAACTGGAATGTCCATATCTGTTTGGATATCTTCTACTTCAGTATCATAAGTAATATCTTCCTCTGCTGATGGTTCTTCCATACCCATTTCTTCATCTTCACCTTCAACCTCTTCAAATTTAGATAAAATATCTTCTTTATCTTCTTCACTTAAAACACCTAAATCCAATGAAGATAAAACCATGTTGATAACGTATTTCACGTTTTCAGATGTCATACCTTCTTCACTATCAAGAGTTCTTATTTTTTGTGTGAGTTTACCAGTAAGTTTTTGTATTGTTTTGAATGTAACTTTCTCTTCTCCACCAATTTCTACTTCAGCATCCATTTCAACTTCACCTTCAGGTGCACCCATTTCATCAGCCCCCATGTCTTCCATTCCCATTTCTTCACCGCCAATTGCATCTGGTGCATCTGCGGCAGAAACTTCAGCATCAGGTGATGGTGGTAATTCAGGAGATGGAACTGCAGGTGGTTCAGCTGGTGGAACATCCTGTGGTTCAGCAACGGGTTTTGGAGTCTTTAAAACGATTTTTTTTTGCTCACCATAAAGTGAGACACCTTCTTCGTTTTCGTTAATTCTATTCAACTCTCCCGCCAATAAATTCAATCTTTTGAATGCTTGAGAATATGATGAATAATATTTTCTATTCTTCATCGGCTCGATGTAATCTGTCTGACCTTCAGATACCATTTTCTTAATGATGTAACCTTGTCTTTCTTTTACAATCTCATAAGAATTACCGTCAGCTAGACCGATAGAATATTCGCTTCTACTTGTCTCATTAATTTGATTAGGAATAGACTCATTGAAACGAGCTATTTCCATAATTCTTTTAATTTTTTCTTGGCCTGTGAGCTTTTCACTTCCAATTGGTTTTAAGTCTGCCATATCTTAAATTATAATTTTTTTAGTTGTTTAATCCGTTAAACCCTCCTAAGGTTATTGCGTTTAGTTGTATCGCAATGCCATTCTCGGTTGCGTATGCTGGATGAGGTACTTGTGTTCCTGCAGGTAATGTCCCGCCACTGAACGAACCTAACATTTCAGCAGTATATTCATAATTTTGGTTTACAGAAGTTCCAGTATAAACCACACCACAATCTGCACAATCAACAAATGGACCGTCTACAAATGTTGCAGTTGCAACGATTGGACCATAACTTGTATCAGTTATGAAATAACAGTTATAATCTAAATTGTTGTTATCAAACGTGAATAAATACATTTCACCAATAGTTGGTGAAACTCCTGAAATCTCTACACTCCATGTTGTTCCAATACAATCCGTAATTAACCAGAATCCTGGAGGTGTTGGAGTTGGAGTTCTTGTTGGCGTAGGTGTTGTTGTGTTTGTTGGTGTCACAGGTGGTGTTCCTGTTGGCGTTGATGTTACAGTCGGAGACACAGTAGGTGTAGTTGTTGTTGTCGGTGTAACCGCTGGAGTTCCTGTGTTTGTTGGTGTTTGAGTTAATGTTGCCGATACTGATGGTGTAGGTGTTGATGTTTGAGCAGGTGTTCCTGTATTGGTATTCGTTGGTGTGTTTGTTGCCGTTACCGACGGAGTTGGTGTTGACGTAACTGAAGGAGTTCTTGTTGGAGTAGGTGTTTGAGTTCCTGTTACAGGAGGTGTTGATGTTACCGTAGGAGTTTGAGTTGTGGTAACTGATGGTGTAGGCGTTGGGGTGACAACCGCTTGACATGTTGCACAATCACCATAATCAGATGACATGAAACTAACCACATCCAAACCTGTTGTAGGCTCAGCATTATCGATAATGTCATAACAACCCTCAGCTGTAGCTCCTGTGAATCTTAAAAAGTAATTCCCGTTTACCGCAGGGAGATTTGAACTATCAAAATCGACTAGTATCGCTGGACCGCCACTACAAGCACCAATAAGATATGTAACTAAAGCCATCTAATTTTTCTTTATAAATATACGATTTATATAAAATAACTAATTATTATCAATCAAGAGACTTAATTTCAATTGAAAGTTCTTTGTCTTTGATTTTCGTTTTTTCATCGAATAATTTTCCAATGTGTCCTGACCTTCTCAAAAATTTGAAAACTAAATTTTCATATGAGAATTCACCGTCTTTATTTAAACCTGATTGTCTGTAGTCTTTGAGTTTTTCTTTCAATTTTTTCAACTCTTCAGTTTTACCTGTTGATTTAGCGTCTTCAACAGCATCGTCAATTTTTTCAGTCCAACATTTGATTTTATTTTTCAAAACTGACATATTAAGCTTCAATTCCTTTTTTTCAGGTTTATGAATCCATTCGTCATTCATTATTGAAAATACACCATCACTGTGGTGTTCGTCAGATTCACCCTGCGCATAGACTTCCACATCATATCCATAAATTTTGATATTGTGTTTGGAATTGAATATTTTCTTTTTTAAGTCAAATAGTTCTACGTAAAGTTCTTTTTCTTTTCCGTATCTCTCAAAATCTATAATAACGTGTAAATCAAAGTCTGAAAACTCAGACCAATTGTAGTTTGCCAAAGAACCCATTAGAAACACGTCTTCAACAAAAACATCATCACCTAAATCATCCACAAATTCTTCAGCAATCTTCATTAACCCTTTTCTGATTTTAGGTTTCAAAGTTGCCTCCTTTGGGTCATTTGGATTTTCCCAAATTTTTGGATTCAAAGTATCACGAACCGAAAAACTACTTATAATTTTTTGAAAATTACTCATCCTAAATAAATAGTCAGAGTGTTATAGTTTTTTATATTTGAATTTTTTTGAAATATCAGTTGTGAAAAACTTTCCTTGTGATTCTGATTTTCTGAACTTTGTGTAAATCTGATGTGGAACTTCATCGTATTCATATCGAAACCCGTTGTTAAATTCAACAATCATTTTTTTAGTTTCAGTATCATATTCGCTTTTTTTGATATTTGAAGATTTTATTTCATTCAAAATCTTTGTTCCTTTAATTTCTTCTTTAATTATTGCCATTTTCGAGTGGGGTTAATGAATCAATTTTAGATAATTTAGGTTTTAAATAAAGTATGAAATCATCATGAGAAACATCAAACCCATAATTTTTTAATTGTTTTTGAAGATTGTCTGCAAGCATGGATATTTCTGCTCTGATTTCAAAAATTCGGATTGGACCAGACGATACACTTTCAAGAGACTTATCAGAATAACCTTGTTCTTGAAATATAATTCTAAGTTCCAAGTATTTTTCTAAGATTTCTTGGAAGGAGGAATTATCCTCAACAAATTTTTTCCATAGTTCCATATTGTTAAATAGTTCTGATGATTATTACTATTTACTAATATCGTGTCATCTTTAGAAAAAATAATAAAAAAAGTTTTAATTGAGGTAAGAACCCAAAAAAAAGACGAATTCAATCGTGGTATGGAACATAGAATATATGCATCCAAATCTAACCCCGATAGACTATTCAAAGTGGGAGATGAGGGTGTAGGATATTGGGTCGAAGTATTCCGTTCAAATCCTGATATTTTTGCACAAGTTTACAGAACAGGAAAATTGGATAAATGGAATTATTACGCCGAGATAGAAAAATTGGAAACAAATAGGGTTTTAAACGAATGGCAACAAATTGAAGAAAAATTAGAAGAAATTGGAATTATCGATTCTGAAGATGGTTCATACGGAAGAGATATTACCGACATATACACCAATCATGGGCATGACCAAAAAACAATAACAGAAATTTCAGAGAAACTGAGAGATTACGACAAACAAACCTATAGTCTTTTTATCAAATATTTTAAACTTTTCAAAGATTGTGAAAGAGCTATTGAAAAAATTGTTGGTCATGAGACACTTGTTGATGCACATCGTTACAATTTTGGTTATAGTAAGGATGGTAAATTGAAATGTTTGGACATATAAAAAACCCCCGCCATTGATAACGAGGGTTATGGATGTTCCTTTTCAGAGCCTATAGAATACTAATTCTTTTCTTTTCTTGTTTTATATAATTGGGAACAAAAACTGTTAACATGCCGTCTTCAATTGTTGCTTCGATTGATGAAGGATTGTAACCTTCACCAATTTTAAATTCCTTAGAAATTTTCTTGGTTTTTTCTTCACCATTCAGTTTATAGTTTCTCATTCCGTCAATATGTAAAACACCATCTTCCATTTCTACTTTCAAATTTGTTTTGTTGAATCCTGGTGCTTCGAAAAAAAGATAAGCACCGTCTTTGGTGTGGTTTATTTCATAATTTTCTTCAGAATTATTTTTTAACACTGAGGTGGTGAAATTGTAATTTCCCCTTTTGTTGTTAAAGAATGAATCCATAAGGTCTTCAAAATTTGAGAAATTTGAGTAATACATAATTTTTAATTTTTGTTTTATAAATTTATTATTTATTTTTGAGTAGTCAACTTTGATACCAAACCACCACAAATGACAATTTGTAAGTGGAATTATAGATAATATGACAAAGTGTCAATAAAAAAAATAAATCCTGTCAATTTGTCAAAACATTTGTTTGTGTCTCAAATTTGATGTTAATTTGTAAAAATATCTACTATGAATGATTTAATGGATGACGACGAAAAAATGATGAGCAAGAAACAAAAACAATCATCAGACAGTCCAACCCCTGTGTTGGATAATTTTAGTCGAGACTTAAATAAGCTCGCAGAACAAGGTAAGTTGGACCCAGTTATAGGTCGCGACAGAGAAATCTTGAGAATTGCACAAATTCTTTCAAGAAGAAAAAAGAACAATCCAATTATTATCGGAGAACCAGGTTGTGGTAAAACCGCAATTGTTGAGGGACTGGCAATGAAAATTGTAAGTGGTGATTGTCCCCGTAACTTAGTTGACAAACGTATCGTAAACTTAGACCTTACCTCTGTTGTCGCAGGAACAAAATATCGCGGCCAATTTGAGGAAAGAATGAAAGTTATCATCGAAGAACTACAATCCAATCCGAACGTTGTTGTATTCATTGATGAAGTACACACATTGGTTGGTTCTGGTAACTCGGCGGGGTCTATGGATGGTTCCAATATTTTCAAACCCGCTCTTTCACGCGGTGAGATTCAAATTATCGGTGCTACAACCCTCGATGAATTCCGAAAGAATATAGAAAAAGACGGGGCACTAGAGCGTAGATTCCAAAAAGTTGTTGTTGACCCATCAACAGTTGTTGAAACAATCCAAATTCTCAAAAACATCCGTGAGAAATATGAAAGTTATCACAAGGTTTCATATTCGGATGAGGTCATCGAATCATGTGTTAAACTTGCAGACCGATACATCACCGACCGTGAATTCCCTGATAAAGCATTCGACATCTTGGATGAAGTAGGTGCAAGAATGCAGACAGAACTCAAGGTCCCTGAATCAATCGAAGAATTGAAAAAGAAGGCGGCTGAAATACGTCAGTTAAAAGTTGATGTAGTAAAAAAACAGAACTACGAACAAGCGGCACAGTTACGCGATAAGGAAAAGAAATTGTTGGACAAATTGGATACTGAGAAGAAGAAATTCGAAGAAGAAATGATTAACAACAAACAACAAATTTCCGTTGAGGATGTGTATGATGTGGTTTCTTCTATGACCAAAATCCCTGTGAATAAAATGAGTGTTGATGACACTAAAGCTCTTGTCAATTTGGATAAGGAATTAATAGGTAAAGTCATTGGACAAGACGATGCTGTTAGGAAAATTGCTAAGGCAATCAAAAGAAACAGACTTGGTATCAAAGACCCAAATCGTCCCATCGGTTCATTTGTTTTCTTGGGTTCGACAGGTGTGGGTAAAACTCACTTAGCTAAACAATTGGCAAAAGAAATGTTTGGAAGTGAAGACTCCCTAATCAGAGTTGATATGAGTGAATATCAAGAAAAACATACCGTATCTAAATTAGTAGGTGCTCCTCCAGGTTACGTAGGTTACGAAGAAGGTGGACAGTTGACTGAAAAGGTAAAAAATAAACCATACTCAGTTATTCTTTTCGACGAAGTTGAAAAGGCGCACAAAGATGTGTTCACAATTCTTCTTCAAATTTTAGATGATGGACATGTAACTGACAGCTTAGGTCGTAAAATCAATTTCAAAAATACCTTGATTATTTTGACATCAAACCTCGGTGTAAAGAAATTACAAGATTTTGGAACAGGTATTGGGTTTGGTTCTAGCACTTATAGTAATGAAGAGGCCAAGAAACAAGTATTGATGAAGGAAATGAAAAATTTCTTCTCTCCTGAGTTTTTGAATCGTATTGACGATACAATTGTATTCAACTCTCTTAGTCAAGATGATATTAAAAAAATCACTAAGATTGAACTTGATAAGTTAATCTCACGTCTCAACGAAATGAATTATAAAATCACATACGATGAGACCTTGACTGAACATCTCGCAAAAGTTGGATTCGATGAACTATATGGTGCAAGACCTCTCAAACGAGCAATCCAAGATAAAGTCGAGGATTTGATTTCAGAAGAAGTTTTGACCGACAAATTAGTAGAAGGAAAAAACTATATTGTCAAAGTAGAAGAAGATACTGTTAAGGTTGTTAAGAAAGGAAGATAATAGAAAAGGGGGATATTCCCCCTTTTTTTGTATTTATAAGTATGAGTAATTTTTCAAGATTATTAGGTCAGTTCAAAGAACAGTTTCCTGATGAATTTAAATCAAAAGTTGACATTATCGAAAAATTTGTTGTTGATTATATTAATAAAAACAAAATCACAATCAAGTTTTTGAATTCATGTGGAACCGGTTTCAGTGGGGTAAGAACCAAAGAACAAGTAATCATTTGTTCGCCAATGAACATGAGAACAATTGGTGATTTTCTTTATACCATATTTCACGAAATACGTCACGAAAAACAAATCCGAGATATTAAGATGGATAATCCCTTAACCGATTATGATTTGGAGGATTTTGAAAAACTATATAATCAATACTGGGAAATGGAACTGGATGCAGACCAGTTTGCAAAAAATATGATTGCCAAATTAGTTATTAAATTAGAAATACCCATTTGGTTTGCCAAAGGGCAGTTCAATTTATCACACTATATCGAACAATATCCATCGATGTCAAAAAGTGTTCAGATGTCCCTCAGGTCAATTGTAGACACAATTCGACATATAAAAAAATCGGGTGGTGAATTTAATGATATTCAAGACCACCCGATGGTTAAAACACATATTGAAAGATTAGAAAACTTTATCTAAACCTTATAAGGGTTTTGGTTGTAACTATATTCCTTAGCCTTTTTAAAATGTAGTTTGTACCCAAGTTCTTCAATCATTTTTCTTCCCATATCGATTCCATTGTAAACATCTTCCACAACAACGTATTCATTTTTTGTGTGGTAATCATAGTACCCTATTGAGAAATTAATACAAGAAAAATCAAACTTTCCTCTCAAGGCATAAACATCTGTATATGGATGGACCATATATTCCATATCCGTTGGGACCATACCTTCAGTTAGTACTTTGTCACACGCCTTAAAAAAGTCCGTATCTCTATCGAATAGAATTTGACCGAAACATTTTTCAGTAATCATCCAGTTTTCAGGTGCGTCAAACTGAATTCCATATCCAACATTTTCGAAAAATTCAGGGTCTGCGTTTCTTGAACCGTGACAACCTGTTTCTTCAGAAACGAAAAACGCTGCTTTCAAATATGGAAGTTCTTTGAGTAATGTAAGACATGCAAACACTCCGCATTTATCATCTCCACCTATACCAGTGGGATTACCTTGGTCGTTATATGCCTTTAAAGATAATTTGAGTGCTCCTTGAGCATTTGGAAGATTTTCTTCAACAACGTTAATCGTGTCAAGTTTGTGTACAGTGTCTGTGTGAGATATTACACAAGGGAAATAAAAACCTTCAGGTAAATCCCCAACCGGTTTCTTTGTTGCATACACATTATTTTTTTCATCGAGATAATATTCGATTTGATTTTCTTCCAACCATTTGGTTAGATAAAGAACCATTAAATCTTCTTTGTATGTGTGTGTTGGAACACTTAAAACTTCTTTGAGTAACTCTAAACTTTTTGTCATACTGCAAATATATGACAAAATTACAATTCAACCAAATTAAATAATTCTGGTTGATAAAGTAATTTGTTGAAACCGTCTTCAGAAATTTTGAATTTATTTATACCCGACATCCCTTTCTTCTTTTTCAAAGATATGTCAATTTTTTTTGTTTCCCTATCAAAACCATCGATTCTAAAAATTAAATCCGACCCTTTTGGTATTTCATACCATATACCGATTTTATGTTTTTTTGTAACCCTATCAATCATATCCATAAAGGTGTTAGAATCACCTGATTCATAATCTTCTTCAATTCTCTCCAAAATTTTTTCCAACGACCTATTTGCTTCTTTATTAAAACTTTCATTGTCGAATACATCATCATCTTGATATTCAAACCTATCTTCATCCCATCCACCAATTGTTCTATTGGAATCTTGGAATATAGTTTTCAGTAATTTTTTGATTGACACGTGTGGAACATTATATTGAATGAAATTTGATATTAAATCACCCACAGTTGTTTTGATTCCATCTCCATGTCTCTGAAAACCAAAATCCCCTAAAAAATTATTCAATTCCGAATTTACATGTTCAGATGCAACGTGTCTTATTTCAATATTTTTTTCGTGGGTCCAATCAATCACTATTGAGCCAATCTCTCGGGGATAATACTTTTCTAAAAACACTGCAAAACCAGCTCTGTCTTCTTCATCCTCGTAGTCAAATTTTTTACTATATATAAGTTTGGATATTCTTTGTAAAAGTTCTTTATTATCTGAATCGAAATTGTACCAAGGACCATACCCGTCTAAAAAATCTTGTTCGGATGCACTTGAATCTTGAATATCGTAAGTATTGTACGGATTGTTAATTGCCTGTTCGAACCAAATATCATCATCATCCAAACCAATAATTTTTCCAAACTCATTCATGTCTGTGAATTCTATAATAACTTTTGACAAAGCAGGATTTTCCCTACTCGCAATAACTCTTCCAATGGACTTATCCGCCCCTTCCAATTCATACTGATTAATTTTTCCTTTTACAAATTTTCTTAAAGCAAAAAAACTATCTCCTGGTTCCATATCGTATAAATAGACTTTTAATTTGGAAATTTAATATTTATGTATATCTTTGTTGTGTTCTTTGAAAATATTGGGGAAGTCATGGCAATTGATTGGCGTGTGTAGTTATAGGTGGCACGTAGGAGCTGAGTTAACTCCTTTATCAACTGATTTGAAAAAACAAATGGCAATACTTTTGCTAAGATGGCTGCTATCGGTTTAATCGCTGAAGAAGCTACTGTTGTTGCTTAATTTAAGTCACGACACTCGGGTCGGTTAGGACATTAACCTAGGAACAGAAGTCCAATATACGGGTCACAGGTCAGAGCTCGTTTAAAATAATTCTGAGACCAAGTTGTTTGTAGGTGGGTTTCTCACATATATCAAACCTAATATTTCGGAACATTGAGAAACAATGTTGTAATAAACGTGTAGTCACTTATAGTTGTCGCGAACAAGACACGGGTTCGACTCCCGTCTTCTCCACAGCAGATTAACCCCGAGAAACTCTCGGGGTTTTTTATTTGACTTGTTAAAGATTTATTAATATTATTTAGACGACTTTGGAAATTAAGACCATACTTATTTTAGTCGGAGAGCAATTTTATGAAATATTATTTACTGACGAACTTCAAAACTTGTAATATCGGAATCCCGTTGGCTTAGCGTCCTCGGGATTTTTTTATTTATAAACCAATAAACAAAAAAGCAATGAAAAAAGCAATCTTGATGTCACTTTTAACCTTATTCGTGACAATCACATCTTTCGGGCAGATTACAACTTCTTCCCTGTCAGGTGTAGTTAAAAATGAAAAAGGTGAGACTTTGGTAGGTGCTACAGTTCATGCGGTACACCAACCAACAGGTTCAGAATACCGTGCAACCACAAACAAAACGGGTGTCTACTCAATTCCGGCTGTACGTGTAGGAGGACCTTATCTTATTCACGTTAGTTACGTAGGCTACAGAAAAGCTGAACTAACTGACATCAACACTCTTCTTGGGGTTACAAGTAATGTTGACGTAACTCTTATTTCTGAATCAAAAGAGTTGAAAGAAGTTACTATTGTTGGAACGAGAAACAATTTATTCTCAAAAGACAAAACAGGGGCAGCTCAACAATTCGGACGTAGAGAACTAACTACAATTCCAATTACGGGTGCAAGAACAATTGACGGAATTACCAAATACAATCCTTTTGGTGATGGTCGTTCTTTTGGAGCACAGGATTCTCGATTGAATAATTTTACAATCGACGGTTCTCAGTTCAACAACAACTTCGGTTTGGGTTCATCAGCGGCTGCTGGTGGTAGAACAGGTGCTTCAGCAATTTCTTTGGATGCGATTGACCAATTACAGGTGAACGTCGCTCCTTTTGACATTCGTCAAAGTGGTTTCGTGGGTGCAGGTATTAACGCTGTTACTCGTTCTGGAACTAACGAAATTGAAGGAAGTGTTTATCAAACACAAAGAAACAATTCAAAAACTTATGTGGGAGACAACGCTAGAGGAACTACAGTAACTGCTCAGAAATTTGATGAAAAAGTTTTCGGTTTTAGATTGGGTGCACCAATCATCAAAAATAAATTATTCATTTTTGGAAACTATGAAAGCATCGTTAGAACTGAACCAGGCACAACTTGGATTTCTACCGGTTCTCCTTTGACAGGTTCACAAGTAAGTCGTGTTAAATACGATGACATGGTGAGACTTTCGAAGTTCATGAGAGATACTTTAGGTTATGAAACAGGTCCTTTTGAAGGTTATTCTAACACAAACGATTCAAGAAAATTCATGACTCGTTTGGATTGGAACATTAGTCCAAAACACAAGTTAATGGCACGTTTTGTTAATCACAACTCATCCGCTGAGATTAACATTTCTAACTCTCAGTCAGCGGGTGCTGGAAACAGAACTACTCAATTCAACGCAATGAGTTTCCAAAACAGTGGATACATTATTATGGATAATACTCGTTCAGGTGTATTAGAATTGAATTCTAAGTTTTCAAACACACTCCACAACAATTTGATTATCTCTTATGACAAACAAATTGAAGACAGAGCTTACATGAGTCAAATGTTCCCAACAATTGACATCAGAGAAGGTTCAGCAACTTACACTTCTGTAGGTTTTGACCCATTCACACCAGGAAATAAATTGAACTATTGGACATTCAACGTTACTAACAACGTTACAAAATATTTGGAAAAACACACTTTGGTGGGTGGTTTCAACTATCAAATGTACCAATCAAACAATTTATTCTTCCCAGCTTCGAACGGTGTATATATTTTCAACAGTTTGAATGACTTCTACACTGCAGCTAAACAATCAGTTGCTAATAATGGAGGACCTTCAGCTTTCGCACCAGCGAGATTTCAGTTTCGTTATTCTGCTTTACCTGGAGCGGTTGAACCAATGCAGGTATTGGAAGCTAATCGTTTAGACCTTTATGTTCAAGACGAGTATAACCTTACTAAGAATTTAAAATTAACAACGGGATTGAGAGCGAACGTAATTTCACTTGGAAATACAGCTCTTGAAAATCCTGCAATCACATCAATGACATTTGGTGGTGGTGAAAAATTAAACACGAGCGTGATGCCGAAAACACAATTGTTATTCGAACCACGTTTCGGTTTCAACTATGATTTAAAAGGTGAAAAGAAAACTCAAATTAGAGGTGGTACAGGTATTTTCACAGGTAGACCTCCATTTGTTTTCTTATCAAACCAAATCGGAAATAACGGTGTATTAACAGGATTTATCGATGTATCAGGTGCTCAAGCATCACAATACGGATTTACTACAAATCCTAATCAATATTTTATTCCTCAAACACCAACATTACCTTCAACTTTTGATTTAGCTTTCACTGACGCAAATTACAAGTTCCCTCAAGTATGGAGAAGTAATTTAGCAATCGACCAAAAACTACCTTGGTTGGGTTTAGTGGCAAGTGCTGAAGTTCTTTACAATAAGACAATAAACGCAGTTCATTACTACAACGCAAACCAAGATGTTCCTGTAGGAACTTTAGGTGGTCCTGACAAAAGAGCATTGTTTGCAAATACTGACCCTGGTGTTAGAGTAAATGATAATGTTTCTATGGCAGCAGTTTTAACAAACAAACAAGGTGCTTACAACAAGTCTCTTACATTGAAATTAGAAAAACCAATTTCGAAAGGAGTTTGGGGTTATGCAGCTTGGACTACATCAAGAGCTGAAGATTACATGAGTGCTGGTTCAATCGCGAGTGGTTCATGGCAATCAGCTCGTTCTATCAACGGAAACAACGATTTACAACTTTCTACTTCAGACTTTGTTGTTAGGAATAGAATCGTAGGTTTATTAGGTTATAGATTTGATTATGGTAAGAAATACGGTGGAGCAACTACAATCACTATTGGTTACGTAGGTGCTCAAAATAACCCATTCTCTTACACTGTAGCGGGTGACCTTAACGGTGATAGAGTTAGAGACAACGAACTTATGTTTGTACCTGTAAATGGTTCTGACATTCGTTTCTCAACTTTAACAGTAGGTACAAGAACTTATACAGAAGCTGAACAACAAGCGGCTTTCGAATCATTTATTTCTCAAGATGACTACCTTTCTACAAGAAGAGGTCAGTACGCTGAAAGAAACGCTTCTTTCCTTCCTTGGTTACACAGATTTGACCTTTCAGTGGCTCAAGATGTGTTCATAAAAATCAAAGGAAAAAGAAACACTTTCCAAATCAGAGCTGACATCCTTAACTTCGGAAACATGGTTAATAACAAGTGGGGTGTTTCTCAAAGAGCGGCAGTTCCTCAGTTGTTAAACTTTGTAAGTAGAGACGCGAACAATGTTCCTTCTTACAGACTTTCAACTCAAATTCTTGATGGACAAACAGTATTGGCAAAACAAACTTACCAATTCAACTCATCAGTATTTGACGTATGGAGTGCACAGTTAGGTATTAGATATACTTTCGGTAAGTAATATCGAATATTAAAATTTTAAACCCTCATCTTCGGATGGGGGTTTTTTTTATAACAAAAATTTCTTATCATTCTTTCAATGAATAAGTTAGTTACAATTTTTTTTATTTTATCGGTTTACACCTTTTCACAAATTTTCACATTTTATCAACTACAAGGTCATCTTTGGAATAAATGGATTAAAGACCACCCTTTCCTGATGAGTTTAATGGGTGTCCCTGTTGGTTATTTTGTAATTCTTGCAAGTAGAGAAATGGTAAGTCTATATGGAGGACAAACTTGGCCAAACAGAATCATAGGATTTGTTTTCGGTGTGTTTGTCTTTAGTTTCATGGCATGGATAATGTTGAAAGAACCAATAACAACCAAAACTATAGTTTGTCTCATTCTAAGTTTTGCAGTTCTTTGTATTCAATTGTTTTGGAAATAATTGGTATTTATACCATATGAAGTTTATTTCCATTTTACTTAAGGAAGGTCGTAAAGAAGATTTAAAGAAAAAATATGCCGAGAAGTTTGACGAAGAGACTTTGGATTGGATATTGAACATTGCAGATTTAAAAGATTTCAATCACAAATACACGGACTTTGTTTTAAAACATGTACATCCTGATTATGTTGACGGAGATGTTGAAATTGGTATTGATTTAATCAAAAGTTTTGACAAATATCAATCCCAACTCGAAAAAAAAGATATTAATCAATACAGTGGTTTTGAGGAATTAGACAATGTTTTAGTCCCTATCCACCAAAAACAGAAAGACAGAGAATTAGAAAAACAGGTAGATAAGATTTACGAAGATGATAAATTTCTTGTAATCAAACCTAAAACACACCAAGCTTCGTGTAAATACGGTTCGAATACTAAGTGGTGTACAACCGCACAATCCCCTGACCATTTCGAAAGATATACCTCAGGTAGGCAAGGACTATATTACATAATTAACAAAGCCAATTCCACAAACAAAGATTACTCAAAAATTGCAATACATTTTGACAACTTAGGAACTGAGAGATATTGGGATTCGAAAGATTCTCCAATGAGTGAACGAGAAATTGCAATTTTTAACTACGCGTTTCCCGAAATAGTTGATGTAATAAAAGCCGATTATAACATGAATGTGGGGTCAATGACCGACAAGTTTTTAGCAGAATCATTCGATAAAGTTGGTGAGTCATCAGCAGATAAAAGAAACTACTTGAACTCAACTTATACTTTATCAACACTTGTTAGAGGATTTCAAAACATACCTGATTTAGGTTTTGGTCATACAGAAGGTGTTTTAACAATATCTTTAAGTTCAGATGAAGACAACAAATTAATTGATGAATATAATATTTTTATCACATACAAATCTAAAGATGAAAAAACCTTTACAGCTAGTATAGGTTTTGGGAGTACTGATGAAGTTTCAAGTGACGATTTTGTAGACCTTGGGCTTGAAGGGTGGGGAATTGATGCGACATACTATCTTGGTAAAACCCCCGCAGAAACCGCTGAAGGTGTTAGAAGACACATTGCACATAGAGTTTTAGACCATATTGTAAACAATCAAAAACTTATACAAATGGTTGCTGGAACAACAAAAGTATTCAGACCCACGTATGGATATAAATTTGGTAAAAATAAAGGTTGGGTTAAAAAACTTGTTGATTATTTGGACAAAGGAAAGATAGGAACAAAATTAGATTTTCTTATGGATATTGGATATATTGAACCTGTAATTAAAGATGGTCAAAAAGGTTATAAAAAATCTAAAGGGAATCATTTTTACAAGCCACGTGATTTAAGAGGTCAACACTCGTCATTTTTTGCTGCGGCTAAAAATGCCGGTATTTTGGGATACAGAAAAGTTGGAAAGGATTTTTTCTTGATTAAAGGTCCTAATTTTGATGCATTCAAAAAAGGGGAACTCAAGGCACTTTAGACAATCTTCGAAAATAGATATATAACCCAAAAAATAATCCCGCAATACAATACAAAACGAAGTTCGCTTTCCATAAATCTCCTGTCAGTAATATTAGGGAATACTGAACGGCATCGAATCCAAAAGGATTGAAGAACAGAGCCAACATCAAAAAGATTTGTGATAGATTGTCTTGAAAAGTTTTTTTCCAAGTCTTTATTCTGTTTACCATCGTCCATATTATAGTATTACAAATTTATTTCTAAGTCAGAATTTTTATAATAAATAGTAATGTTCAAAAAAACTAAAAACTGGATGTATTCTAATACACACAATACGTGTGTGTTAATGCCAATGAAAACAGCTTCGACTCACGTATCTTGGGTTTTGAAATACTTTGACTTTGAATCTCATGTAAGAATTTTTTATGATGACGGAACACACAAAGATTTTACAAACTCTCACGTTCAACCCCATGATTGTTTCATACCAGAAGAATTAGTAAACCCGAAAACAATTCTGACCGTAAGAAACCCTTACGAAAGAATTTTATCTTTTTTTTTATTCACGAGGAATTACTTACTAAACAAAAATGTTTCACCAAGTGATTTCAGTTATTTTCTCAATGGTTTGAATGATGAAAGTAATGATTTCAAACAACTCAATTTTGTAATTGAAGTCCCCCCAACTTATATTATCAGAAAAGAGAATTTATATGAAGACTATTGTAAAATTAATTTCATCAATGAATCCGATTTGAATCATCTCGGTATTTTACAAAAAATGTGTGTTAAGAAAATTAACAAAACAAATTTGGAAATAGAAAAAGAAGATTTTTTGACTTCAGAAAACAAATCAATAATTTACAAATTATTCAAACCACATTTCCATTTATTTGGATATGAAAAATAATTGAAATATAATTGCAATAGAGAAAATGATTGATATAAAAAAACTAATTGATGAAGAGGGTCCTATCAGAAAATTTGATGGGATTGCACCTGAGGGATTTGTATTAGTTCATGAAAATACTCTGAGAGATTTAAAGAATTGGAAAATTTGGGAAGATTGGAAAAATGATGAAATAACTATACATGATTTGAATAAAAAAAATTTTGACAATACTTAATAATAAATTATATTTCTATCACAATAAATTATAACGTTGTGGAAAGTCATCAGTTCGGAATATTGGTAGAACTTTATTTGATTGGTGATGATGACAAAATCTATCCGTAACGTGTGGTGGTCATACTGATGAAACTATCTGCAGTAGTTTAAGGAAGTCGACTCCGAGGTATAACATCCCATCAGTCCCTGACCACTTTTTTTTTACTTTATGACAACAAAAAATCCAACATTCTTCGTAGACATTGACGGCACAATTGTCAAATACAGAAAGTTTAACGAATTATCCACAGCCGTATTAGAGCCAATTCAAGACGTAATTGACTATCTAAATCTTCAGTTTGATAAAGGTGCGGTTATAATTGTCACAACAGCTAGACCGAGTTCTTATGAATCTTATACGATAGGTGAGTTAAATAAAATAGGGTTGAAATACCACAAATTGGTTATGGACTGTGGAAGAGGAACTCGTGTGATATTTAACGATAAAGACCCCGAAAACCCAAATTTAGATAGGGCAGTAGGAATAAACTTTACAAGAAATGGTGGATTTGATTCGGTTGGTGGGCCACCAAACATAGAAAATTATGAGTCAAATTAAAGTTTCATATAAAAGACACTTAGCTAAAACAATTAGTTATAGATTTCTAAGTACATCAATTGGTTTTTTAGCCATGTGGTGGGCATCAGGTAGTATCAAAGTCGGAGCTGCTTTTGGAATTGTTGAACTTATCTACAAACCTCTACAATATTATATACATGAAAGAATTTGGTATAAATACATTAAATTCGGTCTTGTGGGTGATAAAAAAAGAAAGCAAAATTCAATTACAGAAGGTAAAATAAAATCACAACCAAAAGTATACGAGTATGATTTACCTATCACTGAACCACCTCCTCCACCGAAACCATCATCAGGAAAAAAAGTTTTAAATTATTCTTCAAATAGATAAACCGAGATATCTCGGTTTTTTTTATTTTAAATGTATTTATAGTATCTATGTCGAACATACTAACTAACATACAAAAACTTTATAATCAATTTGATAAGAATAAGGATATGGTCTCTGAGGTCTATATAAAACCTGATGAGTCTTTATATCCAAATTTGAAATTTGCTAAAAGAACTAGACAAGATGAGATAAATAAAGCTTTATTGGACGACTTACAAAAAGCATCTCAAATGACAGGTTTGGACATCACGATTGATTTCGCAAAGACTGACCACGGCAAATATGCAAAAAGTGGTAATGTAAGTAGACACTGGTCTCAAAATGCCGTAGACATTGACTATATAGGAGGAAAAGTTGTAAGTCCAAAAAATAGAGACGTTGTTGACAAGTTTGTAAATGCTCTTCTAAGTATGGGTTACAATAAGAATGCTGAGGGTTCATCACATCCTAAAGCTGTTTTGACCTTCGGTTTTGCAGGCCACGATAATCACGTTCACGTTTCAAATACAACTGGTTCACCGTCTTCTGTAGACCCCAACTACCAACCAAGTTCAGACGATTCAACTGAAGATGGAACTTCAGACACAACCAAGGCAGGTGCCTATGGTGAAAAAATCAATATAGGTGGAACAAAATCAAAATCCAAAAGTGCGGAAGAACAAAACCCATTACTTTACTTAGTCGCTAAAGACATTGGTAGTAAGGTTTTTAATCTTAAAGAAGGTTTCGGAAAAAACATCCAAAGTAATATGGGAACTATTGTAATTCCTGGTTCGAGTAATCCAAGAGTGAAAAGTCCGATAGATGGTGTAGTAAACAACAAAAGATTTGTTCAAGGATGTAAAAATGAGGTGACAATTGAGTCATCAACACAACCTCAGTTTTTTTTACAGTATTGTGGAATGACAACCAAGAAAGTAAATAATGGTGACCCTGTTTCTCAAGGTCAAGATATTGGAACTATGGATAGTAAGGACAATGCTGAGGTGTTGTTTCTCGACAAATCATATAATAGAAAAAATATAGACCCGCAAAAATTTGATTCTTTTGTTGATAAACAAAAAGAGAAAGAGCCTAATAAGAAAGTATATATAAAAGGTAGTAATAGACAATATTCGGACCCTGCACTTGCTGGTTTGATTTTATTACCAAAAAAGATTTTTGGAAATGTATACGACAAGGACACAGGTGAACTCAAAACAAAAAAGTGGAAAGATTGGGACTCAAAAAGAGATGTCGACCCATGGATTGCAAACGCCTTCAAAAAAGTTTTCAATAAGAAAAAACAACAAAACGAAGGTAAATTACAAGAAAATATAAAAAGAATAAAAGGACTATTATAAAAAAACCCCCTCAAATGAGGGGTTTTTTATTAGTTCGTTGTAGAAGAATATATTATTTTACTTCTTCTGCTCTAACAGAATCTACAACTGGAGCTACTGTAGAGTCTACCAATGTTGAGTCTGCTACTACAGCAGTTGAATCGGTTTTTACTTCGTTTGATGTTGCTCCGTTTCCACATGATGCCAATGCTACGATTGACAAGATTGCAAGGATTTTTTTCATTTTCTTTTTGTTTTTTTTGTTAATGTTTTAATAACGTCTTGAGTTTATAAATATAGAAAAGTTTTTCAGAATCGTCAATTAGCAGTGTAAACTTTTTTTTGCGGAGAGTATTGGATTCGAACCAATAGGCCAATTGCTCGACCACAGTTTAGCAAACTGCTCCTTTAACCACTCAGGCAACTCTCCTTTGTGTGAACGATGGGGTTCGAACCCACGACAACTAGCGCCACAAGCTAGTGCTCTTCCAACTGAGCTACGTTCACCATATTACTTACGAGGTCTTACTAGGATTCGAACCCAAATTTCTTCGTCCGTAGCGAAGTGTATTCATCCATTATACGATAAGACCTATCTGTTATTTTCTTCTAAACATTTCGGACAAAGTCCGTCTTTGTCTAAAAGTGTTCCGTGAATTCCACAAATATTATTCATAATAAAAATTTGTTATCCCCCAAGGATTCGAACCTTGAATAATTGGACCAAAACCAATTGTGTTACCGTTACACCAGAGGATATAATGTGGACCCTCACGGACTTGAACCGTGGACCTACTGATTATGAGTCAGCCGCTCTAACCAACTGAGCTAAGGGTCCTTAAATGATTGTTACACTTGGTTGTGTTACTTCCTCCTGACACCACTCAGGACTTCAATCATTTTTGTGGGAGTAGCTGGACTCGAACCAACGAACTCGAAAGAGGGAAGATTTACAGTCTTCTGCCATTGCCACTAGGCGATACTCCCATTAAGGAAAGGAGAAGATGGTTGCGTGGACATCTCCTTTTACGATTGGCATTACTCAGGTGTATTTCTCCCAACTCCGATGATACAGACCGAAATACACTCTCGAGTCATTAGTATCACCATTCCCCAATCAACCTATTTGCACGCACGGTAGGACTCGAACCTACAACACCTAGTTTTGGAGACTAGTACTCTACCAATTGAGCTACGCACGCGTGACTTATTTTTTCGTCCATTTACTTTTAGAGAGTAAGTCATCCCAATCTTCATATCCTTGTTCACGAGCATACTCATCGTTTTTTTTCCGAGTATATTCTTTCACTTTATCGGGGTCTCTCATTTCATCGGAATCTTTGAAACCTAATGATTTCGCACATTCCTCTTCACACCAGTTGTGAGAACCTATCTCTATGTTTATTGGTAAGTCAGTTTCCAAGGATTCGATAAAATCTTCGAATTGACTTGCCGATTCATAAGGCATTGTGTAGATTCCTTCATGAACCTGATATCCACTTTCATTTTTACTGTCGAAAACCTCGATTCTACCCATTCTGTATTTTTCACCCATGAGTGAAAATACACCATATCCCACAGTTGAATAACTGAATCTACCACGAGTGCTTACACCTAACATATCAACACATCTTGGATTTGCCTCCATGTAATGCGCTAAGTGGTCAACAAGCATCTCATCACTTAGTTCTTTTCCTTCTTGTTTTCTTCGGATGTTATTCAGGAACCATAACAAATCCGCTCTATTGATTTTCATAATTTTTTATTTATACAAAGATAACGAATTATCTCTCAAGTTTTTTTATACATTCATCTATTTTATCTCTTAATCTACCACCATACCCGAAGTCACCATCTACCTGAACGTGTCTCCACATCGGAACTCTTGGTTTCATCCATTTATATTGACCATCAAGTTTCATGTCGTCGATTGAAATCCAATTTGAGATTTTATTATCTTTTACCCACTTTGTGATTTCTGCTGCTCTTTCCCACTCAATTGAAGGTCTACTAAGTTTATTCCAAAGGTCCTGATGGGTTGTGATATCTACAATCGGAGCTGTTACACCATAGTATTGGAAAATACGTTTTAATTGTATAAAACTGAAATGTTTTCTCCAATCCGAACTCACAACTAAACTTGCGTTTGTTTCATCACAAATTTTTTGAAGTGCTTGACAATCATCTTCAACCCATGGGTAAGGGATTGTAAAAGTTTTACTGTGTTCGTTCAGCGTAACTCTCCCATCACCCCAAGTTCCCCATGCCAGTGGTCCATCTACATCAATAAAAATAATTTTACGTCTCATAACAATTTTATTTGTTGGAATGGGCGGATTCGAACCGCCGACATCTAACGTATCAGATTAGCACTCTAACCAACTGAGTTACATTCCATTATTGAGGTCAGGATAGGAATCGAACCTACGTAGAAAGTTTTGCAGACTTCCGCCTAAGCCACTCGGCCACCCGACCTTAATTGTGACCCCTGATGGATTCGAACCATCGACTTCTTCATTAAAAGTGAAGAGCTCTTCCACTGAGCTAAGAGGTCTTTGTGGTAACGGTCAGAATCGAACTGACCACACCTTGGTCTTCAGCCAAGTGCTCTACCAACTGAGCTACGTCACCATTTGTAGTCCCTGTAGGAATCGAACCTACGACACCTTGCATGTAAGGCAAGTGCTCTTCCAACTGAGCTAAGAGACTGAATTTGTAGCCCCGCACGGACTCGAACCGAAATCTCCACCGTGAAAGGGTGGCGTCCTAACCTTTAGACGACGGGGCCAAGAATTACAAACTTACAACCATTATTTCAAAGAACCAAAAACTCCTTAAATAAAAAAACCCCGAACTTCATTTCTGTAGTCCGAGGTTTGTATATATAACTCTTCAGGAATTATAGGCTATCTCATGAGACTACAGCGCGTGTCTTAAACCAACAAATCTCTTGTTGTTTACTATAGACTTTATTACGCACTATTGTTCTCATTATTATTATAATTACTACAAATATAGTAAATCTCTTTTAAAAATCAAATTATTTTTCTGTACCCCAAGAGAGACTCGAACTCTCACGACCGAAGTCATTGGTTCCTAAGACCAACGCGGCTACCATTACGCCATCGGGGTATTTTAGTGAGTTCCGTTTGTTAGAGAAACTCCGTGTTCAAACCCTTTTATGAAATCATTTATTTCTTCTTGGGTCATACTATTATAAACTCTCCCAACAACAAATCCAATTTCATTACCTAAATCAGAAATATCGCCGATATAATTAATTTCTTTTTTGTGGTTATCAAATTCATTTAGAATTTTTTCCAAGATTGTATATGTAAACGCTCTAGTCATTTTTTTAAGTTGTAGTCCCGCCAAGAATCGAACTTGGAATTACTGCTTAGAAGGCAGTAGTTATATCCATTTAACTACAGGACCAAAGTACCTCAGGTGGGACTTGAACCCACACGGACATTTTCTGTCCACAAGATTTTAAGTCTTGCGCGTATACCGATTTCGCCACCAAGGTATAAAACAAAAGTAAGGAATCAGTATTGAAAAAACAAATGAATTAGAACTTTTCTTCCCAAACAGTATCTCTTTCTGTTTCTTCAATATTCATTGTGTGATTTAAGGTTATCTCTTTACGGTCCAAATCAATTTCGAAATTACCTTGAGAACCTTCGTTGATTTCCCATCCACCAAAATTATTTTCAAGCATTCTGTATGCGTAGTCTGAAACCACCGCAGGAACAGAATCACCATTTGTAAAATCGTCTTCCAAGTAACCAGAGTCACCACTTCCATTGTAGTCAAGTTGAAGGACTCTATCACTAATTTCCTCGTCGTTTTCTAACGTATCAAAAAGCTCCATTAAATCCTCATTGTCGTCTTCTTCCAAAGAATGAGTAATAGATTCGGTATTCCCAACATCATAGTAGCTATAGTCATAGGAGATTGAAATTTCTCTAGTTTTACAATCAATCTCAATCATAACTCTTCCCCAATTGATATCGTCATATTCGGGTTGTTTAATTAGTTCATTTTCACAAACATAATAAATGCTTTTCTGAAAAATTGGAATTAATCCTTCAGGAATTTCCGCAACGTAATTATTTGAAAAATGTGTTACATTTTTCCAATCGATATCGTCACAATCAAAATAAGAGGTATTCATTTCGAATTCGACAAATGCATCTTCCATTCCGATGGAACCTAAATAACGACAGATACGATTTAAATACTTTTTTTCGTCTTTAGTTAATAAATCTTTCATGATAATATAAATATCAATCTTCGAACTCTAATTTTATTGTTTTCAACATCCAAGATGGCCTTGTGTTCGATACCATGTTGTTTATCCATTCTTTTGCGGAAGGGATATAATTATTACAATCTTCCTTTACGTGTTGTTCACCAACATATCGGGTGTAGACTGTCTTACCATCACTGTTTTTGAATTCAGGACCAAACCTCTTTTCCATTTCGAAAATCCCTTCCGAATGATGTCTAAACATTCTGTGTAAAGAATCCCCGAACCAACCTTTGGTCTCATCCATCCACTCATGTAAATGAATATAATCCTCAGGTTTTCCACCAAACTTTTTAGCGGAACTTTTTGCATGTAAATTAGGGTGTGACATTTCTCCAAGATTCTTTTCGATAACCAAATAAATGAAATTGCTCCTCAAAAATTTTATAAACGTAGTTGGATACTTCTTCATCATAAAATTCCTTCCATGGTTTCCTTTTTTCATTCATTTGTCCTTCAAATTCTGTTTTGAATTTGTTATTACTTATGAACTCATCAAAGGTTTTCTTGATATCGGAATTCTCCAAATCCAAAAATTTCAAAGACTTGAGGTCATTCTCCAAATTTTCCTGTTTTATGAATTTATCAAATGGTCTACCCAAAATTTCATAATTTTTATGATATTGTAATTGATAATCATTAATTATTTTCGGGTTTTCGAGGGATTCGAAAACCCAAGTTTTGAAATGTTTTTGAAAATCATTCAAATGATGTGAATACAAATAAAACAGGGATACTAGTCTAGAGTAAGGGTTTCTAACGTTTGATACGAAGAAATAGTCTTTTTTGTTGGAATCAAATGTAAAATGATGGTCAAAAGTTTGAAAACCCATAACACGAAGAAGTTCTTTAGTTGAACGTGTTCCTGTTCTTTGTGGGGTAAACCAATAAACTTTGTGTTTCTCTGAGATATGCATTAGTAAATTTTTGTGTTGTTTCTTCTTGCCTCTTCCGCTTCCTTATAGATACGTATCCAAGTTAGAGTAATATCAACAGGTGCTAACACCCAACACATGATAATCAAACCTAAAGTATCTAATCCAGGTGAGATACCAAGACCACCTGCCATAACATCTCTGTTCCATTTTCTTACTGACATGACAAGACAATAAGCCAAACAGATTAAATAATAAGACCAAAAAATTTCCATAACTTTCAAATTTTAGTGGAGAATGAGGGAGTCGAACCCACGACAACTTGAATGCAAATCAAGTGCTCTACCAACTGAGCTAATTCCCCTATTTGAGCCTCCTGTCGGAATCGAACCAACGACCTACTGATTACAAATCAGTTGCTCTACCTGCTGAGCTAAGGAGGCGATGTGAGCGGAAGACCAGGCTCGAACTGGCCACCCCGACCTTGGCAAGGTCGTGCTCTACCGAATGAGCTACTTCCGCAATTTTCTGAGCGGGAGACCAGGCTCGAACTGGCCACCTATAGCTTGGAAGGCTATCGCTCTACCAAATGAGCTACTCCCGCATATTCCGTTTTTCCTTCACATTTAGCCCAATCACCAGTGAAACAATGATTGGATTTTGGATGGAGAAGTCTGCAAGGATTTCTCCCATTAGACCGTTACCACGGACAAACTCTACCAGCGGAACGGACGGGGCTCGAACCCGCGACCTCTTGCGTGACAGGCAAGCATTCTAGCCAACTGAACTACCGCTCCATTTGAACAGGTTTTTTGTGTCCTTTTACACATCATGACCAACATATTACTACATTGGTGGTTACATTTTCGTCTTTGGTTAATTACTCCTGACTTATAGTAAACACTACCCTCACCGCTCTGATACCGCGAATCAAGACGGCGTCTTTGGGATTCATATACCGTGGGGTTCCACCACAGTCTTCACCTGTTTTGCGTCCTCTCATGGGCTCGAACCATGGACCCTCTCGTTAACAGCGAGATGCTCTACCGCTGAGCTAAGAAGACGTTTTGTTGGGAAGACAGGATTCGAACCTGCGGCCCCCTGGTCCCAAACCAGGTGCTCTACCGGGCTGAGCCACTTCCCATTATTAAACAAAGGTAATAAAAAAACCCCGAACTTTCAAGATTCAGGGTTTTAATGTTTGGCTTTGTTTTTTATTATCCTACATCTGTATCTGAATCTAAGCATAGATTACCCCCATCACCATTAGGTGTTGTAGGTCTGAACACTAAATTCGTATTAACAAAAAGTTGTTTCATATTCTAATAAATACAAAGGATTTTATAAAAGTCTACTGAAGACTTTTTCAAAATATTCTTCCTCTTCGTTGGTTAACGAATAATATTTTGATTTTAACTTATCGAGTTTTTCCTCAAATTCCCTTTCACCATACCCTGTAGGTTTGATGGACTTTTTAACATCACCTTTTTCATTATAGAGAGCCTGAGGTAGATGACCATCATCTACAAGTTCTTTAATCAATTCTTTGATGTCACTTTTGTTACAAGCTCGAACGAATTCGTATGGTTCGATATCAATATCTATGTATGGCATTTTTAATAATTTTCACAAAGTTATGAAAAATTATTGAATACCAAAAAAGTTTTTTCTTTTTTCTATGTCTTGCATTATTTTCTTGATTCTCTGAACAGTTTGGTCAATCTCTGAATCAAGTTCTTTAACTTTCATTTCGAGGCTTTGGATTTTTTCAGGTCCCTCTTTTTTATATAGGTATCTTTCCATAGATGTTAAAGGACTTTCGAGAGGTTTTCGCCCTCTTTTCTTTGGTTCTGAAGGTTGAGGTATTTCCTGTTTTTTCGGAATAAAAGCAATGTCAGTTTTTATTTCGGGTTCAAATTGTTTTTCTTTATTTTTTGAACCTGCGGGTCTTCCTCTTTTTCCTGTTGGTTCAGGTTTTCCATATCTTAATATCTTGGATGCAATTTTGGGAAACGTTGAGCTTACTGATTTGATGAAAGTTTGTGATTCTTTGGGACTCAACATATTCAAGAAATCGCCAAGTCTATACAATGCACCGACCAACTCTGAATCTGTATTTGCCTTTTCAGTCGTTTTAAATTTTACGAATGTTCTGAATTGCTCCATATTTGGTAAGGAATTAATCAACTGGGGTTTCGAATATAATTCCTCGAATAACCATTCTCCGAGGTTCTTAACAATCCAATCGAATTTTTCATCCGACATCAATCTTGCTTCGGATAATAAGTCTTCGTAAAAAAGAAAAAATTTCATATTGATAAATACACCGTTTTTTTAATATTTATGTAAATGATGGATTTAGACAATAACATTTCGTGTCTTTTGGGAACTACAAGTTCATATGAGAACCCTTGGGTGATGGAACGCAGGATACCCCGAACCATAAACTATTGCTAAAAACGTTACATATCTAAGGGGTTCATTTTTTGGACCCCTTTTGTTTTTTATTAGAAAATAAACTATTATTGCAAAAAATTACAAAATGGGAAGTGTATTGGTTTTAAATTATGATTACACCCCGTTGAATGTAACTACTATTCGACGAGGATTTGTTTTAGTGGATAAGGGTAAGGCAGAAATTGTCAAGTCTGATGAATCCCCTATTACTGCTGGATTCAAAACATATGTCCGACCTGTGATTATTAGATTACTGAAATACATCAAACATTTCACAAGGAATCTTCGCGCAAATAGGAATAGAATCTATAAGAGAGACAACTATCAATGTGTTTATTGTGGGTCAAGTAAGCACTTAACTTTGGACCACGTAATTCCAAAATCTAGGGGAGGTAAAAATGATTGGATGAATCTTGTAACATCTTGTTTCAAATGTAACTTGAAGAAATCTAATAAAACACCAGAAGAGGCTAAAATGCCAATGAGACATAAACCTTTTGCCCCAACATTAGTGGGGGAGAATGTAACCGTGAGCAAAGTTTGGGAGGATTTCCAAAAATCATTCATTTATTAAAATAAAAAACTATAATTATGGATACTATGTCAAACAAATCACTCAAGATTGTAATCGTTTTTTTAAGTATTTGTCTCATTTGGACTAGCATTAGATTGTCTAACGAAAAACAAAATATTGAGCCGACGAAAATGGAACTAGTTCAAACAAAAAAAAGTTTGGATAGTTTAAAGATTGTTAGTGATTCACTTTATTATGAATTATTTCCTATACAAGTTGAACTTGGTAGATTCCAAGTGGCTTATGAAATATTCATGGAAAGGAATCCAAAAGCCGCGTCACAGTATGGTGACATAATCTCACAAGAAACCGAATAATATGGAAAATAATAATGAACTAAACGAATTACAAGATTCGAAAAACCCCCAAGACACACTAACATCATCCCTCATACTTGCTAGAGCACTTAGTCTCATACTTCAAGAAAACCAAGGGATTGTTGTTGACCTTTTAAATAATTTGGATTTAGGTGATGACACATCCAAAGTAATTGTTTTTAAATTTCAAGAACAAATTCACATCTATAAATGCGAAGAGGATTTGGCTGAGGGAACCGCTGTTATGATGGGTGAACCACCGATGGACTCTGAATAAAATTTAAATACATGAGGGTATTAGGATTTTCTGTCGGACACGACAAAGGTGCTGTTATTGTTGAAAATGGAAAAGTCTTGATTGGAATTACTCAAGAAAGAATTTCAAGAATCAAACATGATGGAGCACATCAAGGTGGATTAATTCCTGCCGAATCTATAAGATATTGTCTTGAAAATTCAGGATATACTTTTAGAGATATCGATTTATTTGTCTACAGCACAACTGAAATTGTTGATGACGTTCAAAAAAAGTTTATCGAAGAATTTCAGTTTGACCCTACGGGTAAATTCGAGTTTTTACCTCATCATTTGGCCCACGCATATTCTTCTTTTTTTAGTTCAGGATTCGATGATGCCGTTGTGGTTGTTGCAGACGCATCGGGTAGTATTTTGAATGAAAAAAATAAATTACCTGAGTGGTATCCGAAAGTTAGTAGGAAAGGTCTCAATCACGAAGAAGATTGGACAGAAGCAATTTCAATTTATCATTTTAATAAAAATGATTACAAAGAGGTTTATAAGAAATGGATAAAATATCCTGTTCCGATTGATACTAACGAAGATGTTTCTGTCGGAACCGTTTACTCTGAAGGTTCACTTCAATTAATTTATGAACCCAATACCAATTCTTGGCCTGCAGGTAAACTGATGGGACTTGCGTCATATGCTGACAAGGACATAGTCGAGGAAGCTCCACATTATATTGTTGAAACAGAAGATGGAGATATTTTCATTCCAAATAATAGAATATATCCCAAAGTGACATATGATTCAGATTTTTTCTCAAGAGCTTGTGTTGCTGGAATATATCAAAGGGAACAAGAAAGGGTATCTCTAATGTTAGCGAAGAAAGCAAAGGAATTGACCGATTCTGAAAATATTTGCGTGGCAGGTGGGTCTTTCCTTAATTGTAATTCTAACGAAAAAATCCTCAACTCAGGATTGTTTGAGGGTTGTTACTTCATACCTCCCTCTGACGATAGTGGAATCCCTTTAGGGTGCGCCTGGTATGGTTATCAACTTATGAGTCCGATTGAAAAAAATAATTTTCTTTCTCCTTACATAGGTAAAAATTATTCTAACAATGATATTGTTTCAGCAATAAACCAATACCCAAATTTATATCATGAAAGATTTGATGATTTTGACGAACTTGTTGATAAAGTCTCACATTGGTTAACTCAAAATAGGGTCATAGGCTGGTTTCAAGACCAATCTGAAATTGGACCTAGAGCTCTTGGTAATCGTTCAATCTTAGCATCACCTATCAACAAATGGATGACAGGTCACATTAATTCAGACATCAAAAAAAGAGAATGGTATAGACCGTTTGCACCCGCCGTGTTATTTGAACACCAAAGTGAAATTTTTGATTCTAATGTTTTTTCTCCATATATGTTGGTTACGACTAACGTAAAAGAATCTTGGAGAGATAAAATACCTGCAGTAACTCACATTGACGGTTCCGCTAGACATCAATCGGTTTCAGAAAAATCTAATTATAAATTTTATAAATTAATCGAGAGTTTTTATAACAAAACAGGAGTTCCAGTTTTACTCAACACGAGTTTCAATGGCCCTCATGAACCAATTGTTGAAACTCCAAAGAATGCAATTGACACCATGTTAAGTTGTAAACTCGATTACTTAGTAATAGGAAATTATTTAATCAAAAGATAGTATGAGCACGATTTATGGTTTTTTTGGTGGTTCTCATAGTCCATCCGCGTGTTTAATTAGAAATGGAAAGATTGTATCATGTATAGAAGAAGAAAGATTAACCAGAATTAAGGCTGGTGACAACTTCGACAGTTTTCCAGAATTATCCTCAGAAGAAATTCAAAAATACACAGGTCTTAATGTTCACGATGCTGATTATAGGGTTTTTGTTGAGCCGGTAATCGATGCGTTCGCAAAAAAATTGACCAAGGATAATTTTGAGAGAGTTGGTCATCACGATGCTCATTGCTATGGTTCTTATTTTACAAGTGGTATGGATGGAAAAGTTTTAAGTATTTCATACGACGGTGGAGGAGACAAAACCGTAATGAAAGTCTACCTTTGTGAAGATGGTAAAATGAATTTGGCATATTCTTATGATTTTGCAACAACGGGAAGTATACCTCATCTTTGGGCATTCAGTGTGACCTCAATTAGAGGATATAACGAGAATGGAGAGAGCATTTGGAAAATGTGTAAAGACGAAGGGAAACTTATGGGAATGGCACCTGATGGGTTTTACGATGAGAGGATATATAAAATTCTGAATTCAATAATCGATTACAAAGACTTCAAATTTTTCCCATCGAATACGGGTGCGAAAGCTAGATTTGTTGTAGACACAATGTTCAGGAAAGGTTATTTCGACTCACAAGAGAAACTTCAGGTTTTTTCGTTTAACTTACAAAAATTAACTGAAGACCTTTTCCTTAATTTTTTAGACGACCTTCACACTAGATTTCCCGATTATAAAAAATTATGTTTTTCTGGTGGTTTGTTTGCCAACGTAAAATTAAATCAAAAAATTAATCAACTACCTTGGGTTGAGGAAATATATATTGTTCCACCTATGGGAGACGAAGGGTTAAGCTTAGGTGCATGTATAAAGAAAGCAGTAGACTTGGGTGAAATCACAAAACCATTCAAATTGGATAATGTTTTTTTTGGTAAAGAGTATGATGATGACCAAATTTCATTGATTAGTCAAAAATATAATTTTGAGAAAAAGATATATAACCCTTCTGAAATCGCTAAGAATATTGATGAGGGTGAAATTATCGGTTGGTTTCAACACGGATTTGAATTTGGTCCACGAGCCTTGGGTGGTAGAAGTATTCTTATGAGACCAACAAGCTCAGACACTCATAGTAAATTAAACAAAAGGTTGAAAAGACATGATTCGATGCCATTTGCACCTATTGTAATGTCAGAATATTTTGATGAAATTTTCTTTGAAACAAAGTCAAAATACTCCGCAGAATTTATGACTATTTGTTATCAAACTAAAGAGAATTGGATTGAAAAAATACCTGCGGTAATCCAAAAATCAGATAAGACTGCGAGACCTCAGATTGTAAAAAGAGAGAAGAACTACAAATTTTGGGAAATACTTGATGAATACTATAAAATTTCAAATATACCTGTTTTGTTAAATACTTCTTTCAACACTCACAATGAACCAATTGTAGATAACCCCGAACAAGCCTTTTCTAAATTACAAGATAAAACTTTAGATAAATTAGTTATTGGAAATTATGTTTACACAAATAGGTGATGAAAAAATTGTGATTGACTTTAACAAAGGAATTACAGTCAGAGTTGGTGGACCCGAACAATTATATTATGTTGAATTACATGAATTTAAAAAAGGGGACCAACAACCTTATATCGTTGAGGGAATTCATTTCACAACTATGAATGACTGGTATATGAAAGAGTTTCATCTACCTATAGAGTTTTACATGGACTTCGAAATCATAATTTATAAGTTTGATGATACTTTTGGATTGAAAAGAATTTACTCTCACAGATATAATGACCGAGACCAACTTGTTAGATTTATTTTGGATACGGATAATTTAGACGAAGCTTCAGTGTGGTTGAAAAGATGTATGACATACAAAAAAAGAAATGAATGTCACGTAGAAATTATTTCAAATTTTGATGAAATTAACTCATACTCAGAAACAAGATTCAAAGATAGAAATCTGACACCTTATAAGACATACAGGATAGGTAAATTTCCAAAGAACAGTAATGATTGGAAAACAGTAGACCCGAGAAAAGAGGGTGTCATTTGGTTCGGTAATTGGAAAACTTTTTGGTCTTACCAACATCCAAGATTATGGAAATCTTTATCAAGCCAAGAAATTGTAGACGATATTTTGGGTTTGTAACTTTTTTTATCTAATTTTGTTACAAATAATAAATTATGAATATCGGTAACGAATTTACATCCTATTACACAAAACATTTAGGGAAAGGTTCACTTGACCTACACTACTTCAATCAACAAATTGAATCTTCAATGACTCCATATATTTTGGAAGAAAGGGAGATGAGAGCAACTCAGATTGACATATTCTCACGTTTGATGAGAGACAGAATAATTTGGGTGGCTGGTGGTGTTGATGATAGAATGTCGACCGTAGTTCAAGCACAATTAATGTTCTTAGATAATAGTGATAAAACTGACATAACGATGCACATTGACTCACCAGGTGGCAGCGTGAAATCAGGACTCTCAATGGTTGATGTCATGCAATATGTCACTTGTGATATCCGAACTGTTAACACAGGTATGGCGGCTTCTATGGGTTCAGTTTTACTTGGTGCAGGAACCAAAGGCAAACGCTCCTCCCTCAAGTTCTCTAAAACGATGCTTCACCAGACATCAGGTGGTGCGGGCGGAAATATTCAAGATGCGAGAATCAATTTCATTGAGTGGGAAAAAACCAACAAAATATTGTTTGAATTATTAGGTGAGTTTTGTGGTAAAACTCCCGAACAAGTTATGGAAGACTCCTCTCGAGATTTTTGGTTATCTGCTGAAGAGTCCGTTGAATATGGTATTATTGACGAGATTGTTAAAACAAAAAAGAAGGGTTAACCCCTTCTTTTCGTTTTTTTGAACACCCCCCTTTTTGTTTTTTACCACTTTATGGTGGTTTCATTATTAAGCCACCGCAGGTTTTGCCTGAACTTTATTTAAAACATTTTCAGCTTTGTCCGTGAAACTTCCAAAGAGCTTGCATACACCATCTGACATTTGTTTTTCGAGGCCCTTGATGAATTCAGTATCTTTGATTGCTCCACCCAATAAGTTTCTTATTATACCGTAACCTGTCCCGTCCATACCTTTCGATTGCATCATAGTTCTGACCAAAGCCTCTGCTAAACTCTCAGCAACCAATTTTGTTAATTCTCTACAGTCGGATAATGCATTTGCTAATCTTCTTGGGTCTGATGCAATGAATGATGATACAAATTTTGCGAAAGGACCTTTCATATTGAACCAACCAAAAATAGAATCAATCATAGGTTCTACAATTGCCTGTCCTAATACGCTCCATCCTTGTCCAAATAGTTTATCTAATATATCTGTGAATTTGAATTCCTCATTAATTAGACCTTGTGATTCAAGAACATTAATCTCTTTCAATACTTGAATGAAAACCTTTTTTTGTTTTTCCTCAGATAAAGACCTGAATTTTGATTTAGATTCAACAATAACTTTCAATCTACTTTCAACTAATGTTGTTTCAACAAGTCTATTATCTCTTTTCTTTTTTTCCTCGAGTAATTTTTTTCTTACAATTTTATTTACCATAAAAATTTTTTAAACTTTTAAATCTTTTAATTTTTTCTTCAATTCGAATCTGAAGTTGAACATTCCTTTGTTTGCCCTTTCTTTACAAATTCTAACAACACTTTTCAGATTAGCTCTTTCTGCATCACCCAAAGGATATGTTCTAGAACCTAACTCTTGATTATTCCAAAGTGTTTCGATAGCCGTCTTACAATTTTGTGAATTTACCTCAAGTTTTGTTCCTTGTTTAGCATCTGCAACTTTTTGTATCTTTCTGTATACGTAGAATTTGTCTTTCAATTTTTCGAAATAAGGATAATACTGACTATAGTCTCCGCTTATCTTACCATTATTTTCAGCATCTTTACCTGTTAAATCTAATTTCTCATACTCACCGCCGTCCCTTAATTGATATTCTGATGGGGGTTGTGCCATTTCGAACCAATTTTCCGTTCTGAGTTGTTTAATTATATCTTTTTGACTATTATCTAAACTTGGTTTTCCTGCGGTCTGTCCTGCCTGATTAGTTTGACCAGTGTTTTGAGAAGATACGGTAGAAACATTTGCTTCAGGACAGTAAAATTTATCGTAAACTTTACCTTGTTGATTCAGAATGTTCATATCACTTGTAAAATAATATGTTAGTCCCTGTCTTGATTTTCTTGACACAAAATATATCCCATCTTTTAATTTCCTTATCTCACTCCTTTTACCACCGAGACATTTTGACTCAACCACTTTTATGAAGTTGTTTAGAACATCCGCATCAGTTTTGGTTAATGTATTAGTTTCTACTTTCGAGTCTGTTTTTGTTGTCTCAACAGTTGAAATAGTGGGCGTTGTTGTTTTAGTCGTTCCGTCAGCGTTGTATGGTGATGCAGGGTCTCCTGGTGCAACATCATCAGGTCCTAAACCACTTGCCTGTTCTTTAATGAAACCATGCATTTTCAAGATTTCAATTTTGTAACTTTCGTCTATTCTTAAACTTTTCATATTAATTATTTTGTAGAAATTCGTCAGGAGTTAAGCCGAAGACTGATTCGGATTCTTTAGCAAAATCATTTGTTGTTTTAGTAGTTGTTCCACCTTTCAAATAATTTTCATATTCTTTTCTGACATCTTGATTATTCCATTGTTTTTGTGTTCTCGGTCCAAACCTTCCATATCCACCTCCGTTCTGACCTTGGTTTAAAATTCCATCTTTATAACCTGTTGCCCATCCTGCCTTATTTTTATCGAGCCAATCTTGAAACTTTTTCACGTCAAGTCCAGCTGGGGCTGAAGGATTTGTAACAGTAGTTTGTTTCTTTTTTGCTACACCAGTTTCTATTGCTTTTTTAGTAGCATCTAGTCCCGCAGTAATCCCTTTGGCCACGTCACCAACAGCAGTGTTGGCTGTAGATGTTGTTGTTGGGATATTTGTAATTTTAAAAGTATTTTCTTTAAACTTACCGAGGCTGTTGAACTCCGCAGTTGCGTCAACACCTATAGATTTTAGATGATTGATTATTTGATTCACTGAATCAGTATTGTCACTTCCGAAGTCATTATTGACCCATTCATCAATAGCCAAATTACTATTAAAATAAGCAACTTGAGAATTTACTCTCTGAAATTGGGCCGGCGTTTTAATTTTTTTTAGACCTGACAAAAACATATTTTCATTAGTTCCAGCACCACCAACTCCATTCCAAATTTCACTCGCAATTTTGTAATCTGGGTCTGTCCTTGGTAATGACGCTTCGGTCATTTCAAGGTTTTCATTGAGAGTTTTTTTGGAATCGTATTTCATCCTCAATAAAATTGCATCTAGTGATTCTTGTGGATTTAGTTTTTTCCTATACATAAGATTTTTCTTTATAAATATTACGATATTCCCTATTTTTATACAAAATCAGTTCCGCCAGTTTTTCCCATAACTCTATCCGACTTCCAAACGTATTTTGGGTCATTCATGTAAGTTTTTCCAAACTTTCTCCCTGATTCCCATTTGGTAATTGCAGTTTGATTTGACTTTCCACGAGCGAGACCAGTTTCCCATTTTTTTATCGCCTTACCTGTTGATGCACCTCCGGCTGAACCAGACTCACCTGAAGGTGGAGGAGTATCCTGTTCATCAAGTTCCTTTCCTTTTCCTTTAGAGGAATGTTTCTCAAAAAAATTAATTAAAAAATCTACGTCTAATATCATTCAAATAAATATTTTTGTATTCGATAAAAAAACTCTACTTTTGCAAACATGAAAAAATATATTCTGATTCTCTCGCTTTTCTTAATTTCTTGTGAAAGATATGTGACTGAGGTCTCTGACCTTACAATGAGTGGAAAGTATGTTGTCTCTAAATTACAGGTTATTCAAATAGTTAATCCTGTTAGTAAAGATTCTACATACCTATCAAATCAAATTTTTATCGAAAAAAGTCTCCCCGACCCATTTGACACAATCAAAATAAACGATTTTTATATCCATTTTACTTATTCAAATGTTATGATTGGGTGGGAACGATATTATGAACGTTGGGAATACGGAAATCCTCAGACTGAGCCAATTTTTTATAATAGAATACCTTGGACATTCGATGCTTATGCTCTCGGCAAGATACAATTCAATTATATTCCTAAAAATAAAGGGGTAGTCTTTCCAGTAATATTACAGGTTGATAGTGATAGATTCGAAACACTTCAACTTTCAGGTTTGGAATACACTCCCCTTGGAGCTAATGGTCCAAGATATCGATTAATATTTTCTCTCACAAGAGTTGGACCCTAATACGATTGTGATTTCGGAAGAAATTTAGGGTTAATTGTGTAATATTCATTCAAAAATATTATTAACTCTTCTTCGTCCAACTCAATTTTTTCTTCACCTGCCACAACGTCATCTTCGAATTCATCTTCAAAAAAATTAAATGATTCTGTAATCAAATCAAATCCATATTCTTCTATAATTCTATAGTCAATATTATCCGTTCTTATTTCCTCATCACTGTCACTTATTGTTCTAAATACAACTTCTACGATGTTACTCTCGTTGTTAAAGAAATAAGAAATAATTTCTTTTACTTCCATAATTTGTTTTTATAAGAAATATTATAAAATCACATAAAAGTCATTCCTTGAAATTTTATTTTACCATTTTTTTTAACTGTATTTATTGTTATAATTTATTATAAAAACTTTAAGATGAGATTTAATTCACTTACAATAGATGATTTTTACGCTAACCCAATGGATGTAAGAAATTTTGCTTTGAGTCAAGAATTCAAAGTGAGAGGAAATTATCCAGGACAAAGAACAAGGTCCTTTCTGAATGAACCGTTAAAAAAGAAACTCAGGGACATTTTATACCCATTCGCGGGTGAAATTACTTATTGGGGAAGTGATGACCCTGAAAATAACTACACGGGTTCTTTTCAATACACATTAGCATCCGATAGGTCTTGGATTCATGCAGACTCTACAACCGATTGGGCGGCAGTTTGTTATTTAACTCCTAATGCACCATTGAGTTCTGGAACAGGCATTTTCAGACACAAATCGACAGGGTGGATGCGTTATGATTACAAAAGAGAAAATGAGGTAGGATATAAAGAATCTGCTCCTCCCGGTTACGACATGCAAGATTACACTAAATGGGAAATTGTTGATAGAATTGGAAATGTTTTCAACAGATTAATAATGTATCGTGCCGACAACTATCATGTTTCTTTAGATTATTTTGGTAAAGACATGAATGATGGAAGATTGTTTCAAGTTTTTTTCTTCAATACTGAACGTTAATCTAACTCAAATTTTAACAATAACTCGGGATTTAGTTTTGCTATAACCTCCATTATCCCCTCAGAACAATAACATAAATGTGAGGTGCTCCAAACGAACCTTCCATAATTAAATCCTAAAACAGATGCACCAATATCCTTTCCCTCCGATATTGGTTTCAAGAAAAAATCATCCAAATTTACTAAAAAATCTAATGCATCACTGATTCTTGTTTCGTAAACGGGAATTTGGACTTGCTGAATTATTTCTTTGAAAGTGTGATAATCAGTTTTTTCACATGGCGGTTCCGAAATTGGTTGAATGTCTAAAAGTTCATTCCTTGTATTAGGGGTAAGATGCCATAACCAATATTGGTTAGATACACTTATTTTCCTGAAGTCTTTAACTTCAATTTTATTATTAATCATTATCTCAAATTAGCTCCACACAGCCAAGTTACAAGTGACCTTCTCAAACCAGAAGAAAGAGGTGTTACTCTGTGTAAAACAAATGAAGGGAAAAAACATATTAACCCCTTTTCTCTTGGAACTGAAAGAATGCTACCACCCAAATTCATTTGTAAATCGCCTCCTTCATACTCAGTGGGTTCTGATAGTTGTAAAACAACAGACAACTTTCTGTTGGAGATGCCAACACCCAAATCAGCATGCCAATCATAATGACCACCATTACCATAATATGTTGTATATTGTAAATCATCCTGAAAATCCCAAATGTCAAAATTCCACATTTCAGCATTTGCCTTAATTGCTAAATCTGAAATTCTATCAAATATCCATTGAGATTCTGTGTTTTTTCCCATCCAAGAAATATCACTTACTCTATAGTCAGATGTGCTTTCAGAGTTTCCGTCATCACCAACGACAGTCCCCTTGATTTTGTTAAGAGAGTCACCGTATTTGATTATAGAATCAAGTTCCTCAGAACTGAAAGCGTTTGTGAAATAATAATAATTGAAGTGATTTACATTGTTTCTTTGGTTAGACACAAATTTATTTTCGTTGGCCATGTTTTTTTCTTTAATTTTAGGTTTAATCCGATACTATTTCAATAGTATGTTTCAAAAAAAAATAATTTTTGATGTAGTAATCCTGAAAGAAAATTCGAGCCTAATAGATATACGGATACAAGAAAATAAAGATTACATCGACCATTTTATTATCATCGGTAAAGAAAATTTAATTGATGAAATACAAGATTTGATTAAGACGTATCCCAATATAATTTTTAAAACTACAAATGAGTTTGATAATTTAAAATTATCTAAATTAATAAAAGAAACTATAAAACCGTTGTTCAAAAATTTTGAGGATTTGATACTAATTTCCGATGAATTTTCAATCCCCTATATCAAAAATTTTAAAGACGAAGACCTTGATTTTTATGCATATAAATTCAATTCTCATAAAGTAATCGATTCGACTTTTGAAAAAAGACGTAAATTTTTGGAGTTGGGCACTGCAATTATGGATTACAGTTTCATAGTATACCAAAAAGATTTTCTCACAATTTTGGAAAAAAATAAAAACAAAGTTTTTGATTTTCTACAAACAGAACCGAAGGGAATAAAAATTGAAAAAACTTCCTCAACCTATCTTTGTCCGATTTCGAATATTGATGTCTTATGGATTCATGAAAAAAATAGTGAAACAGACTCAAAAAAAATTCTAATCAATTTTGATGATAATTTCGAATATGAATTTGATTCATACGATAAAATAATTGAAATAGAACCTGTCCATACGTTTCCTGAATCGACCTACTATGACCCACAACATAAAGTTAATCGTTTGAAGATATTTGTTCCAAATAACGAGATGTATGAATCACCAAATTTTTTGAAAAGTTATTTGAAAAATGAAATTTTGAGAATTTTAAATTTTCTACCAACACAGGATAATGATGAAATATTTTTAAAATATGAAGACGAAAAAATGACCATTCATATTTCAATGGAATTAAAAAACCCCTCATGAGAGGGGTTTTAAATTATTTGATAACTTTCATTCTTAACATCATTTCCATTATTCTATTTTTCTTATTGATGAAATTCTCTCTGAGGTCCTCATCAATTTCATCCCAATTTCCTGTATGAGCTTTGATTTCTTCCCATGATTTATCTTCAGGATTAAATTTTGTCAAATCTAAATCAAGTTCATCTTTAGCCAAATCTTTTTTCCAATATACATCATCTTCTGCAGTATCATCACTATTTGTTTCACCGTAACTTGACGTTTGGTATGGTCCTGCACTTCCTGGCCCTTCACTATCGAAATCATATGCTGGTTCCATATCACCATATATTCCTTGAACTCCTGAGATATCATTTGCTTCTTCGAGCTCATCGTCTTCAAAAGCAGATTCCATAAATTCAAAGTCATCTTCTTCATCCAATTCACTTTCAGTTGGATAAACTGAATCAGGTCCGTTGCTTTGGAATTCGTATGCCTTTCCTTCCTCACTTTTATCCAAATCCATATCATCCGCTTCTATATCGAATGGACCATCTCCAATTTTAGGTCCCTCTGATTCAAAATCATATGCTGGGTCAATATTACTTATATCCATGTCGGGTGCATTTCCACCACCTGTATATCCTTGTTCATACATCTCACCACCATCCGCTTGCAAATCTTCAAAACCATCATCTTCATTATCAGGGTCCTCGTAATCATCTTCTACTTGTTCATTTTTGATTCCCTTCATATGATGCATTTTTTCAAATGTTCCGTATTTGTTTCCACCACCTTCAACATAATCAAATTCATCATCACCCAAATCTTCTACGTTGTAGATATCATCTAAGTGTCCAACTTCTTCGATTTCTTCCATTTTGTATCCACACTCCATACATTCTCCTTCCGTCATGGCACCTCCACATTCTGAACACATTAATTCTTTAGACTCTTCCATTGCACCCACTTCACCTTTCCAACCACACTCCATACATTCTCCTTCCATCATCATTGAACCACATTTATCGCAAACTTCTTTTTGTTCCTTTTGTTCGTTGATTCCAACGTTTGTATATGGTTTTACGACTCCTTTGTTATTAAGAACCGCACCTTCTTTATCTTTAGCAAAATCCTGAACATAAAGTGGTTGTTCGTTATTAACATGTGGTTGCATAGTTCTATAACCATCATATAAAGTTCTGTGTTGTTTTAGAATGTCTTCTTTCTCGTTTGGAGACAATCTATTTGCGGCAAAAAATGCGTTCATAAAAAGATATTTTCAATAAATACCACAGAATTTTTAAATTTTAGATTTTACTTGATAAACTCCTTCTATTAATATTGTTTGACAGGTTGGTCTACAAAATGATAGTATCTTGGTAATTTACTTATCGCCCTTTAGATTGACCTGTTTTTTTTTTTGGAAAATACTTTCAATTTCTATATATTTGTATTCAGAATGAAAAATTGGTTCATTACACATAATAGGTTTATAAAAACAAAAAATAGCTTACATCTATTACCCGAACTATGTTTTTGGTATGATAGAAACTATTTTTTAGAAACCGGTGTTGGTTCTCCCGCTTTTGGGTTTCAAATTGGTTGGATAAAATGGAAATGGTATTTCGGATTACAAAAAGGTTATTAAAATGATAAATCCATTCTGTTTTATAGGTGCTCATAATTGGGAGTATAGAAAAGAAAAACATAAAGTTGAAGGTCATCCTCAAAATCGTGAATACATCCGCGTAGTTGTTAGAGAATGTGTTTGGTGTGGACACAGAGAACACCACCCTCTCCCAAGAGTTGAACGTAAATTCACTAACTGGAAACCCTTTGACGATATTCAGAAAGATGATACAATAAATTTTGAAAGATTATAAAAAACAAAAAAAAATGCAAACATTAGTTTTCAACACAACAACAAAAACTGTAAAATTACTCGATTCCAAAACAGCAACTGGTTCCCTCCTTTTAGAATATTCAAATATTCCAACAGTAAAAGTTTTGGAGGGTTATTATGAGGTTATCCAAAGTGACGAATTTGAAAAAAAATACCCCGTTCTCAGAGTTCCAATTGCGAATACTAATATGATTATAAGCAAATGATAAAAGACTCCCGATTTACAGAGATTTTTGAGAATACAATTCCTCATGGTTCCTTCTTAAGTGAAAGTGCGATAAAGAGCTGCATGTATCAATCATATAAATTGGGAAATGAAGATGTTATAAAATGGTTATTAGAAAATAAACACCTTTCTGACAACATTCAATATATTGTTGACGAATGGAATAATCAAAACCGATAGAAATGACTAGCGAAGACATTGTTCAAGAAATATTATTCGAAGCACACTCGTTCGGTCTTATGGATGAAGTTCGTGAGACCGCAAGACTAATCATATTGGAAGACCCCAAAATTGATAGGGTTGTCGCATATCAAATGGCATTTGAAGAATGGGTAAAATAAAAGAACTTGATTTACATGGTCTCACAAATCTTGAGGCTCGAGACAAAGTTGAAAATTTTGTTTTACTTTATTCTACTGAATTACCAATTAGAATTATTACAGGAGGTTCGGAAAGAATGAGAAACATGACCGTAAACATTCTCCAAAAACATAAATTTACTTATGACATACCCGCACATAACACAGGTGAAATAATCGTTTTATCATGAACAATTTGGACAAACAATATCAACAACTTTTACAAGACATAATTGATTATGGCGTAGAAAAAACTGATAGGACCGGCACAGGTACCAAATCAATCTTTGGTTATACCATTCGACATAACATGAAGGATGGTTTTCCACTCCTGACCACAAAAAAAATGGCTTGGAAAACAATGGTTACGGAGTTACTATGGTTTTTAAGGGGAGACACCAATATCAAATTTCTTGTAGATAACAATTGTCATATTTGGGATGGAGATGCATATAAAAACTATTTGAAGGTCACCAAACGTGAATTCGAATTGAATTCGTCGATGTCGAGTCATCCTCATTTCAATTTGAAAACCAAAGAGGATTTCATTGATAAAATTAAAACCGATAAGAAGTTTGCAAAAGAATATGGTGAACTAGGACCAATCTACGGTAAGCAATGGAGACAATGGCAAGGATGGATGACTTATGATGAGAATAAAAAGGGCTCGTTGTGGTTTGACCAAATTTCAAGAGCAATTCAACTTTTGAAAACCGACCCCGACAGTAGGAGAATAATGGTTTCTGCGTGGAACGTGGCAGAAATTGATGAAATGGTTCTACCCCCATGTCATTATGGATTTCAAGTTTATACGAGAGAGTTGAGTCATCAAGAAAGAAGTGATTTAAAAAATTCTCCACCTTTTAATTATGGCAAACCAGCAAATGGTAAATTAATTGATAAGAGATTATTAGATAGTTGTAATGTACCAACCCGAGCAATCTCTTTAATGTGGAATCAACGCTCAGTTGATACTTTCTTAGGCTTGCCCTTCAATATTGCATCTTACGGTTTACTACTGACTTTGTTCGGCAAACTTTTAAACATGGTCCCAGAACAGTTAATTGGAAATTTGGGTGATACACATCTTTATATGAATCATTTAGACCAAGCAATAGAGCAAAAGTCGAGACAATCCTACGAGCTTCCTTGGGTTAATTTAAATTTCGAGTTCCAATATAGAGATGGTTATTTAGTGGACTGGAACAAAATACGTGTAACTGATATCGAATTGATGAATTACCTTTCAGCTCCACCAATCAAAGCCCCTCTGAGTAATTAATTGTTTCTAAGACCCGATAATACAATGTAAAGTTCCAAAATATCTTTTGAGAATTTTCTTGCATAAAAATTTACTTGGTCCATGTTTTCCAAATCTTTGTTGTGCTTTACCATGTAATTTACAACTCCCTGAATAATCTTATCTTTCGCAATGTCGGCTTCTTTCAAAAATTCTTGAAAATCTTCGTCATCCTCTCTACCTTCACCATAGTATCTGTCGATATGTTCACTTCCCGAATATAACAATGGAAATGAGCCCATCATGTTTACAATTCCTGTATCTCTCAACTTATACAAAAATTTTTCTAACCATCTCCAATCGAAATTTTCAAAAATATCTTCTTTTTTTGTAATTGTGTTCCAAACTGTGTCACCCTTTTGCTCTTGAATATTTTTTGCTTCGACTATTCTCCAAGCATCGGAGGAAGTCACTAAAGATAATGAACTCCCGTTATCCCAATTAACTTCAATTAAAAAATCGTTTTCTTCAAACGGGTCTCTAACCACTTTTTTAACTATTCCGACGGTTCCAGGTGGAACTCCCGTTTCCCCTTCCATGTGAAGACACATAACCTTATCTCCTAAACCAGGAATGACGTTTATTTTTTTGTCCATAACAATAAATATAACACGAGTATTTATAATTGTATGGAGTTTATTTTAACAGAATCACAATTGTTGAGAATTATCAAAGAGAATAAATCCGAAGGTGATTTAACCAATTCACTTAAGAGGATGTCTTCCTTTATGAACAATTTCGTTAATAGAATTGGAAAAAGTTATGGTTTGAATTTGAGAATGTTCCTTACGTGGGGAACTTCAATTGCGGGTTTAGTTATGCCCTTGGATGAATTTTTGAAAACAGGTAACTTTGGATTGACAGAAAGTCAGAGATATTTGGTTTTAGCTGGTGTGGCATTTCTTATATTTTTTGAAGGAAAAAGAGGAATGATTAAACTTTTAAATAAAATCAAAGAGCAGGGGTTGGAGGAAGTTTTTGATACCACTCTAATGAAAGGTTATGAACTTAAAGATTCATTCGTTGGATTCCTACGTTCTTTTAGAATTATATCGAGTCAGGTATTAGAAATCATTTCATATGCCTTTCTTATTCCAATAATTGTGGATATTCAAAATTATTCTACTGACTCTGTAAATTTATCTGAAACAGCATTAATGATTGCTGAAAGACTTGTTGCCTCAGGTGCAATTCTACTTTCCAAAGAATTTTTATTCGAACTTATTCGAAAATTAATTAAGAAATTTCAATAAAAAAGTCGGGTTGTATTTTCCAATAACTCTCTTTTTGCTTTACAAGTTCACCATTTAATCTGTTTACACGAATCATCACCTGAGCATAAACATCATTTACTTTATCAATTTTTGTTTCAGGTATAATTTCAGTGTAAATGATATCTTCGATTACAGGAACAAACCAATCTCTGTCAGATAAAATTGTATATAAAGTTCCCGCAACATCCTCTTTGATTTCGGGATTGGGAACAACTTTCACACCATCCAATACAAAATCTGATAACTCCAATTTGATATGAAAATTAACGTTGTCATCATGAGAATTATAGGGAAATTTTTCCCAACTCATTCTACAATTCATATCGAGTGGTTTATCCCCTTCACCAAAGTCAACTGAAATACCAATTCTTGAAAACTTTTCATTACAAACTTGCATTATATTGATAAGGGAATCTTTTCTGATGTGTGTATAAGTTGATGGAAACAATTCCTGACCATTTATTGTAATTGTAATTGAGTAGGAATAAGTCTGCCCTAAAAATTTGAAAGATTCATATATTTGACTTTGGATTATATCATTCAGCACCGCAGCAATATAGGATTGTTTTGGTTCAGGAAGAAGAACATCAACCTTAAAGCTAAATGCGTTGGCAAAATCTTTTTCTATGTTGATATCAAAATATTGAAAAATTAAACCGTATTCTTTGATTGGTTCTTTGAAAAATTTTTTCAAAAAATTTAACACCTTATAATTTTCACTCATTTTTCACTAAGAATTTTTTGAATTACCTTTTCTGCCTCGTTTGGACTCAAGTTATGTTTATGTTTATTCTCTTCAAACCATCTCCTAACTAAACTTTCATAATCATTTTTGGCTATTTTTGACCTTCTTTTAAATCCTTTTCTTTGGGCATCTAACTCATGTTGTTGAGTATAGTATTTTAAAGGTTTTTTAGGTTCACGTTTTGGGAACTCATAACCACTTTCATGTTGTTTAACATGTTCTAACTCATGAGCAATCAATTCGTTTAACTCACCTATCAAATCATAAATTACACTTGTGTGGAATTTTGGATTGGAAACAATAGTAACGTGGATTAGGTCTTCATCTCTATAATAATCCGCATCCGCATCGAAACCCTCAACATTCTCATCGTCCTCTATTTCCAAAAAAACCTGGATTGGATTTTGTAATTGTTTGAATTCGTATGCATGAAGATTTGAATTTAAGTCTTCGGGTAAACCAAACTCCCCTGTTTTGTTTGTTCTATAAATTGTGATAATATCTCTTACAATCTGTCTTGTAACGCTATCCAATTTACCTTCATTAATATTATCTTTCATCATTAATAAATACCACGGAAAGGGATTGATAAACCAACACCATATCTCACACCTTTCATGTAATTAACACCCAAAGACAAGTCAATTCCTTTATTGGTCTTGGTAAGGATTCTTATGGGGTGAATTTTGAGCCAAATATCAGGTTTGATTGATACACTATCGTAATAAGATTCACCGAAAATACCACCCATAATTGATATCTGATGATTTGTTAAACTTAGACCCACACGATTAATTCGAGACATTGGGGTTGTATATATGTATGGTGCGGGGAAGGTCGCAACAAGATAACCACCAACATAGAATCCGACTCCGTTGAAATTATTGTGATAGGTCACAACCAATGTTTTTTGGTCGGGAACATACATAACATCACTCGTTTGTCCTTTACATAGAATCGTGATAAATAAAAATATAGAAGTAATTATTGTTTTCATACAACAAATATAATATCTTTGTAGAACATAACAAAATGTATTAGTTTTCCTAACTACTACATATAAAAATCGTAGGGGTAAAAAAAATTAAATGGAAAGATGGCAGAGCTGGTCGATTGCACCTGACTTGAAATCAGGAGAACGGGGAACTGTTCCGTGGGTTCGAATCCTACTCTTTCCGCACTTTGTAAGGTGGTGAAACGTCCCGCGGACTTGGCATACACACCCCCTCGTCTCGGGGGCGCTGAATTTGAGATAGGTGTTGGATATGGGTTGACCACAAAGCGCGCTAAATGTGTCCACCACCGAATCACAGCATGAAGGTTCGAATCCTTCCCTTACAGCAATGGTTCATATAAAAAATAATTTTATCGATGAAACAGAAAATAACTTCCTGTTTTCCTTTCTTAATGAAAAAACCAACAAATCTTTTTCCACTGAGGAAAATTTTTATGAATGGTATGAAATTTCTAAAGATGATGATATTTTCAACTCTCCACTTTTTTTGAGAATCTTCAACAGAAATCTTTTTTTTGTAAGAAATTCATATGGCACAAATTTAAAATTACATTACTGTGGATTTGCGAATCAAACAAGAGGTTTCGATTATCACGCAGATTCAGTTTGGCCAGAAATCCCTGAAAATAGAGTCATGGGTCTTCCATCCAAAGAAAATAACACATATTCAAACTATCAAGGAAATTGGATACCGAATTATGTTCCGAATAGAAAATACACTACTGTCTTATATCTGAACGAAGGTTTTGATGGTGGTGAAACTCATTTCCCTGTTTTAGACATTTTAGTTAAACCTGAAAAAAATAAAATTCTTGGATTTGGTTGCGATGAGAAATTTGTTCATGGTGTTATGCCAACCACAAATGGGGTGAGAAAAGCGTTTATCTGCTGGTTTGAATAATTCATTTGACATCAAGTTTTATTTTTCATAATTTTTACAAAAAAGAAGTCATGTCTCGATTAGATGAATTAAAAAAACAATACCCTGAACTCAACGTTAGTTTATTCGATGTCTTAATTAAATTGGACTCGTCAAAGTCATACAAATACCTACCCCTCCTTTGTAAAATTTTCGGGAAAAGGTTCAATATGAAAAAAGAATTTAGTGAAAATTTTTCAGAAATTAAACTTGAGGCTGAAATTTCTTTAATTAATAAAGGAATTTCGACCAACAATTTGTCGGACAATGAACTATACGTTTTTCATACTTTGAGTGAATTTTTTTCTCAAGATTATTTTTTCACCATGAAAGAATTCATTCATTACATGGATAAAAATCAGATTGAAAATAACGATGTAACATCTTATTCCACAATTGATGAATTGAGGGGTGCTATTACCTTGGCTTCTATTAAAGAATGGAATAAAGAACTCGAGGGTCAGGTCATATCCGAATATGAGGATAATATTTGGGTATGTGTGAGGCCATTAACATTCTCATCATCAACAAAATATGGTGCAGGGACAAGATGGTGCACAACTTATCAAAAAGAAAAAAATTATTTTGAAAAGTATTGGAGACAAGGTATTCTTGTTTATTTTATCAACAAAAAAACGGGATATAAGTTTGCAGGATATAGAGATTTACAAAATAAAGAAATGAGTTTTTGGAATGCCGCAGACAATCGTGTTGATTACTTAGATTTAGAAATCGATGATTATATGTTTTCTCATGTTAGGAAAATATTTTCATCCGATATGAGTAATAAGAATCTATCTTCAGATGAAATCCAAGAGCAAGTTCACAAAGAATGTATTGATGAATATGCCAAAGTAATGCCAATTTCAATTGAGGAACCTGAACCAGCTTACGTTGAAGATGTTCCAAGACTTGAAAGATTAATTTCACAGGAAACGGATGTAATGGTTATGGCAAGATTACGAGAAGCCGCTCGGGAATATGAACAAATGATAATCCCTAATGAAATTGGAATAGCTTAAAATTAAGACCCACATAACTGTGGGTTTTTTAATACTCCATTCATGGTATTTATAACATATGTCATTACTCAACGAAATATTGGACAAATACAACGTAAGTGAAAAAAATGGTTCGCTTGGTAATTTAAAAGCGTTGGAAAAAACAATCGATGAACTTTCAAAATTGGATAAAGTTCTACTATTACCTTGTTCGAATCGTTATAATTGGGATTTAAATAAAATGGATATACCCAAATCTACAATCTTAGCAATGGTGATTGATGAATACTTGGGTGAAAAGTCTGTTTTGATTGATGTTCCTGAATTGAAAATTTATCCCTGTGAAGGGAATGTTTCGAGAGCCGAGGGAAACTCATGTGGACTTAAGAAAGCCAAATTGAACGACAAAACAAAAAATCCTTCAGGAGAGCACAGATGTTGGGCTAGTTTGAATAACAAAGACGATGAACTTTGGAAAATATCTAAAGAACTCCTTGAATCTGATGCTGTAATATTTTTCTCATCTGTGAGGTGGGGTCAGGCAAATATGTTTTATCAAAAACTTATTGAGAGATTGACTTGGTTAGAAAATAGACATACAACATTAGGAGAATCAAATATAATAAAAGATATTCAGAGCGGTTTCATATGTGTTGGTCAAAACTGGAAAGGTATTGATGTTGTCGACACTCAAAAAAGAGTTCACTTCTATTACGGATTCAGACCGAACGACACTTTCTATTGGAATTGGCAATTTACGAACAAGATTTCGGATGAGACACAAACATCTTATAAGGAGGCTTTCCCTAAGTTTGTTGAAAAATTCGATATAAGAGATTTAATTTAGTCCCTTAATAATTTTTTCTATATTTTTCCAGTTTCTCGAGATTTGATTTTGGGTTTTACCTTCAGTCATTATCAGTGTGACATCATCATACCTGTCAACCGGTATTTCATGTTTTAACTTGTGATATAAATTTTGGTTATCAACAAAACCTAACACCCCTTTTCTTTGGTATTTTCTTAATTCTTCTAAAAAATCATTTTTCTTCAAAGGGAGTTTGTAAGTCGGGTTATGATAGAAGAATTTCTTATTTGTTTCAGGATTCATCAATTCTACACCACTTCCCCTGATTTCTTTAGAGGTTTTAGCTAATTTGTCGTAAACATCACTGTAGTGGTTGTCATCTTTGATGTGTCCTGAACACGATGGAGTTGTCGGAATATTTTTCGAATGTAGATGAATGACAAGATTTTTTAAATCATCGTCCAACGTGGAATAAAAGTTTTTGTTTTTCGGTATTTTGTATTCTCTTGGTGCCTCATAGAAAAAAAACCAAGGACATTGTTCTGTTTTTAACCAAAATCCTTTGTGAAACTTTTCATGGGGTATCAAATCGGATTGTAATTTCATGATTCAATTTCTTCTATTTCCACCACTAAAGGTCTGTTACCTTTTATAACTCTATGCCAAACTAATTTAGGGATGTAAAATTGTTTGGCATCCTCTAACTTAGTTGGCAAACAATCTTCAATTTGAAATTCCCATCCACCTCCTTCAACAACAGTAACTTTTCTATCCTTAAGGTCTTGATGCCATTTTAGTTCTTCTGAATCAACATCAATATTGAAAACCCTTCGAATTTTACCATCGATAAATTCTTGTTCAAATGGAAAATTTGTTATTTCCTCTGACTTAATTACCATGAGTTTGAAGATGAAAGTCCGAGTTGTTTAGCATATCTCCCCACATTACAGGACCAATATCCTGCTGTAGTTCTATCTTTCTTTTGGTCACATCTGTGTCTGGCTCTAAAAGATTTAGCCGCCCCTTTATTTCTATTTCTAACTTTCAAATTAGGGTCACCAAAAGTAACCTTTTTTACTCCACCACCTTTAGATTTTACATATACTGCAAACTTCTTTGGTCCACCTGGTGTTCGGAATGGTTTACCTAATTTAACGTTTTTTCCTCTATGTTTAGCCTCTCCCAAAACTTCCTCATCATCTAACTCAAATGGGGCATCTAAATAAACAATCTGTTCACCAATCTGAACTCTCTTACCCAAATCAGATTCAACCATCATAGTATCTTCTTCATTTAATCTAATCTTACCTTGTTTCCATAAATTTCTCACTTCATTTACCAAATCAAAATATCCCTCCGAATAAACTCTAAAAATATTGTTGGTAAGGGATAATTTATTTTCTATATGATATTTTAGTGCTTCTGAAATTTTAACTTCTTCCCTTAGGATTAGTGTTTTTTCTAATTCTGCATTCAATGTTTCAGAAATTATTTTTCTTAGGTTTTTCATAATTAAGAATTTGGTTTTAGAACTGCCAACACTTCAGGAAATTCTTTATCAAGAACTTTTTCATTTTTCCCTTCGTATGGTATGTTTTGTAGAACATATCTAATGGCATTTAATCCAGACACTCTTTTGTCTTCAGCATCAATTATAACCCAAGGGTGATTAAGTGTGGATGTTTTATCGAACAATTTTTCTTTGAACTCTGTGAATCTATCCCACAAGTCTTGCATTTTTGAGTCGTTAGGTGAGTATTTCCAATATTTGAGAGGAGATTGTTGTCTCATTTTGAATCTTCTTGCTTGAGTGTCTTTGTCGATTGAAAACCAAAGTTTGAATAAATAATCTCCGTCTTTTACCAAATCATTCTCAAAATCGGCTACATTCTCCATAAAATCTTCATACTCTTCAGGGTTTCCATATCCCATAACAGGTTCTATTAATCCTCTATTATACCAACTTCTGTCAAACAAGTTAATCATTCCTGGTCTGATTTGTTTTCTGTAACGATTCCACCAATCCTTTCTATCTTCAGGTGTCGGAACTCCTAAAGCAATTACATTATAGTATCTTGGATTTAAATTTTCGACAAATTTTTTGATTGTTGCACCTTTACCTGCGGAATCTCTACCTTCGAAAACTATAATCACTGTCTTTCCTGTGTGTTTCAACCATTCCTGTAGTTTCAATAATTCAACTTGTAATTCATAAAGCTCCTTCCTGAAAACCTTTTTTGGTATAATTGAAGGCTCTTCAATTTCGAACTCATAGTCTTCACTTTCAGGTTCTATGCCATATCCACTTCTATCTCTGTATCTGAGAGATGAGATTATTTTACCGAGGTAGTCCTCAACATTTTTTTTCTTGTCCCCTTTTTTCAACAAAACTTTTCTTAGTCCACGATTCATCATATCAAAATCAATAATTTGTTTGGTCGCAAATTTTGATATATCAATTAACATTCTTACAACTTTCGGGCTAAATAATTTCAAAAATTGGAGTGTCTCCACGAATGATTTCAGGTTCACATTCATCTTTGCTCCCTCCAATGAATTTTCTTCATTTACAACACCCATCAAAGATTTAAACCTATCTATTTCTGACAATAATTTCATGTAAAGTTTATTATAAATACTCCATAAGATGTAGTTTGAAAGTATTTATTGATACCAAGATACTATCGATATGAAATTATTATTCTCTTTCATATTAGCAACATTTTTGCTAATCCCTGGCCACCACAAAATTCAAGAACCTAAAAAGGTATTTTTATTACCAATCGAAAATAAAATTGTCATAGGTCCGATGGCAAAAAATCGTAACCTGACGTTTGGTGTTAAAAATATAGTCTTAGAAAATCTCCAAGAATTAAATTACACCCTCTCAGATTCATTACATAAATCAGACTTTTCTTTGAAGATAGAAATTGTTTATTTCGACATTATGCAAACAAATACGGGAATATCTGTGTTCCATAAAAACGATAATGAAACAATCCTTAGAATTAAAGGAACATTGTATAATCAATCAGGTAAAAAATTAAACGATTACCTATCTACAGGAAAATCCTCGGAAATCTCTATGTCTACACTGATAATTTCAGAAGGGGGTTCAATAAATCAGCAGTCCGTTTCGAATGTTATAAAAAAGTCCTCAGAGACATTAATTTTAAATCTTTTCAAGTAAAATGAAAAAAACCCTTTTGGGGTTGTTACTATTAATAAGTGGTATTAATGGTTACGCACAAACCCCAGAAATAGGGCATTTTCAACAACTCGCTACAGTGCGAAGAGGAGACACATTGGATGTTGCATGGTATTACAAACCAGCACAAGGTGTAGACATCCGTGGTTTCCAAGTCGATTGGCAGTTTAAGAAAACCCTATTTACCCACATTTCAACCACGGTGGATGCTTCAGTGAATAGCAATACACCTGTTGTTGATTATAAATCATGGGAAAGCTTCAAGTTCGATTCCTACTCCAATGGGAATTACAACTATACAGCTGACGCAGATTGGACCATCGGAAGAAACTATTTGATTTTATCAAATGGTAATTCCGTAAGTTCAAATGGTTATATAATTCACAACAAATACAAAATTAATAACGTAGGTCCGAACTACGTTTCAGATTCCATAACCTTAAATTGGGCTAGGATGATAAAATTAGATGGGACATCAATAGGTGATAACGTAGCAACACTATCATATAAAAAATTAGCAGTTAAACTTCTTGGTAACTTAACAATCTCTGGAAAAGTCTTTTTACCTAGCTCAGTGACTTCATCAGGTTTATTACCAACAATCAATTGTTATGATTTCAATACAAATCAACTAATTTCCTCTACAGTTCCTAATTCATCTACAGGTAATTACACTTTAACAAATATTGATGAAAATAAGAAATACAAGATTGAGTTGAAATTCCCACAAGATAGTTTGGCTTCTTTGAGAGATAGAGCTGTTACAATTTCAGATGCGGTAAAAACATATAATGAATTCACTTCAACAGATGTAAATCAAGTTTATGGTCGACAGTTTTTAAGACATCCTCTTTCATATTTGATAGCAGATTTGAATTTGACAGGAACTTTGGATGCTGGAGACCCATATGGAATTTACGCATCAGTATCAGGTCTTAGACCAATTGATTTAACAAAATTGATTAATGTTTTCAAAAAGAGTGAGTATGATAGTTTAGTTACAGTATCCTCTACATGGTCAACTTGGAGCTCATACTCTAATCGAGGTATAATAGTTACAGATTCTGTTGGACTGACAAATCTTACGTTAGATTTGAAATACTTCATACTAGGAGACGTTGATAGAACTCACTCTTCTCCAGTGTTTGATGCACAAGGTGGTGAAATTATGGCTGCAAATTTCTCAGGAAATTTCAATATTGATATACCAAATCAATATGTTGTTGGTCAACCAATGTATGTTCCATTCAATATTCAAACAAATGGATTACAAAACACAGGTCTACAGTTCGAAATGTCTTACGATATCAACAAGGTTAAATTTGAAGAAATACAATCCAATTTGGGTGGCCCGTGGTTACAATATGTGAATCACGACCCTCAAAAAGGAATAATCCGTTTCGGTGGAATGAATAATCAAAAAACGGGGGCACTGATTGGAGCGGTGACCCCGTTTAAATTAAAATTTACCGCTGTCAATCCAAGTGAGGATATCGCCACATCAGTTTATGTAAGAAAATTAATGGATGCGTCGCATTCGAATGGTGACCACTTCAACATAACACTAAATTCAAGTGTAACAGTCCTTACATATAGAGCCATGATGGTTGTAACACCGTCAGAAACAGACAAAATCACGTTTAGACTTTTTCCAAATCCAACAGAGAGTTCGATTAACTTAGAAATAAATTTACCAAAACAAACAGTGGTCAATGCATCTATTTATGATATAGGTGGTAAAGAAATACTTAATTTAGGTAAAATCCAATCTAATGATGTTGACGTGAAAATAATTAAAAGATTGAACGTTCAAGGTTTAGCCAATGGAGTTTATCAATTAGTAATTTTTGACTCCAAGAATAAAACAACTAAACAATTTATAAAAATTTAAAAAAATGTCAGAAGAACAAACACAAGAGCATAATGACGGAACATGGTCAGGTCTTAAAAAAACAATCGTAGGAACATTAGGAACAGTAGTTGCTGGGGGAGGTGTGTGGTTAAGCACATTATTATTTGGTGGAAATTCGGATGAGGGCTCTCAACAACCTCAACCTGCAACACCAAACATTATCATCAACAACACTCAACAACAGCAACAAGCACCAGCTGGTAAGACAGTAGTCATAAAAGAAGTAAGTCCTTCATCTTCACCTGCTCAACCAAAAAAGGAAGAGCCGAAACCAAAAAAAGATGACTGGACTAAAGAAGACCCAAAATGGTAATTTATGCAACCTAATAATGGATTTAGAGAACTCTTGAGTTCCATGATGAAAAGAAGATGGTGGATTACCGCATTAGTCCTTGGTGGATTTGTGGTGATAATCGGGGCCATTTTCATGGCAATTTTTGAACAAAGTGCAATTAGCGGCGAATGGAAAGAATTATTACTTTTATTACTCGGGGCATTTATCGGGTCATATGGTAAAATCATCGACTATTGGTTTAGTGATACGGATAAAGACAAAATGTTAGTTCAGAAAATGGATGAGGAAGATGGTATCTCATTTTCAAACACTCAAGACGGGACCGTAAAACCAAAAGAAGAATCAGTAGCAATACTACCAAAATCTGAGGAATACCAAACCACACCATCAAAAACGGGTGTAGAGATAGACGAGGATGGTGATGGTATAATGGATGGTATAGATGAAGATGGTGATGGTATAATCGACATGTATTTCGAACATCGTCAGTGTGAACACGTATGGGGAGACATGGACGGTGATGGGGATGAAGAATGTCTAAAATGTGGTCTAATTAAAAATATTTAAAATGAAAAACTTTTTCAAAAGAAATCAGTATGCAATCATTACAATAATCTGGTTTCTGTTAATGTTTTTGATTGCAATTAATTTACCTGCCCAGACTGTTGGAACAACAAAGACTGAACAATATAAAGCAAGTTTTGAAACAAAAATCAATATTGACTCATTGATAGACTATGATGGTCCTCAAGTTCCTATTCAAATATTAACAATTGGAATAAGTGATGAGGTATATGAACAATACCCTGAACTTAAAGAGAAGAAAGTTGGTTTGGGAGTTGCGAATATTGTTTTGGAATACTTGTCCGACTTGAATAGATTTACATTCACTGAAGATAAAACTGAAATTAAAAACAGAATGGTTAAACAATTTCAGGCTTCTCAGAGTGGAATTTCTCAAGACAAATTAGATGGCAGGGGAAAAATAAGATTAGCACATTATTTTGTCACTGTAGAGGTCTATGATTTTTCTGTGTCGGAAGATGAAACGGTAAATTTAAAGGATGGTGTCAAGAATACTGTCAATACGAGACTTGGTCTTCAAGTTAGATTTACAGATGCAGAAACAGGTGAAATAGTTGCTGCAAGTGGTCTTGGTGAAGCAAAAACAGTGAGAGAGCTAACATTACTTAACGATGACAATCTAAGTGATGTAAAGTTCAATCAATCAACTATAGGAATTACCACGAAAAAAGCATTAGATATTGCTTGTAGTAGAATTCTTGTGAGATTAATTAAAAAGGGTAAATTCCCAAGATAATGTGCAAAAGATTAAGAACTTTTTTAAGTATATTCTTTATCTTATTTCTCAGCTCGAAAGTTGAGGGTCAAGTTATGACCACATCATTTACTGACCCGTGTACCAAAGCTGTCACTAATTTTACAATACCTCTCCAAGGAGGGACTGTGATATATTTTTATGGTCAATCAAGAACATTCACCGCAGCAGATGTTGCCAGCGGTGAATTTACCAATTGGACCAACCAAGTTTATGGGGAATACAGAAAAGTTTCCCCATGTTCGGTTCAATCTACGAATGTAATAAGAAATCAAATAACTTCGCAAGTTATCGGGAACGTAATCTCAAGTGTTGTTGGGGCTTTGGCATCCGAAACATCAGGAAACTTAGTAACGGACAATTCAAAATCATCAGATAGTAAAAAAACAAAAAAGAACAATGAAAATAGTAATAATTCTAATATCTCTCCCTCTTCTAATAGTGGTAATTCTGGGAATGTTGGGTCTACTGGCGGACTTGGCGGTAGCAGTTCGAACAATAGTTCGGGGGATAAAAACAGCAATAGTTCTAATGGTGGCGGTGGGAATAGCACATCTTCAACTTCTCAAGGAGGGAATCAAAATAATCAAGGTGAAAATTCTTCAACTAATTCAAAAAATCAAAATGAAGAAGTAGCTGTTACTACTCAGATGAACGTTGACTCAAAGAACGAAAAGGGTGGTAGTAATGGGGGTTCGAAGGCAACAAGGAATAATCCTGTTGTAGTATCCTCCGATTTAACAAGTGCACAAAATTTAGATAAATCATTTACGGGTATCATTAATGTTGGAATGTCACAGTCCTCGATGACTGGAGCATCGAGTTGGGGGATAACTTCCATGGTTTGGTTTAATTTTAAACAATTCGCTTTGAATGGGAGATACACCAAAATTCATTTCAGTAATAATGGAAAACTGAAATGGATTCACAACATCAATCTGACTGGCTTGTATACCTATGGTAATTACATGGGATTTGTTGGTTATAGTGCAATTTTGAATGCTGGAAAATATGGAGTAACGGGTATGAACGTGAGTGGTATGATAACAAAAGTCACCGACGATAATAATCTTTTCATAAGTCCATCCATTACCGCCTTTTATACAAGACCTTTCAAATCGGGAAAAAGATTAATTATTTCACCCGAATTATACATAATATCAACACCCCTTGTTTATTCATCGGTCGATAAAGTCACTGTAAGTGATAGAACGTTTAGTGGATTTTTGGGTTCGGGTTTTGATTATCAACTTACAAGAAGATTTAAAATAAACGTTAATTATAAAGCAAACCTTAGCACAAACCCTGAATTTCCAATCTTGTCGTTCTTTTTAATCGGAAGTAAAATAAATCTATGAGAAAATTAATTCTATTATTTCTTCTACTATCATGTTTGGTTGGATTTTCTCAATCAATAACGGCCCCTGTATCGAGAACATATCAAGTTAATACTTCGAGTCAGGACGCTAGTGGATTTGTTATTAACGGATTTGGTTCTGAAACGCTTCTAACTTCTATCGGTTTGGTAAATCCACCTGCGGGGGTTACATTTTCAATAACCACAACATTAGGTCTCTCATTTACCACGGGATATAACTCATGGAATAATTTGACAAGGATAAGTTTCACGGGAACCATGACAAGTATCAATAATGCACTTGCATCACTTAAAATTAATACGGGTTCATCGACTGGTAATGTTCAAATATCGGTTTCAACAACAATAAATCCTGTAGGTTATTATTATAACCCAACCAACGGACACTTTTACAGACCAATTTCTTCACCCGCCACATATGACAATTCGAAGGTCTTATCAAATCAACAAACATTTAAAGGTCAAACAGGGTATCTCGTCACAATTACCTCTTCTACAGAGGAGAACTTCATTTTTGCTAACGTCCCTCAGAGTAACATTTGGTTTGCACTCAGCGATAGATTACAAGAGGGTTATTGGAGAGTAGATGCTGGTCCTGAGAATGGAACACTTATCAATATTGGAAATTACAACGGGAATCCACAATCAGGGACTTACCAAAATTGGTGTGGTGGTGAACCTAATGATGCGGGTGGGGAGGATTATGCGGTAACTAAATGGGGTAGTGGAGGTTGTTGGAACGACTTACCTGGAAGTTGGTCGAACCCCTATATCGTAGAATTTGGAACATGGTCCAATCCTCAAGATGCGACTTTCACCGATTTTTATGTTGCAAACACAACTAATAATGTCGCAATAACTAACACTCTTTCAGGAACTGTCTCAATTCCATCTTTATCCCCACTACCAACGTTATCACTATATAGGGTTGTGAGCAATTCTGACGTGTTTGTAGAGACGAAAACAGTTAATTCCAATGGAACATACTCATTTACTCTGCCGTCTCAAAATTCGACCTATAAATTAGTCCCTTCATTAACGACTCAAGGTATATCGGTTTGATTATGACAGGGACTAAACAATGGAAAGCTGCAGATGTCAACGAAGATGGTTTAGTTAATTTAGCCGACGCTTATCTAGTTGCCGCACACATAACTAATTTTAGACCGATAACGAAGGTATTGTGGTTTCAACCTTCATCATATGACTCAATCACCAAGAACAATTTTGGTTCTGTGAGCCCCGTTACTTTTTTTTCAGTCACAGTTACAACTTCGAATGTAACTCAAAACATAAAATATTGTATTTTGGGTGATGTCAATCTTTCTCATTCTTCACAATAAAATAATATTTATTGTAAAGTAAATTACTATGATACTAAAAGTTGGGTCTAAAGGAGAGGACGTAAAACAACTCCAACAGAAATTAGGGTTGGGCGCCGATGGTATATTCGGAAGGGGAACCGAAGAAGCGGTTAAAGCTTTTCAATTAAAAAATGGTTTGAACCCTGATGGGATTGTTGGTCCGAATACTTGGCAAAAGATTATGGGACAAGGTATTACCACCCCTCAAGTTGCCCCTCAAGTTGCTTCTCAAGTTGCCCCTCAAGTCGGAGGATTAAAATTAGAAAAATTGAAAGGTCATATACCTGACAATGTAATTGCACAAATACCTGATACAGCATCTAAATTCGGAATCGACACTCCCTTGAAACTTGCTCACTTCTTGGCACAATGTGGTCATGAGAGTGCGGGTTTCAAAGTTGTAAACGAAAATTTGAACTATTCCGCGAGTGGTTTGAAAGGTATTTTCGGAAAATATTTTAAGGAATCAGGATTGGCTGAGTCATATCAAAGAAATCCTCAGAAGATTGCAAGTAGAGTTTATGGGGGAAGAATGGGAAATGGACCTGAGTCAACAGGAGAAGGTTTTAAATTTAGAGGTAGAGGATATATTCAGTTGACAGGTAAAGACAACTACACTGCTTTTGGAAAAGCAATAAATGAAGATGTTGTATCTAACCCTGATTTGGTATCGACGAAATATCCATTATTGTCTGCAGCTTGGTTCTTCAGTAAAAATTGCTTGAAAAAATGTGTTGACGCTTCTGATGCAACGGTAACCTCTGTCACAAAGTGTGTCAATGGAGGAACTATCGGACTACCCGATAGATTAAAACACTTCAAAGAATATTACAAACTTCTGTCTTAGTTTTTTTGTAAAGACAGTTTTTGTTTGTAATTTTGATGAAATCTAAAAAAAAAATGACACTCATCGTGGATATCAACAAAGCAAACAAAGAGATTTCTTGGGTTATCAAAATGATTGAGTCAGTTCAGACTAAACAACAATTAGAAGTTGTTCTCAAATGTTTTTTATTGTGGGATTTGAAACATGATGCTACTCACAATTACAACCCTCTGAAATCTACCTTGAAAAGTAAGTTTTGGGCTGTATATAAAACTAAAGAAACTCAGTTTTTGTCTTCACAGACTATGTAAAATTGATTTTTTTTCAATTCTTGGATATATTTATTCTTACATCACTCTTAAGGAGTGTTCTCATATATCCCTTTCTCAAAAGACCCGTCAAATTTATTTGTCGGGTCTTATTTTTTTATTACATTTGTAATCTATGAGTTATAATTGTCCAAATTGTGGAAACAAAGAAAATTTTCATTTCAACTACGATTGGTCCAAACAGAACAGACCGATAATTGACGTTATGTGTAATGAGTGTGGTGAAATTTTTGATGACCCAGAAGAAATTTATAGAAAGATAGAACAACTCATAATTTCTTGGTCAAACGATGGGACAAAAACTGCAGGAACATTGACTAGACAAATTATTGAAATTATAAAAAATTCAAAATGAAAATTACATTCTCAGATAGTTTTTGGAAATCCTTGAAAAGGCTTTCCATGCACCAAACTTGGTGGTATAAAACCTACGAAGTTTTTAGATATAAAATACCAATGTTTTTTGAAAATCTATGGTATTTTAGAAAAGAACTGTGGTATTTTAGGTCTTGGGATTACACATTCAATCTAAGCATCTTTGCTCGTTCTTTGGAAAAAAGTGCCCATACCCTTGAATTTCATGGAAACGAGGTAGAAATCACTAGAATGAAAAAGGTTTCCAAAATGAAAAGAGTAATAGAAATTATTAAAAATTTAGATGAGAGTAATTACATTACATTGGCTGAGAATGAATTGGGTGAACTTAAAAATGTTTGGGGATGGATTGATGACCGTGAAGATACACCTGAGGAAGAAGAACACAATCGACGAATATACGATAGGTCAACTGAACTCGAAAAACAGGAATTCGAAGAACTTTGGCAAATTCTTAAGGGACAAAATAAAGATGAATTTATTGAAATTTATAAAAATTTATCGGATGATGAAAAATCAAATCACTCTCATTGGGAAAAATGGTTTGATGGTTCAGGTATAAAAAATTGGTGGGATTAGAAAATTTATAAACAAATAGTTAAATAATATGGCAGCAATACTAATAACACTTATCTTCGTGGTTCCAATATCGGTTTATTGGGCTCATCTAATTCACAATATGAAAGAAAATTTTCCTGATTATAAAGGCGAAGATTTTCTAAATTGGGGTGAGAACGAAATGAAAAAAGAAACTGAAACTAACGAATGGGATGACAATCAAGTTCATACTGAAGGTGGGTTTCACTAAACATATTTTATGAAAATAACATTCATCAGCGACACACACAACAAACATAATCACTTGACAAGTAATGCCTACAATAACATTCTTGGTGGTGGAGACGTTCTTGTTCATGCTGGTGACTGCACTAGCATGGGAAAGAGTCATGAGATTACAAATTTCCTGAATTGGTTCAGTATGACTGATTTTAAACATAAAATCTTCATTGCTGGTAATCACGATTTCGGTTTTGAAACTCACACTGACATTGCTGAAGAATTCAAAGATAGAGGTGTCATATATCTTTTTGATAGTGAAGTTGTAATCGATGGTGTAAAATTCTATGGTAGCCCTTGGCAACCCGAGTTTTACGATTGGGCTTTCAATTTGCCTAGAGGGGAAAAACTTGCGGAAAAATGGGCTAAAATCCCTGGTAATACCGATATCTTAATCACTCACGGACCTGCTCATGGAATGCTCGATTGGACTCCATCAGGTCAAAGAGTTGGTTGTGAGGATTTATTCAAAAGGATTATGGAAGTTCAACCAAAAATTCATGTTTGTGGACACATCCACTGTGCATACGGACAAAAAAATTTCAATGGTGTTGAGTTCTTGAACGCATCTGTTCTCAATGAAAGATACGAATATGAAAACAAACCAATTGTTGTAGATTTTGATATTGAAACAAAACAAATAGATTATCCATGAAAAATCAAAATGCAATCGAGGAATTAAAAAAACTAAATTCCGATGATTACGTAAAAGTTACAATTGACCTTTATAGAAAGTCATTACTCGAAATTTGTTACCACACAGGTTCCAAATTTGATAAAACATTTACCTGTGATACTGAAACCACTTGGAGAGGTGCCAGCCTTGTTTGTGAACAATTTGTTGTTTCTGAACTTTTAGAACTTTTGGAATCAAAAGACCTAATCGAAATGCAAGATGTGGACTTTCCTGATTTGTCAATAGAGACATCTACGGACGGCGACGTTGACGTAACAAATATTGAGTGGGAAGAACCATTGACTGAAGAGGAAGAGTCAGAATTTAGTCCTATGGACTTATATTGGGATTCCGAAATTACAGACTCTGAACTAAACTTTGGAACCGGAAGTATTCACACAATGGTTATAGAAAACTCTGATTCAATAATTACTAAAATCACTGAAGATGAAAAATAAAATCAACAATGGTCATTATTTGGAATTGATGGATAGACTTCACGTTCAATCTTCGATGATTGAGGAGCATTTAGTAAATCATCCCTTAACAAAAAAAATAAAAAAAGTAAAAAAGTTGATTGACAATGCAAGTTGGACCTTGATTGAGGCATACCAAATTGTTGGTCAGAAATCATATGAAAAAGAAAATAACCCAATTGAAAAAGTTATACTTAGACGACGTAAGAAACCCAAAAACTGAAGGGTGGACAATTGTCAGAAATTATGATGAATTTGTCAAATATATTAATGAAAATGGATTACCTGATGAAATTTCATTTGACCACGATTTAGGGGAAAATACAAAAACAGGATACGATTGCGCTAAGTGGTTTTGTGAATATTGTTGGGGAAATGGATTACCAATCCCAAATTATAATGTCCACTCCGCAAATCCCGTGGGTCGAGATAATATAATTCAAATTCTCAAAAGTTTTGAACGTAAACTTAATGATTAAAGAGGTGAGATAATTCTCACCTTTTTTTGTATTTATATGTATGAGTTATTTTACCCTTCAACCATTAAAAATTCTTGTAACTATTGCGGAATCGCTTTACTCAACGGATTTTGACTTTTCAAGACCTTGGGATGATGCTGATGAAAATTACAAAATATTGAAAGAGAAATCTTCTTGGACGGGGGTAAATTCTGAGATTGAGGACATGGAATTTATGGCGGCATTAATCAATATAAATGAACCTATTTTTCAACAACTGAAAGAGGGTTCTATATCTATAAAAGAAGCAATCGCAAATTTAACTTTACCTGAACTTCAGAAATACAAAATTTACTATGAAATTTGGGGTCCAGCAACTTTGACTGAAAAATATTCTACAACTTGGCAAAGTTATGATAGAAAATGGGTAAGTGCAAATATCAGACACTCATATAATGAAGGGACATTCGATTATTATGATGGAAATTACGAAGAATACGAAACAGATAATTTCGAACCCGATAATTTTGATATAACGGATGTTAGAACACTTAGCGAATCCAAAAAACCAATTTTATCCAAATTGGTTGTCGAAAATACGAAAGAAATATTGAATAATTTGGATAAAGAGACTTTGATAGAATTAAGAAATCTAATTAATCAGAAACTTTCTTCTTCTTAGATTCTTTTGCCAATTCACCCAATGTTTTTTTCTTAGTTCCAGGGTGAACATAACCTCTTTTATATTTATACTCAACTTCTACAGGACCGTTAGTAGTAATTTTAGAATTATATCTCCAAATTGAAATGCAATCCTCATCTTCAAACACATATTCGTATTTCGTGGGTTTCGGTTCTGGTTTTTTTTCAAAAGGCATACACAAAAATAAAGATTATTTGTTCATAGCAAAATAATCGTCGGGTAAAGTTTTTCCTAAAACTTTTTCCAAAGCCCTTATTTCTTTTTCTGAATACTTAGCTTTTTTTTCTTCATCCGACAAAGGTAAATCAACTTCTTTGTCTGTTCTTAGATAATTCTGATTGAAACTTTTGGATTCTTTGTTATTTTGTTCGGAAAAATATAAAAATTCATAAGGGTTTTTTCTTCTTCTAACACCTGGCTCAGGAAGTCTTCCTGGAAATACAGAGAGATAAGGGATTTTCAGACTCTTAACAAAAGCACTTTTGGCTTTACCTTCTCCATTTTTAACTTGAACTAATCTGAATCCGTCAATAAATTTTGCTGTCATATCAACACCAAATACCATATCAATTACATTACCCCATGTAGAATATTTCTTTATTTCAGTAACTTTAGTTGGAGCATTTTGGATTAAATCAACAAAGTTTTTTTCAGCCGTCTCACCAAGTGTTGTAGTAAATTTCAGTTTTCTTTTCATATCCTGAAAATCTTTCTCTTTTTCTTCATGAAATTTTTCCAATAAATCCACATGAGCCATACTGATTGACTTTATGTCGACATTTTTTTCTTTCATCATTCTATCCAAAATAGGTTGCCATTTTTTAGGTAGAGCAGATTCGAGTCTTTTTGGGGTGAAATATAATTCGATAACTTTAATGTCCGAACCCATAGGTAAGTCTCCACCTTCTTGTCTTTTTGTTATTTCGTCCGCCCAAAATGTGTAGTTTGTATCTACATGGTTCAGAATACTCCAATCATCCTCTTCGATGAGTCCAAACCAATTTTCATTTTCCAACTTATTTTTTAGTTCGGTTATTTTCTCACCGATGGTCATAGCAGGGCCTTCTACCCATTTTACAAAATTATTTTTCCAAGGTTCAACATCTTTTTCGAAACGATTTAATAAAATTAGATTTTGTTTGAACCATCCTTTCCCTGGCTTTCCTATTCTCATATTAAATTTGGGATTAAAAGCTTGGTTAAAGAAAACTGAGAGATTTGTTTGTATTAAATCTAAATAAGCCTTTCTTCCTAATTCTGTAATTTTGTTTTGTTGGTCTTTTGGTGGATTGAAAAAATTCTGCTTTGTCCTCATCATTTTTCCAGACATTGTATTTGTAGAAGTTTTTCTCCTCTGTATTTCATTTTTCAAAAAATCTTCGAAAAAAACATACTCGTCATCTTCAATTGGTATTTTGAGTTGTAACTTTGCTTGAATATTCTTCAATCTATTACCTACCTCGGGGTCATCTGTATCACCAACCCATCTTCGGATTTTTGTTTCGAGTTCTTTCCTGTCAACTTCTTCCCTTAGTAATTTTTTAATCAAATCTCTCATATATGAATAAATAGTAAATAAAATTAGAAACCAAATCTTGTTTTGGTTGCGTCAAAATTTTGTACTACTTCTGAGGCTGTCAAAACATCGTAGTATATCATAACCTCAGACACATTACCTGTGAATTGATAACTTCCACCCAAATATGCAGATTTTCCAATCCAAGCAGTTTGGTTATTAGTAATTGAACCAACTAAAGTATTTGCAACACTACTGATTTCCACACCATTCACATACAATTTCATAGTTGAACTATTTCTAGTAAAAACTACATTATACCAATTACCATTGTTGTATGAAGAAAGTGGTGAGTTTATTGATTGACTTATTCCACTACTCTGCCTAATGTCCCCTATAATTTGACCACCATTTAGCCAAATTCTGTAATTCCATGGGTATCCACCATTAGTTTCTTTGGAAATAATCATTTGTATCCCACCTTGTGATGTTTTATACCAAACAGAAACGCTAAAAGTTTCAGCGTTGAGGAAGTTATTTGTATCAACATATTGAGTTCCCGCAAAAGTTAAAGTTCCTCCATTTATCGCAGAATATCCAACCCCATTTGTTAGTGTTGCGGTATAAGCGTTTGGAGATAAATCATACCAATTTATCCCTGAACCAGGATATGAGGCTACATTACCAGCAGTCAAATAAAGTTGTAAGTCAGATGTCACTATACCTGAACCTGTGAATGTTGTATAGTATCCGTTGGCACTAATCCAATTCAGAGCTTGGGTAGACCCTGTAAAGGTCTGACCAGCAACACTACTCGCCAATTCAATGAATTTATTTTCAGTTTTACCATCAGTTCTAAAAAACCCCAAATAGGCGGGTATACCAACTGGATTTGGTTGGTTACCTGCTGGTACTGGTTGAGCAATGATGTATCCCAAATCTTCATCAGGTCCATTCCAAAATTGTGGAGAGTTTGTATATCCTGATGTTGGAGTTCCGATAGCGAAATCTCCTGATTGAGTTGTTCCAGGGATTACTATTTGACTTGGATTGTATGCGTAGGGTGTTGCCATCCTTTATAAATATTCTATCAAACTAAAATTATTTTTAATAACATTGTCCCCAATTCACAATGTTCGTTCCTACCACTTGAATGAATGTGGCCCCATCTGTGATTGTAAATTCCGCACCTATCGGGGGGATTGTTAGTTCTTTATTTCCGAAAACTTGGTCTCCTTGTCTAAGTTCTGTAAATGGTTTGTATGAATAAATTGTAACATTACTTGGAGTTCCAAAATGAATAGAATTACAAACATCTTGATACCAACCACCCGTGATTAACCTTTCCATGAATATGGGTGTTGGGGTGAGTGTTGGTGTCGGGGTGTTTGTGGCTGTCGGGGTTGGGCTATGTTGTGTTGGTGTAACTGTCGGAGTAGGTGTCATTGATGATGTCATCGTGGGCGTAGGTGTTGATGAAGGACAAAGTCCTGTATTAATAATTGTGAGTGGTGCACCATAATCTTCCTGAATCAAATCTTCAGCACAAACTAAGACCCTATCTAACGGACTTAATGAATTGACACTGATGATTCCACCTGTACATCCTGTCCATCTGTAATACCCATCCTCAACACTGTTAAAATTGGTAATTTCGTAATAGTTACACGCCATGTAAATAAATAGAACAAGAGTATAAAAAAAGGGGACACCGTCGTGTCCCCTCGATTCTCCGTCGAGAAAATTTTGGTCGGATTTTTTTTGAACTGAGGGGCTAAAGACCAATAAACCCGTGGGAGTGGACAACTCCTGTTTTGGATACATGTCTCAAAACATTCAAAAAAAGACGTGGTTGTTAGTTTATTAAGGATGAAACTAGAATGACCTTTCTTCGTAAACCTCCCGTGTTTTGATAAACCTTTTTTTTCTAATTTATAGAGCGGAGAAGAAAATAGGTCGGGTGAGTATGGGGAACCACCACATGAAAAACCATTCCGCTGTCCATTTGTTTTACAAAGATAAGAAAGATAAAATTAAATTCCAAATCTTTTCAAAAGATTCAGATAAAATCTGAAAATTTCGTGGTTGGGAGTGGAGTCGAACCACTGGCACACGGCTTTCATACCGCTGCTCTACCTTAAACCCCGAAGAGTTACTGAGCTACCTCAACCAATTGTCTTACAAAAATAATAAATCTTTATTAGACCACCAACATTTGTAAGAACTTTTTTTTTGAATTTGAATACCGAGTGTCTTTCATCGCCTATAAGTTTCAAACTCATTACAAAATTAAAGAATCTTTTTCAATCGGTCAAATTTTTGATATTTATTTTTATGAAAAATTTGATATTATTTCCGATTCTTTGTTTGAGTTTTATTTTCTCAAACGCTCAAGACACTGTAAGAATAAAACACACAAACTATACTACAGTATTTTCTAAATCTAAAAAATATCCGGTTCTTGTTGAATGGTGGGTTACAAAAAAAATGGTTGATTGCCCGACACCACTCAAAAGGAAGGATAATTTCAAACCTGACCCAAAGTTAGTTGTTGATACTGACATTTCCAAAGATTATGTTGGTAGTGGTTTTGACAGGGGTCATATGATGCCAGCTGCGGACAATTTATGTCAAACTCAACAAGTCCAAGATGAATGTTTTTATTTTTCCAACATGTCCGCACAATATCACAGCCTTAATGCTGGAGATTGGAAATCTCTTGAAACCTTGGTTCGTGACGAGGCAAAAACTCAGGATTCAATAAAGGTGTGGTGTGGTAATATCGGTGAAATTCAAAAAATTGGAAAGGTTTCGGTTCCTAAACAATGCTGGAAGGTCATTTACATTAAAAAGCAGAACGTTTGGAAGTCTTACCTGTTCGAAAACGATAAGTCAAAACCTGATGGAATCAAAAATAATGAAGTAACTTTATCTGTGATAGAAAAATTAACAGGGCTCAAGTTCAAATTATAGATTCTGTAAATCTTGAACAGTACCTTTAAAATAATTCATATCAACGTTTCCATTAATTCCCTTAATCCTTCCTGTAGTTGAGTGTTGCCAAAATTGATTTTCTTGGTTTTGAAAAATGTATGGTTCAGAGTTTCCATGTTTTAATAACCAAAAAGTATTGTCGTTAAAATTATCTTTTATGAAATCATATTGTATTTTTCCATTCAAGTAGAATATAGGACTTTTACCATATCTCTTTTTTAACAAATCAGTGAAAACCTTCAATTCTCGAATAACATGAACTTTTCTTTCTTCAGGACACACACTGAGATTTAATAAATCAATAGAGGGAGGCAACATCCCTTTTAAAACTGGTACAATTTCACTGTAGTTTTTAAATTGTTGGGTGCCAGAGCTTGAAATAGAGAATCTGTGATATGCACTTGTCCTTATCTTTCTTGAAAGGGCTCCGTTCAGATTTTTTCTGAACATTCGGTCTTTATGACTACTACCTTCAGATGACTTTATGAAGACGAATTTTACTTTAGTTGTATCAATTGAACTCCAATCTATATTACCTTGATATTTGGAAATGTCGATGCCTGAGAGATAGGTTACATTGGTTTGTTTTTTGGTTTCACATACATTTTTACCGAAAAACATAGATAGTACCAAAACCGAAGAAAGAATTAAATATTTTATCATAAAAACAAAATTACGAATAAAAGTTGAACTACGAACATTTATGATATTTATTTTTTATGGGAAGAATTGTCAAATTGAAAGAATCAGACTTAGTTAATATCATTAATAAAATAATGAACGAACAAAAAGTCACTTCACAAATCATCAAACCGAGATATGGTGTTGACCCATCTACAGCACCCTCGGATTATTTAGGGAAAGGCAGACAATTTGAAAAAGAATCTAAGTTCAAAAAACTAACGGATTTTTCAAATTATGAAAATATGGTGAGTAAAATACCTAATATGGAATGCTTACCAAACAATCAAATGAGATATTTCGTTTTATTCGTTACAGCAAAGAAAAAAGACTTAATGAAAGATTTAGGAGTCGATGAAAAAACACTGAGTTATTTAACCAAAATTGCCATCGCAATTATGGGTTGGCAGTCTGATTTTGGTAAAACGGACAAACTCTATGATATTAAGCCTATTGCAAAATACATAAACCCTTGGGATGTTTATAACACAGTAGACGGAATTCTAAAAAATATTGTTGGTAGTGGGACAGCAGCAAAAGGGACTGAATGGCTTGCTAAAAAATTTGGTGTTGATGAGCCATCTTTTGGTCCTGCGGAATTCATGCCATCAACATTTGCCAAAACGGGTGTTGAAAAAAAATATGGTAAGGGTATGGAAACTGTTATTGGGTCAGGTCTTGCAGTGATATACAACATGTTGTCAAAATACAGACAAGCAGAAAAAAATGGGTTGAGTAGTCAACCCTCAGTAAATCAAATTGCAAAAACTAAGGGTATTTATGGGTGGGTAGGTAATATTGGGACAGGAAATCATTTATGGGATGTGGCAATAGCATCTCACACTTATCCAGATGAAAAAATTTTAGTAAAATATTGTGCAACTAACAGACCCGATTTCATGGCGCCTTGTTCAAATAGTACTTATGAACCATTCAGTTCTGATTCAGCTTGGCAATCTTTCAGAAAACATAAGTGGAACCAAATTTATTATGGTAAAAATAAAAATTTGGATGTTTTTCCAGGTAAATTGACTGTAAATCGCGGACAACAAATTCCCAACTATTTACCTTACCTAACAGGAACTCATGGAACAATATCGGGTCAAGAAGAAGGGATAATGGACAATTTGCGTTTAATTAGTAGAACTAACGACCGTATAAATCAATTCAAGTGTGTGGACGATGCAATTAGAACTAACGTTTCCTATCCTAAATTTTCTTAAGAATTCATTACTCCATCCAAATATTTCTTGATTGTTCTCCTAATTTTTTTCTCACCTAAAGCAACCCAATCGTTAACAATTGAATTATAAATTACTGACACCAAATATTTTTTATTGGACAAAAGTGGTTTTGATTTATCATCCACTTTGATAAATTTGAATTTCCCACCGAATGTAGTCTCAACTTCTGTGACAGGAAAATGTCTTTTCAAGTGAGTCAGTAACTCATCCGAGGTATCATCAATATATTTCGATAAAATTTGTTTTCTTTCTTCTTCTGAGATACGCATATTCATAAATATACGTCTATTTATTTGTAAAATCAAAGACATGGCAAAAGCAAAAGGTGGAGCGAGAGCTGAATCAAGAAAAGTAACTTTTGGTAAGAGAAAAACTGGAGCAGCAAAAAAATCTTACAACAAACACAATCCAAGACCAAAAGCATATAGAGGTCAAGGACGCTGACTTTAATTTCAATAATACGTTATTATATTTTTATCATGCCAGATAAAAAACAGAGACTCTTTCGCCTCATTGAATCTTATTTGAACGACTATCAGAAAGAATCTGTAGAACAAGTCTATGGTAAGGGAACAAAAATAAAGATTCACACAATATCTGAATCTGTCACACAGAATAGTCTTCTAATCGAAGCGGTAATTGTTTTAGGTGAAACAATATCCGAGGAAGTTATGGATAGAAAGTTAGCTGATGTATTGATACAAGACGCATTGGTCTATTTTTTTCCCGACCAACACATTAAAACATATGTTAGATGGGACGTTTAAATTCCCTTATTCAATCTTAGAATGAGTTCTGAATTTTCTTTCTGTAGATAATCAACTTTCACTGCAAGTGCTGAAACTTGTTCTGTCAATTTTAAGATTGTTGCTCTCATCTCATCTTTTTCCTTGGAGGAATTTTCCAACAAAACTTCTAACTTTGCAATTCTATCTTTACAATCATGACGAATAAATTCTTCATCTCTTTCTTTCCTCATGGCTCTTTTCTCATAGAATCTCCATGCACTTGCTGAACCTAATACGGTTACAACCGTAATTAATACTGTATATAATGATTGTGTTTCCATTTTACGCTTTTGCTGGTCTTGCCCAAACTATGTTAAATTCACCTCCCATTTGGGATAAAGGTGTTGCTTTTAATGTGTCGGTCACGTAGTGATAAATGATTGGTTCTCCTGATGGTGTTTTTCCCCCAACAAAACCTAAGTGAGTGTTGAAACCAAAACGTTCTCCCTTCTTTGTTAAAGTATCACCTGGAACAAATTTCAATTTTTTTCCCATATCACTTGGCTGCCAAGCTCTTATTTTTCCACCTTCCAAAACACCAAAGAAAGGACCATTGGTTGCTCTTTCTCCTTTTGATGTTAATCCCGTTGCCCCATAAAAGAAAGCTTCTCCTGTGTGTGATGAACCAGGATAATAAATTCCAACAACATCTCCCAAATCTAAGTCGCTAAAAGAAGACTGAGATGGAACAGCTTGTGAAATTAAGGACTTAATTCTACCGAATTGACCTGATGAATTAATTTGATTTTCACTTAAGCCTTTCGAATTTTGGTTGATTTGTGAAAAAATGTCAGCCATTTCATTGAGATTACCTCCTTTGAATATTTTACTAAACCCATCTCCTTTGTTTGGAAATGAATTAGACAATCTGTATGCATGCCACGCATTACCCTGTCTTACACCCGTCTGACTTGCAACATATTGAGAGCATCCTATTGGACCTTTTTTTGCAACATTTTCCTTTCCTTTACAAACATCGTTCAAAGTATCTTTAACGGTGGGGTATAATACATATCTACCACAACGTTTGGTCAACCCACTATCACTAGGAACAGTTCCTTCTTGATTTCCCTCAAAATATGGTATTCCTAATTTTTTTGACGTATAAGGACCTAATACCCCCTTACCGTTACCTCCATTTTTTAATTGGAAATCCTTTATTGCAATTTTTGTCAATTTTCCTATAATCCCATCAACTCCATCCCTATTTGGACCAGATTTCCCTAAGTTGTATCCTAATTCCTTAAGTTTTGTTTGAGCGGCTTTAACGAAATCAGTGTAAGATTCGTATTGTTCGAGAATGACTCTCATTTTATTTCTTAAATTTTTCATACTTTAATAAATATGTTTTTATTTCTATTCTACCATCAGTTTTATTTAAAACTTCAAACAACCAAAACTATTCATGTATCTTACTACTTTTTCCAAGTAACCAATACTTGTTTGTTGACCCGAACCTTTGTTTGGAAAATAATTGGCAATTGGTTTGTTTTGTAAAACCATAATTTTCAGTTCAGGTTTAGATTGTGGAAAGGGTTGATATAACGTTTTGTCACACGGTGCAGCATAATTCGGGTCTTTTGTTTCACACCATCTAGTGATTAGACCTGGCATGTTGTGTGCAACTATTGCTAAATCCATTGCGTTGTTACCTGTCCCATCAATTCCCTTGATACCCTTAGTTCTAACTGCAATCGGATTAACGGATGGACCTGTTCCATTACCTACTTTTAAGGCTCTTTTGTAATCATCATTGATTCTGTGTAATGTCCCTATTCCTTGTTTCAAAGAACTGAAAGAATCTGAATAGGAACCAACTTTTTTATCTAAACCATAATCATTCCAAGTTTTTTCGGTAAATTGTGCTGAACCCAAACTCATTTGTTTCTGAGGTTTACCTGAAATTTTATTCACCAAATTTAACCCACCCACAGCGGATTTTGGGAGAAATCCAAACCCTATCGAATGTAAAAATTCTGCCGCGTCATCACTCCATTCACTATAAGTACGGAATAAAGTTTCCCTTCCAATAATTCCGATTGCGGCTTTGGCCATGAAAAGCAGTGTATTAGCATCAACCCCAAGTTCACTCATCAATTTTTGTTTGTTTTGAACTACGTATTCTGCAAATGGTCTTACGTCCTCGGGAATACACGGGTATTTCTTCTCTAAACTGATATTTTCATTTTGTTTACTGACTCTTGCGTTTTCACGTGAATTATCTAGCCCAAATGAAGTTATTCCTGGTCCTGTTTGTTCTTTAAGAATTCGTAAGATAATATTCTCTAAATCCGTCTCAGTTAATTTGATACTTTTTTTCATTATGAAATAAATATCCACCAAAAATGACTTTTAGTGATGAGGGAAATAATTATTATTCTTTCAGAATAATAATAAGAATTAATAAAAATAAAAAAAAAAGAAAAAAAACTAGTAATACTAGTTCTAGGGATTTTAGCAAACCGCCACACAAGAATCGAAACCTAAAATATCCTCTATAATTTTTGTTACTTCATTACAAGGGTCGTCCAAGAAACCAATGTGAGAGTCGGGTTCATCTCTCCGATTGTCTTTGATGGTTAGAAAAACAGCATGAGAATCGGGAATCCATTTATTTGATTTGTCATCATATTTTTGGGTGGGGACGATTTGTATTTCTTTGATTAAAATATCCCCTCCGAAGGAGGTGTTCAACGAAGACTCAACAAGTCGTTTTATTTTTCCAATCTTGTCCATGTCATGTCAGAATTTAAAACCACAGAATAAAGATGTTTTTTATTCCATTCGTTTGGACCAATAAGTGACAAAGTCTTGGACCCATCAGGATTCTCATATAAGTGATATATCTCCCCAATAATCGGTTCAAATCTATAGTTTGACTCGTAGACCTCTTGTTGGATAATCATCGAATTTTGGAGGTCCTGTGCTTCTTTAATGAGCTCTTCATATCGTCTCTTAACCACTCGGTCGACCTTATTGAGACCGTGTTTTTTAAAGGATGTTAAGTCTTGGGGTTCAATCTTTGGGGCACCTACATGGGTTGGGTAGGGAATTACCATTGGTTGTAGATTAACCTTATCGATATGAGATTGAGTTGACATAAAAAAAAAGTCCCTTTATGGGACAATTTTATAAAATATATTTTGTAAAAACAATTACTGACCTTTAATCATTCCGATTCCGTGTTTTAAAAATTCTTTCGCTCTTGGTGAGAGATGTTGCATTGCATATACTTTTTCAATATCCTTAACTAATTCTTCACCGTGTTCGTTCTCCTTGTAGAGTTCTATGATTTTGTCCATGGCCTTACAACACTCTTTCTTTGTTTCATCAAAATAATTGTAGGGTTTGAATCCTTTAAGATGAGTCATTATTTGGTGTGCTAAATGTTCTCCACCATCCGTAACCTTCGGATGAAGTCTCAAGGTTTTGAGCAATTCTAACTTATCAACTAATCCCCTAACACCGTTCTTTCTTAATCTTACTCCCTCAATATAATCATCATCTTCATCATCGCCCATAATTTCTTCTAACGATTTAGTGTTACCAGCGTGACAAAACTTTCTATCATCTTTTTTCTCGTCTTCAGAAATATTATAAAATTTCCTGATTTCTTCTTTTTCAGATTCGGTTAAATAAAATCTTTTACTCATGTCTATAAATATAAGTTTCTTTCAAAATCTCCGACTAATCAATCACACCGTGTAAAAATTGTATTTTCTCATCATTAGATAAAGTATCCTTCGTAAATGAAAATGGGTCGTAATCGAATTTGTAAAAATATGGTTTGTAAAAGTGGTAAACTAACTTCGCACTTTTTGTATCATACAAATCATTGAAGATAAAATACCTTTTATTTAAAAAAGGGTTGTCATTTAACAATTCTTGCATTTTTTGTCTATCAATTTCATTTTTTGACTTGATGAATGGTAGTTTGAGCAAATCTTGATATAAATTTTCAGCTCTTAGAGTGTAATCAACCGTTTCTTCATTGTTGAATTTCCACTTATTAAAGAACAGCTGGTCACTTCCATATTTTGGGGTCATGAAAACGTAAAATCCATGGTTCAGGAGAGACTTCTGAATCCAATTATTGAAATTTTTCCTTACGTTAGTTTTTTTCTTGGTTAGCGCTTCTGAATTATACGAGTTAACAAAGAATGAAAAGAACATATCATAGGGATTTCTACAACTTATGATTTTTTTTAAATTTTGAAATTTTTCAGGAATGAAATTTGAAAATGAATGCTCATAATACTTAAAATCCAAGTATTCCTCTTTGTCTTTTTGAGAATATCTGAAAAAATTGTAGTCTTCGAAAATTTTTTTGGTGATTCTAGTTGCACATCTTTCGTGTGCTAACCATACAACCTGATGCTCGGGTGAAATATTCATTATTTTATGAAATTATTCAAATTATTCAAAGTATAAACAGAATCATAAGGGTCGTAACAATAATCCCATAAGGATTTGTTTTTGATGAAAGGGTGTGGTTGACCCTTTGACCATTTTTTTCCTAATTCATAATCATTTCTACACCAAGTTAGTTTTCTATTTGGTGTTTCTACAAAAAATGAACGAATTTTTTGAATTAATCTGAAAAAAGACATGTAAAACGAATTATCTATATAAGTTTTTTGTATTATTAAATATTTTTTTTGCCTCAACCTCCAATAATCTTATTTTTTGTTCGTCTGAAGGGGAAACCTCAAAGTTTTGAGCTTTGATTTGTCTAATCTGTTCTTGAATTCTTTCATATTGAAACAAATATTGGTTATAAAGTTGAGCTTTTTGGTCGTTACTTAAATTCATAGTTCATTTTTTTTTAAAGGTAGTTTTTTTTCACTCTAAGTAAATTAACTACTGGTTTTTGTTTCATCGTATACCTGGTTGACCTTATCCAATATTTTGAAAAAATTGTTTTTTGTTGAAGACTTGGTCTTTTTTCCACCTTTGAACAAGGAATTGAGTTCTTTGAGTTTATCTATTGAATCCTCAATTGAATCTTCAACACTCGAGTTACCGTTGTCAGTATTGTAATTTACTGGTTGAACATATATGTCTAAATCCATAGCAGCACTGTTGGAACCAGTCTCAAATAAACGGTTGTATTGTTCTTTGGTGATGAGTATTTTTTTCATCAATATTAGATGACTCTCAATATTGTGTTAATTACAGTATCTGAATTTAATTCAGACCAATCAAGAAGTTTTTCTTCTCCGTCCGATGAGACAACGATATGATTAGCATAATCAATATCCCCATATAGTTCAACTCCTGTAACATTTGCTAAATTCAAATAAACACCGTCATTAGCTCTGAAGATTACTTTGAAGTCTCCTACAAGGTTTGAGCATTCAACATCTGAAAAAACGTTGAATGATTTGTCTGTTGACACATTCAGAATTTCGAGAGTGATGTCTTCAGTTTCACCTGAAGGATTATGGATGAAGTCCTCACCAACTTGCTTGATGAATTTATCTGATTCGTTTCTTGAAAAAATTGTTGCCATTTTAAAATGTTTTCTTTATAAATATCATTGTTTTACTTTGGAGTTATTATCCTTGGACTTAGAGTCCATCCATTCGAACCAAAAAGCCATAAAAACTATGAAATTTAATCCAAATGACATGAATATTTCTATCAAATCATCATATACGTTCATAGTCAAATGAACATGACCTACCATCCAAAAAGGAATGGATAGTTTGGATGCAACATATTTTATGAAAAATCTCAGAAAAGCCATTAATAATAACTATTGTATTTATTATATAGAATAATCATGCAAAGAACAGAAATAAAGAAGGTTTTAAGGGAAGCACTCGGGGTTCCTCACAACATTGTTGAGGTGAGTAAAAATGCCTACCAAAGAATCTTGAATTGGGTTAAGAGATTAGATTCAAAAGATTTTGAATATGGTCAAGGTGTCTCAATGAATTTCAGAGTTGATTATCAAATTGCAGACTTCAGGTTTACAACACTAAAAGTGAAACTCGGGGTTGATGAGCACCCAAAAATCAAAACACCCGAAATAATGTCTATGGCAATCCGTAGTCAATCAAGAAAAACCGAGGATATGAGACTTGAACCAATCAAGAATAAAACCGTGGATTTAGTAATCGTGATGTTGGTTCCGACTGATTTCAATTACGAAGAATTACCAGTATATTTTGAAAAAAATAAAAACGAGATTATTGAAAATCTTTCACACGAGTTCAAACATGCCTACGACCACTTCAAAAAACTTTATGACAACCCCATTCAGAGGGCAGAATATCAATCATCTATAAATTTAGGTTTCAATTTTGAACCCTTAGATATTTTTGTTCATGATATATATTTTTCCTCCGCAAATGAAAATTTGGTCAGACCTAGTGAAATATCTGCAGCAATACAAACAGGTCAAATTTCGCAGAAAGACTTCTTAGAGTTTTTGAGAAGTAATGATACCTACAAGAATTTGAAAAGAATTAAAGACTTTAATATTCAGGACTTTGAAAATAGAATACTGAAAGATGAGAAAGGTCTGAACAAATTACTAAGGAAAGTTGGTGAAAAACCCAAGTTGATGACACCTGAGGAAAAGTTAGAAAGTATATACAAACTTCTTTATTCTGTAATTTCCCAAAAGAAAATAATAAGTTTTGCAGAAATGATTAAGACTAATTTTTTAGAGGAACTTTTGGGTTTTCAAGATGAAAAAAAGAAAGTTTTTGATAAGTTTGTATCGAGAGTTTCGAGATTCGAAAATCCCAAAGACTTTGTAAAGTATTATGAGAAATTCTTCAATTATATTGGAGACAAAATGATTCGTAAAATATCCAAACTTTACGCCATCACTCAGAAAAAATAAAATTTTCGACAACGACAAATTTATTATTTTTCTGAAGGTTTAAGAACCTTTTTACGACATCATAACTGAAACCGAATCTATTACCCAAATTCCAAGTTCCCTTTTTTTTCTCGTTGGATTCGAGAATAATTTCAACAATATAAGAAAGGTTTGAGGTTCTTCTCATTGAACTGTGAATTCTGATACCGAATTTTATTTCAAACCATTCCTTCAATATTTTCGATAGAATTTTCATGTCGATAGAAAAAAGGTTAGAATATAACGTAAAAAATTTTTGATTGAATTCTAAAGAACCCGCCGAGGTAACATTGAAAAACCAATCCTGATTATCGGGGTCAACAATCCATAAATTCATTCCATTCGGAACTACTACTTTATTACCTAAGTCTTGTTCAAGTTTTTTGAGAATTATTCTCTTAAGTTTAACGTTGACATCCGACATCAAATTAAATGTAATAAATTTTTGTAGATTAAGTCAAATCAGTTGAAATCTTTTTACTCAATGTTGCATAAATCGGGGATGCAATATTTTTTACTTGATTTGCAATCTGCCCAACTAACGCCTCATATTTACCACCTGTAGCGTATCTAAGACCCCTCTTGTTTACAAAATTTTTAATCAAATCAGCACCTGAGGTTGTATCTGTCAAATAACTTCTTGCAATCAAATCAAAATATGCTTGAATTCCTGATTGAACTGTGTTATGAAAAATGTTTTTACCGCTATTAACGTTCCCTACATTGAATGGATTTTTTGTTCGGATTGGTCTTGAGGATGGATTTTTATCGAACCCTCCTTCTGCCGCTAATTGAGAAAGTGCCAATTCCACGGGAACGTATCTTCCGTATTTGGTTTGAGCATTTTTTGCTCCGTCGGCTAACATTGAACCTGTTATTCCCAAAAGGTTGTGTTTCCTTGTTGAAATAAATTTATCTGCAATACTTTTATAAGTTTCATATTCTGCAGGATTATTTAAATTCATCACAGGGAATTCACCTGTAGGCACGTTCAAATTTGTTTTGGTGTCTATATTTGATGAAGGGGAAGATGACGTATCAGTTTGATTTGGTTTTGTTGTCGAGAGAAACGTATCTAAAATCCCTTTACTGTCTTTTGAACCTATCAATGATTTAAGAATCAAGTCTGTAAGGTCTTGCTCCGATATTAAAAATTTCTTTTTTCCCATGTTTATAAATATAATAAAAAACCCTCTTTTCAGAGGGTAATTTTTAATCGATTACTTCAGTTAGAAAATATCTTAGATTATATCCCTCTGAGACATTTATAATTGAAATGACAGCGGTTTTCGTTTCCTTGTGGACTAAAACATCTACCTTAACCATTTGGTCTTCTCTCAAATCTTTTGCAGTGTATCTGTATCCCGAAAGACTTTTAGTATTCATCTCTTCCTTGGTGTTTTCATATACTTTGAAAATCGAAGGTTTTTTTGCTTGAAAAGAAATAAATTGGGGTTCCACAACAACTGTTATACTTACATCTGAATTTTTGGAATATAAGACCCATTCCTTATTTGTATTATCATATGTATACATCTCGGTGAGAGTTGCTTTGTAATAGGTTTGTGCAGTCAAAATGAAGGTAGACAAAACCAAAATTAGTGTTATGAAAAATTTTCTCATTATTAGATTATTGAAATTGAATTTATTTTGTCTCCTGGTTGGATTTGGTCGACAATATCGAGTCCCTCAACAACTTTTCCGAAACAAGTGTGGTTTCTATCAAGATGTTGGGTATTTTGTCTATTATGACATATGAAGAATTGAGAACCTCCTGTGTTTCTACCTGCATGTGCCATAGATAAAACACCTTTGTCATGAAATTGATTTGGAGCCGAGACTTCACAGTGGATTGAATATCCAGGTCCACCAGTTCCATCCCCTTTCGGACATCCTCCTTGGATAACAAATCCTGGAATAACTCTATGAAAATTTAGACCATCATAAAACTTCTTTTCGATTAAATCTATAAAGTTTTTTACGGTAATTGGTGTTGCGTCATCATACAATCTGGCAACCATGTCCCCTTTTTGGGTTGAAATTTTTACTTTTGTCATAATATATAAAATTTAAAAAATTGTTTGGAGATTGACAAGTTTTACTTCAAAATAGGTTTATAATCTAACTCATCAAAGTATTTTTGAAACCTCTGATAAACATCACTAACCATATCCGTTGTAAAAAAATCTTCAATGTTATAATTTTCAATTTTGGTTGGATTTTTCTTTTTTCTACAAAGCTCTTCTAAAAATCCTGATTTAGCAAATTTACTTTCGGATATAAACGAAATCTTCATGTAGTCGGAAAACAAGTGTTCGAGCCTTATAAAGTAATCAGGTTTTCTCTCTGTAAAATCCATTCCCGAAAACCATAAACTTTCTGTATCGTCGATGTTCGTGATATAAAATTTATAAAACTCACTTTTTGTAATCAATTTTTCTCTTTGTCTATAGGTGTAAAGAAAAGATGAAAAAATTCGATTTAAGGGATTACGAGCAGTACAAATCAATTTATAATTCTGATGATTTTCAAAAAGATTTAAATTGTGGTGATGAACAGGAAATTCTGAATAATCGTGATTTATTTTCCTATCGTAATTTGATAAATAAGATACAAAATTCAAACAGGAAAAAATTACATTTGCATGGACTGAGCCTGTTTTTGCTGGAGACCAAAAGAAATATCCATGTTCTTCAGAAATGTTAATCCAATATTTTTTATCGTTTAGCAATTGATTTACTTTGGGAAAATATAGGCTCTTTTTTTCAAAATTGAAATATCTGGTTTATTAAATTCATGATTACTTTCCCATTCGAGAATGAACAATTGATTCATAAAAAAATCAAATTTCACTTTATCAATTGATAGATATTGCAATGCATTGAATAAATCTTCACTCACACAATTATTGAATTCTCTTATTAAAACTGTGGACATTTTGTTTGAAAGGAATATGTCTTTACGAGTGGAGAGCAATTGAATTTTTCCCAAGACATTACCGTCTGTGGATAGAGAGATAATTGTAGGTCCTATTGTAATTGGACCAATTGAAAAAAACTTTTCAAAATTTTGTCCTATCATACAATAAAAATAAAAAATAAATTTATTTTTTCAAATGATTAAATTCGTATTCTATAAGGGAAGATTGAGGTAACTCCTTATTATATGTATACCTTGGACCTATGAAAGACCTTAACTGACCATTCAATTTTGTTTTTACGACTTTCTCCACATCTTGAATTGTTACATCTCCCATTTCCCCTTTAAGATAATTTTTTGTGGTCTTCTGACCTTTTCCACCAACCAAATCCAATACATCGTATATGTCAACAATTACTTTTAACTTATCGGATGAATCATCAATTGAATTGATTTTGAATTTTGCGATAAAAGGGGTATTTTGCATTTCTTCATCCCACGCCCACGAATATTGTTTGGCTGAGGACATTCTTTTATTCTGAAATTCTGATTCCTTAGATTTGAGTGATTTTTTTTTGTTTCGAATAATATCATCATGGGTCCCATCTCTTTGCAACGTTTTCATTTCTTCTTTTGTAAGTAAAAAAACTTTTCCATCCAAATTTTCATTCCATGCAACTGGATTCGAATTACTCATTTGTCTACCTGTTGAAGACGAATAATGTTCAGCAACCTCATACCATCTATCATTTTTGTAAATATAAATCGGATACCACCCATATGATTTTACAATATAATAAGGAGTTCTGTTGTCATCGAAAGACCAAAAACCCTCAAGATTCGTACCTTTGAAGGGGAGTTGGGCTATGGTATATGAATTGGCTTTTGTGTTTGAAGTCCACTTTCCTTTCATTTTTCTTGGGTCAACAAAATTTTCTTTCGTAAGATTTTTATAATCGCCGTCTTTTCTGTAATTAAGAAGATAAAGTTCGAGGAGGTATAATTCATGTCCTTCCGGTAGACCCATGTATTGAGAAACATTTTTGATTACATCCAAAAGTTTAGCACGTGTCTTGTGTTTTTTCTTTTCCTCGTTGAGAAACTTAAATAATTTTATAACTTTTGGTTCGAGAACTTTATCAAATTGTTCAAAAAGTCTATTTGAAATTTTATACTTCATAGAATATAAATACCATAATCCCCCACAAATAAATTATGGTTAAATAACCGAAAGGGGTTTAAGATTAATTCGGAAACTTACAGTTGAATGTTTCACCAACCTTAATTGCCAATTCTTTAGAATATAGCTTAGTTTTTTCGTAATCGAAGGAAGAATCTTTTTTTAAAATTCTATTACAATCGGTATAAACTTTGAAAGAACCCAAATCAAGTTCAATGAGTTTGTTTGTAGTTTGAACGGCACTTCTTACCGGATAATTACCTGCGAATTTTTTTTCATCTGTATCATAAAAAAATTTAATATTAACAGGTTCTAATTTAGGTTGTGACGGTGAGGATGTGGTGGATTGAGTTGCCGTAGTTGCAGATGAACCACCCAACTTTATTTGTTGACCATATTCATATCTTGGGCTAGTTGTGGATTGTGTTGTTGATTTGATTTGGTCACCATATGTTGTGGTTGTTCCTTGTTCGGAAATCAATTTTTTATATTGTGCCTCAGTAATTATGTATTTCATATTTTTAGTATTCTACTCTAATTTTTTTATAACCTGAATCATTCAACAACTTGGTGACTTGTTGTTTGAAATCACTTTTACTGGCATTCCAAGGTGCTGTTGATTTGAACACAATTTTCAAACTACTCATAGTTTCTTTAGGTTCAAACTTCATCGAGTGAACATATTTACCGTAAGGAAGTGAACGAATTTTTGTTTTAATTTCTTTATTCAGAACGGTTTTGACCCAAGAATCCAAGTTTTTGTATTCTGTTCCCAATCTATCAATATCTAAATGACCATGGTTTGGATTTCCGAATTCCACACCCAAAAAACTCTCGGCAAATTTTGTAAACTCTCTCTCGAGGTTGCTAGGATAAACACTTCGAGTCTCTTCACTTTTAACCATTTCAGGAAAATCTAAGACCACTTTGAAGTTAACTTTATAAGGAGAATTTTCTATTAATTCGATGTTTGCCCATGGAGGTAGATTCAATTCATCAATGAAATACTTGATGGGTCTTTTGAATCTTTCGGTAAATTTTTCATATTTTCTTTTCGATGGTAATTTGTATAAACCCTTTTTTACGATTGATTGAACAATACGAGGTATACTCCATCTACTTATTTCAAAATTGTCATTGGAAAACATGGGGTCATCACCAATTAGTTCTTGGATAAATTTCTTTCCATATTTTTCTAATAGATATGATATTGGTGCATCTTTTTCTGAGTCAGGAAGATTTGTGTTTACCCAATTTCTGAACATTATGAAAAGAGCATCATAATAATCTAAATCGTCCACATAATTGAAATCGACGGTATTGTTTTCTTCCATAATTGAATGAATCAAAGATACAAGTTCTGACTCAGATAACCTTAACTTCTTCATATTAAATAAATACTCATAAAATCATCCATCTTATAGACCTCGTGAATAATTCAGGAAACCCGAAAGAGGAAATAACCTGTCTTATGTTGTCTTCATGTTTATTTAAAAGTGAATCCATGTCCCCATCATATTGTTTTTTTACTTTACCTGGAACTCCTAACATAATTGTAACCATACTTGGTCTACCACCCATGGTTAAATGGTCAACTATAAAATCAAAATCTATAATTTCACCATCTGTGATAGTTTGAATCATTTTTGCGATTTTTTCTCTTTGTTTCAATATGTCATCGAAAGTATTCACTAAATTTCTTTGGCTTTTGCATTTAAGGTTCCACCGGCATCAAAACTACTAAATTTCAATCCGGCATATTTCATCAACTCGGTCATTTTTGCCCTTAGTTCGTGGAAATAAAGTTCACCGTATGCTTTCTTTGTCATTTCTGCACTTATGTTTCCGCCATCCCATCCTAAATCAATTAATGGTTGGTTATCAATCGTCAGAGAACAATCATAGTCTATAAAATTTTCAACCATGGAATATGGTCCTATACTCCTAACTTGTTTAACTTCAACTACCTTATGAGTTTCAAATTCAAGAACATATGGATATGACGTGGGCATCAGTGAATCCCATATCTTTTTCAATGGCTTTGTATAGTCTGCAACTATTTCTTCCTGTTTATATTCACTATTCCAACCCATTTTGTTTTTTTTTAAAAAGTAACGCTTTCTGCATCTTGTTTAAATTCATCATTAAACCAATCGATAATGAATGTCATTCCCTCACTTCCGAAATAATCCTCCAACGTTATAAATAAATCTTGGTCCAATACCAATTCTTTTTTCCAAACATAATAACGGGCAAAAGTTTCAGGTTGACCATTGTGATATGATTTTTTGTCCTTGTTATAATATCTGATGTATGTATCATCCCCATCACTATAGGTGGCAACCTTAGCATTTTCGTCACTAAAATTTGGTCTAACTAAATTAATCATAGTTTTAATTAGTCTTACCAATCTATCTTTTGATATTGTATAATCCATTAAAAATCAATTTTTTTTACAGGTAATTCGAATCTTTCTTTGAACCATATCTTGAATGGTGCTCTCCAAGTATCTCCGAAATATCCATCTAGTATCCTTTCATATTGGGTTTCAAGTGAAACTGTTGGACATATGTCACGTGCATTACTTCCTTGTGTGAAATACTCACAGAAATAATATCTAAAACATATGTCATCACCCGCATCAAAATCACCTCGATAATATTCTATTAAAGTATCAGATTCAAATTCTTCACCCGTCTCATCATCATATTCATACGGATGATGCCAATTGATGTCCTCGAGTGGAAACAATTCATCTAAGTAATTGATGATTGTTTGTTTGAGTCTTGATTCAGAAATAGTGTATTTCATAATTTATAAATATCCATTAAAAAAAACTAAAATCCCCACCTTGTGAGTGGGGACCTAATTTATCTTAATTAATCATTAATTATATTGACCTCTTTCATCCCACATATTCAAACACTCATAACCTTGTTCCTCAAAATTGTTTTCAGTGTCTATTAAGTTCACATTCTTTAATTCATCAAATGAACATAAATCAATACCATCAAAATCAGCGAAATCACAATCCCTCAGGGATAAGTATGTCAAAGTGCTTGGTAAGTTTGTTAATATTTTTCTAACTTGTTTTGAACTTGCACCCACCATCAAAACAAGCCCATTTTTTTTATCGAACTGATAATGTGGCTCATCTAATCTATACTCATCTTGTTCTTTAATTACCTTTTTTACTAATCTTATCATGTCAGATTCTGTTAATCTTACTATTTTCTTCGACATATTATTATTTTGATAATAAATATCTCAAATAAATAAAAATCCCCACCTTGTGAGTGGGGATTAGTTAGTTTACTCTTCAGTAACGTCAGGTTTGCCCTTGTTAATCCATTTGTCGATTGAACCGATTCCGAAAGAACCGAGAACCAACCATAAAAATGCATTGAAGATGAATTCATTGATAACAAGGTCTTTTCCTAAAGAACCAGTTACGATGTCTGCAATCGCAAACCCTGTCATCATTACAAAAGCTAAAAATCCAACGACACTTTTTTCATTGATTGAGTTGTTGTCGTTAAACAACTGTGAGAAAAATTTTTTCATATTTTGGTAATTTACTTACCAATAAATATTTTTGTATTGACGAAGGACAATCATTTAAATAAAAAATCCCCTCAAGATTTATGAAGGGATTACAATTACAATTTCTTATTCTAAAAATATTTTTTTGCTTCAGTTCTTGCCAAATTGTCAAAATAGTTATCAACATCTTTATTATTACCCAAATAAGCTAATATACCATTTTTTATAGGCACAACCTCATTTCCCTCATCGTAAGTAATTTTACCATTTTTAATAGTATAACAGTGATATTGTAAATAATTGGTCTTACCCTTTAATTTAACTTCAACTTTCATACAAACCACTTGATTGCCTTGCCTGTTCATATATCGTCTTTCCAGTTCAATATTGACAGTTGCACCAATTCGATTTAAAAATTTAATTATTGATATGACAAAATCTCTATCCATGAAAAAATAAATATTAATTGTAGTCCTCTTCTGGACAGGTCATACGATAAATTTCGAATAGATATTCACCAAACCAATCTTTAACAACATCAGTAACATAACTATAAACATCATCATAATCATCCCCTAAGGAATCGACAAAATCTTCATCTTTGGTCAGGAAATCATCTATCGCTATTCTAATTACATTATCTGCATAATCGAACTCATCTCCGAAATCATCACACAATGTTGGAAAATCTAATTCTGCATTACGAATGAAGGGTTCGATATTATCTTTAGATAATCGTCTCCTTAATCTTATTTGATAGTCTTCGATTAAAAAATTGTATTGGGTTTCGGATATGATAAATTTTTTGGACATTAATTATAAATATTCAACTAAAAATTAATACCCGCTCCGAACTGTCCGTATTTTACCACGGGGTCATAATCTAATTTCAGAGTGAAGTTTTTAAAATCCTTCATACCACCAAATTTGAATGTGACAAAGTTGTCTTTCGATTTGGGAAAAGTTATTTCCCCAACATCATCTTTTCCTCTATAGAGTATTCTTTCATTTGCAAGTCCAACCATAGCATGAACTCCAAATCTATTAATCCTCTTTCCTGCTCCGATATAAAAACTATTTTGTTTGACTAAATCTGAGATGAGAGGGAAATCTACTAAATTAATGGTCCCATACGGAAAATATGTTGAACGGTCTCTTCGATATGTTGTGTTGAAATCAAAAACGAAATAACCTTTATTACCTATTGTAAAAAACGCACCCATCTGATTATTTGTGGTATGGTGAAGACCAAAACTCATGATTGGTTTTTTTCCTCTAATTGTGTCACGCCTTCCGTCGTTGTAGTAATAAATTCTTGCTGGTTGTCTATAACCCCAATCATTAAAATACCACATAGGTGAAAAACTATTCCACCCAAATGTCGGTGCTCCCCACATATTCCATCTATTCCATCCCCATCCATCAAACCATGGGTCACGAACCACAACAGGCTGGTTAGACCTTGGTTTATTGAATTCAGTTGGAGTAGAGTTTCTCCAATTACTTGTTGTATTCGATGATGTTGTCGAAGTTCTCGAAGTTGACTGTGTACTTGATTGTGATGGCGGAGATGTTCTCCAAGATGATGTTTGAGAGAATACGAACAATGGCATCAATAATACCATTTCAAAAATCAGAATAAGCTTTCTCATAGTAAATTGATTTTATATCTATAAATATAATATAAAAAAATCAATTTTGATTAATTACATGAATTCATAAAATCTTTAGCCTGTGAAATCAAAGATTTTACTTTGACAGAATAAGTGCCAGCCTTACATTGTGGTTTAGGACAATAAACTCTATCTAATAATTTATAATAATCTTCCTCACCACCTATACTTTCAATTTTTCTAAAATCCTGCCATAACTTGTAATCTTCAACAGATTGTTTCCAATTGTCATATCTTGCGTGACCCCTATATTCACCAGTAGCCGTCTTCGGTCTAATTTTGGCGTATTTCATACCAAAACAATTATTATTGGCTTTGAATATTTCACTTTCGAAATGACCTGTTTCTAATATTGCTTGGGCAATTGCTATTTCAGGAAACCTGATTCCTGAATTCTTCACATAACATGCAAATTCTGATGGAGAAAAGTTCTCCACTTCTGAATCAACACCCATGATTTCTTTAATTCTTGTTATGTCCTCGTAAAGATTCATAAAAATAAATATTAGTCTAAACTACTGTTGATAACATTCCCGTCAGTTCCCACTACAACGAATCCGACCCTGTAATTTCGTGGGATATCAAAATAAGGAAGATACTTCATCGTATGATAATCAACCAAATAATGGGGGTCTAATTCCCTCTGGTACATATTATCTTTTGTCATCTCTGAATCATTTACATAAATCCTTAATATCAATCTATTGATATCCCCAATCTCATAAACTTCAATATGGTCAATCATTGGATAGATACTCATAATGACAGATGAGTTCAATAACTTTGTTATTGGTTTGTTAATGTATTTTTCCAAAAATTGTTTATCCACCATATAGAATAAATAGAAATAAAAATAAAAAACCCCTCCTTGTGAGAGGGGTTTGTGTTAAAATCTTTTTTTTGTTCGAAGTTTTATTGGACCATCTTTTTGATATCTGTTCCAATAATCTCTTCCTGGTTTAGAAACATCCGAACCAATCCTGTCTTCTTGTCCGAAACTCCATTTATTTCTCGGTACATCCCTTTGGGTAATGTTCTTATACATTTCAAAGTCATCTGGTCCAAACTCAATTTCTTCATCATAATCAAATTCTTCAGGGTCAACAGGTCTATCGTCTTCATCAAACCAACTGTCTCTGTGACCTAAAATACCCCTGTTTTCAGGTTTCATTTTCATGAAGTGTCTTTTAGGCATTTCAGTTCCCATATCCAACGAATCAAGTTCATGTTCTTTTAAAACTCTTTTAACCAATCTTATCAAATCAGATTCGGTCAATCTTACTATTTTTGACATATAAATTATTTTATTATAAATACTATTTGAAATAAAAAAAAATCCCCTCACTTAGGAGGGGGGTTCTTAAAATTATGTTTGACTACTTCCAACTATCCAAATTTAATGTCCTAATTTGAGAAATTATTTGGTCATTTATTTTGTTGTAAGAATTGAAATGATAAATTGAGTTATCAATTAAATTCATGAGAGCTTGTTTTCTTGGTTGTGGCATGTTCAGACCAGATACCTTATTTTTAAGGGATGCCAACTCAGTCATAACTTTGACATTCGGCTCATCTAATTTTTTTAATTTCTTAATCAGTCTATCGAGTCTTGACAAGTTCTGAAAATAATCCATTCCATATCCTCTTTTAACACCCTTAACACCTCTATAAAAATCACCCAATGCGTCGAACGGACCTTCGTTTGTTTCTTGTTCTTGTAAAACTTTCTTTACAATTCTATTTAAATCTGATTCAGTTAGTTTTTTTGCCATGTAGATAAATATATCAGACTTTTGACTTTGTCATGTCATCGACAAACTCGGGAAATTTTTTTCTAATACATTCATCCAATTGTTTAGCTTCCTCTTTGAAAGATTTACTTGAGGGAAGAAATCGTGAAATGAAATTAACGATAAGTCTAATGAAACCTCTATTTTTCTTCCCGTCCATATTGGTCAAAGATGCCATCTTTTTTAGATTCAAATCTCTGATGCAATCGTTTATAACATCTTCCATGTTATGGTATTTCTGCATCATATCTACTGAAGGTGTGGTGATGAGACTATTGGATTCTTTATTTTTCATACGTTTTAAATTACTTCATAATCAATGTTACCGTAATTGTCATAGTCATCATTTTCATCATGAGTTGAACCATCGAGGTCTTCTTGAACTTTTCTATATGCTTCACAAGATGACCTAGCCATCACAGTATGAGTCCAAGTTTGAACACATGTTCTTGAAGCTTGAATTGTATATTCTTCTTCTTCGTTATCCTCCCAACCTTCTTCATCCTCACAGTCGTCAGTGATAATTTCTTTTGTTTCCTCAGGAACTCTTTTGAAGTTATCAATTGCCTCTGTTAGTTTGTTTCTAAATTCAATGAGTTCTTTTAGAGAATAAAACTTGAATGAATAACTTGAAGCTTTGGAACCGTCCATTCCAATTTCAATATATTCTTTTGAACCTTCCTCTGCCCCATCGTAGTGATAGACAGTAAGGTTTGCCCCATTGTCATATTCAAGTGTTCCATTATCCACGAATAGATAGTTTAGGTCCCACTCATCAGGATTGGATTCAACCATTTCTTTATACTCGGTCTCGAGTTCTCTAATTTGATTCAGAGCTTTTGAGAATTTTTTCTCAAAGGAGGTTTTCCATTTTTTTGAATATTCTGCCATAATTAAAAAATTAAATCGTTTGATTTTAGTTCATCCCACTCTTCATTATCAAGAATCTCTACCTCGTCTTCTTGATTATCGGATTCATATCTTAAAATATTTTTCTTCTCACATAATTCTCTATAATCTTGACCATAATAAGTATTAACGAACCATTCACGGATTACTTCATCCCAGTCTCCACCACCGTGACCTTCTAAAATATCATCGATTGTTTCGAAACCATAATCTTTGTAAAATTCCAAAAGTTGTTCTTCGGTTGGCTCTACAGCAAATGATGTATTAACATGGACTAACGCTTTGGGTATTGTGCTCATAGTGTTTTTATTTTCAATAATATTATAAAATTTAGAATTTTCAAATCTACTCGTAAGATTTTACGGATGGAAGGCTAGAATATTCACAATAAAGCTCTTCTCGTTTCTTTATGAGCTCTTTTTTTACCTCATCAGGAAAATACACTCCATCAGATTCCATGTCCGCAATAGTCCTATAAACGGTTTCATACACGTCTAATTTTTTATCGGCCTGTTCTTTCGTTAACGGAGGGGAGTCAAAAAGTTTACCCATAAACTTTGTTAGGTTTGCTCTTGGTCCTGACTCTTGTGATGGGGTTATCCCCATTTCTGCTCTATTAAGTTCTTTGATTGTAAGACCAATGAAAATTGCAAATAAAGTAGTTACAATAGTCGAAAGAATTACAATGTCTAAGTTTTCCATTTTATTTTCTTTTTGAATTGATGAAATTTAATAATCCCAACATAGTTGGAGGCCATAGTCCGATGAAAATTGCTTTAAGTTGGTCTCCGTTAGTGAGATAGATATACTCAGAGACAAAAATACACACAACACACAGAATTAGGATTCCGAGTTCAGAGACTGAAAATTTATTCATTATTTATAGTTTTTAATTGAATTGTTAACATCTTCGATTGTTATGATGACCAAGTAGGTAACAATCAAGATTACAAAAAGTTTTGTAAGTCCTATACCAATCATATATTATTTTTTTTCTTGTAAAGCCTCAACTAAAACCCAACCGAAAAACATAATTCCGATGGGAAGATTCAAAGATACACCAAAAGAAACAGATAATCCAATCCCGATGATTATTTTTATGAATCGAAGACCATCACTGATAATCCGTTTTGCCCAAAAGTTATAAAAGTTATTCATATATTTTCTTTTAATTATAAAAAATATATTTTAGAATAACAAATAAAAAACCCCTCACAATGGAAGGGTTCAATTTTTTTTTTATTGAATACTTAAACGTTATAAGTTGTATTTTGATTGTTCGGCGGATTGTTTTTTGCGTATGCATTAAATCTATTTAAAACATTTTGAATAGTTTGACCTGAATTCATAATACTCATCATTATCCAGAACGCGTTTACATCACCTGTATTAACTATTTTTACGAAGTCTTCCACCGTGATATCTTGACCAGGTTTTACCCCTATTATGTTTCTTATCCCATATAATCTTGATAAGATTTCAGTATCTTCATAGATATATTCTTTTTTATTATTTCTCAACAATCGTAGGTAACTGTTTATTAGGTCGACAGGTTTTTTTATCCCCTGCGCTCTTAAATCATACGCGTATTTATACCATTTATCTTTCTCGGCTTTAGTTAATTCTGACTTACGGGCTTCAGTTTCTGAACCGAAAAGGGACCCCAAACTTGTCCATATAGATTCTTTTTTGTTTCTATCAATTTTCAAATCAACATCTATTTTTTGTTTAGGGTGGAATGGTTTCACATTATAAAGAATGTGTTGAATTTCATGAATTAAAATTCCGAGAGGGTCTTCGGTGTTGTTTGCACAATTAATATAAATAATCCCTTCAAAAGGGCTATAACCCATCACTGTATTTGGTCTAACGTGGGCAATTGAATCACTTCTCGGGTCTGAATAATATTGAAATCGCAAATCAGACAAAGCCTCGTTATAATCTTTGAATATCTCAGAGGCTTCGTTTGTAGAAATTTTCCAATTTTTTGCAAATTTATTTAAAGTGACAGGACTTCTCAACCAATCTTTCCACCAATTTACCGCCTGACTTAATGTTGTTGTATTGTAACTCTTCATACAGTTGTCTCTTTCTTTTGCAAAATCCGCACGTCCTGCAATATTATTGTTTACATAAGTAGAACTTGCTGGTAAACGGGGTTGACCAAATTTCAAAGGTGGTATAGATGGGGTTGGTTTTTTTTGTTCGTCCAAATTATTGGATATTGCACCACCCATGAGTTCTTTAACTCGTGATATATTTTCATTCAAATTCATCAATTATAAATATTACAACAATAAATTATGGCGGAATGAGATGTTATATCAAACGTTCGAATGAATTTTTTACCCTTTGTTTAAAAGAAGGGTTTTCCATATCAGGTGGAATTTGAAGTTCACCGGAACCTATCGTAATTATACTTTTACCATCAGAGGGTAACCAAATACTTTTTTGGTGGGGCTTTATAAATTTTTCAATTTCAAAAATATCAGGTTCCTTGAAATTAATACAACCCTTACTCATTTTCCTTCTTTTACAACTCTGAGGGGAAAGGTCCGCGGTTGTTAAAGCATCTATTCTTGGTCTTTTTTTCGTTCCATGAAATGCAGTTACAGTTTCGTTACCATCAAAGGTTTCAAATGACATGTATTTCTCTCCATAAGTTGCAATGTCTGATTGTCTCGCAATCTCATCTTCCAAAGTATCTTTGATTCCTGCAGTTCTTCTGAATATTCCAGCAGGGGTACTTTGTTCAGGCCATCTATCCTCTGTAGGAGCAAAACATTGCTCCATTCTCTTAACAAACCCTTCCATCCCTTCTTTTTTCAAATTTGCAACACTGTCCTTAAATTTATTCCAAACCTGTTTATAAAAATCTTGAACAACAAACTTGTCGCTTTGGTCCTCTTTACCTGTTAAAACCAAAAATGTTCTAACAAGTTCATATCCAGGATTGAATAGATAAATTCTGGCTTGAGAATCATCCAATATGGTAAATTTCTCATTTCCCATTATTTTATTTTTTCTGAGATAATCAACTTGGTCTTGAACTTGTTTGGATGCACTTGGTATTTTGTTAGTGAATAGTCGTTCAACCTTAGACTTTTCGGCAAACGCTTTACTAACAACAGACGGGTCTATCTTTTGGGGATACTTTCCGTCTTTTATTCGAGGGAAAACCCTCGAGGCTTCTACTGAACCCATAGGTGATGACACGGGTCCACCTTGATTGAACAAACCTTCTTTTGTATAAAAAGGGGAAGTTTGTTCCAATAAAAAATTGTATTGTGATTCTGTGATTAGATATTTCATCAACAATAAATATCACGACCCCATTGTCTGAGATTTAATTTTAAACTTTTGATATTGTTTGATTAAATTGGTCTGAATTAATTTGTTGAGAAATATAATTAGAAAGAAGTTGCTTGTATTTTTGTTCACCGAATTTTTGAATGTATCTATCTTTGTATTTGGTTATTGATGGTTCCACGGATTTTAATAAACCTTCGATAGTTTTTAGTTCTGCTTGGATGACATTTTTATTTGTTGCAACCTTTTTCACCACTTGGACCTCAACTGGAGTTAATCTTGTTTTGGAAAGTAATTTTTCTGCCAACGCAACCGACCCTCTAACACCAACCTGATTTAGTTCAGGTATGAGACCCAAAAGTTTACCCGATAAAGGGATTAAAGAAAATAGAGTAATAATGGTTGCAGCTTTCTTATTTCCTTCTTGGAAATGTCTTGCAGCATCTCCAAGCCCAACCATAGATGATATAAATGGTCCAATAACAGGAATTAGAACAGAAACAATACCCAAAAAAACATTCATGTCATGACTCGTCAAAGCTTTGTCCCAACCTTTTACAACGCTTTTTTGTTGACCTTGGGGAACATAATTTCCCCAACCCGTCATGCTCTGTTCTGAAATTAATTTTAATTGTCTTTCAGTTATGATGTACTTCATAACAAATAAATATCACGACCCAATTATATGAGATGGTCTATTTAAGGACATACACCCAAGCGTTTTGCTTGTAATTACCGAATTTTTTGAGTGCTGCGGTTGTTCTGTGCCAACCTTCCAATAAGTCATACTTTCCGTCCTTTGTTTCAACCACGATAATTGGTTCAGAAGACAAACCACCCTTTTCCAAATTAGATTGTTGAAAATCGTGTCTTTCGGTGTCTTTGGTAATGTCAGTTCTTCTGAAACCTTCAATCTTTTTTCTCAAATCTTTCTGAACAAACTCTGTGAATGATTCCAACGACAAATCCAATATTTTATTTTCCCAATGACCTTTACCGTGCCCTTCAACAAAACTAACGAGATAACTTCTCACAAGGTCTTTATATTCTTCAGGACTTTCATCTTTTATGTCTTTTGTGTTTCTATACAACCAATCTCTTAAAACATATTCAGGCCAATCAATTCCCGTAATTTCTTTACTCTTATTTCTAAGATAATTCATATAACCTTCACGAGTTTCAACAATAATCCCCATCAATTCTTTTACTCGTGATATATTTTCGTTCAAGTTCATCATCAATAAATATCACGACCCACTTGTCTGAGATGGTCAACTAATTGAAAAGTCTTTGGATATTATCAACGTATGGAGAATTATTTGGCTCATTGACCCAAACATACGCTTTTAATGGCTTGTTTTTCATTTTTGCCAAGAAAACTCTATGAGCGCCGTCAACAACTTCATAACCCTTATCATTTTTTCTTAACGTTATTGGTGGGAGTTTACCAAAATTGACTTTCCTCGGGTCTGACGGGTTTTCTCTGAAATATTTATCTGATTTACCTGAAACATAGTCATCAAATTTTTGTTGTCTATCAATAACAAATTCATCTTCTAAATTAATTTCATTTGGGTCAACAAGTATCGGTCCCGTTAAAACCCAATCTTTGATTTCGTAAATTGTTCTTCTCCATTCTGCAAACGGTAACCCCATTTCATCATTATATTGATAGTCGATTATTTCCTTTTGTTCAGGAAACATTTTCAAAAGCAAATTATAAATCTCCTCAGATTTTTCTCGGGTAACAATTTTATTGACAAAGTCCCAATCAAATTCTTCAGATACCAAACCCATCAATTCTTTTACTCGTGATATATTCTCGTTCAGATTCATCAACAATAAATATCACGACCAATTTGTTTAAGATGGTGTCTGAACAATGTCTTTGAACTTGTCCAAATACACAGTTCTTTCAGAATCAACATTTATTAGTTGTGTGTTAGGTGATAAATAATTATCCTTCACTTTAATATAATACTGACCGTCATCTACTATACCGAGTTTTGAAATAAACTCATCAATAAACTTTTTGTTCGAGGTCGACTTCGACAACAAACCTTCCAACCCTTTCTTGGTCAAAATTGTGGAAGGGTCTCCTGTCTTTTCTGATGGTCTTTCTTTCGTGGCTTCATACTTTCCCAAATATTGTTCCAAAACCATTTCAATATCTCGGCTGTCGTATTTAAAGTTGGGGTCTGTTTTTGCTATTTCATTTCTCTTAGAAACATTTTCCACCAATAGATAAATTGGGGTATGTAATAGAATTTCTTTGAAGGTTACATTCGGTAAATATTTTTGCAATTGGTTGTCGACAGTATCCACAAATATCTTTTTCCAAGGCCCTGTTTTGATTTCTTGAGCGACATACCATAATCTTGCGTCAGTTCCCTTAAGATATTCCTTTTCGAATGGATTTTCAGGAACAGTATCACCATTTTCACGATAAATACCCGAAACAATTCCAGCATCTTCTCTTTCTTTTGCCCACTGTCTTATATTTGGATGGTCCAATTTAAGTCTTCTTTCCTCACCTTCTCTCCCTTCTTCACCCGTCCCACTAAAATCATCAGAAGCAATCACAACCCATTGATTTGGGTCCTTGGATTCATAATAAGGAACAGCATTCATTTGTTTCAACAAATAAGATTTACCCGCAGAAGAAGTTCCATCCAATAAGACTACCGATTTATCATCAGCTTGTTCAACCAGCAATCCCATCACTTCCTTAATTCTTTTTATATTTTCGTGTAAATTCATAACAATAAATATACCGACCCATTTGTTTAGATGGTGATAATGAGGTGGTCACAATGAAGGGACAAGGACCGAACCGACGAAGTCGGTCGGGGACCGTCGGCCGAAAAAACGGGGGAAAATACCGACGGAGTCGGTTTCCGTTTGCGAATATCTGGTTAAAATAAGCTTCTCATAAGATGATGACAAGAAATCATTCCTGTTTGCTTGTCAGCAGGTTTCAAATAAACTTTAACAGTTATTATACCCAATGCCCAATTTTTACCGACCCAAATGTTTTCAATTTCGGGGAATTCATCAATTAAGATGGAATCAAATAATTTCTGATATGAAGATGGGGGAACTTTCATCAATAATAAATACTACACGCACATGTCTTATATTTCGTGAACATCACGATTACTCATATTTTGCAAATCTCTAAATAATTTGTCATACTGCTCCCTCCCCAACCTAACATACATGGCTTTCATAACATCAGACATTTTTCCAAGCTTTATAACTTCCTGTTCATACTTGTCCATAAATCCCTCGGGGAGACTATATGATTTATTAATCTTCGGTTCCATGTATTTTATTTTTTCCTCCCAATAACTCTCTTTCAAGTTTTAAATTTTGTTCCTTCACCAATTTATCAATTATTCCTTGAACACCTTGTTTTGAGACCTTAGTAGATTTCATTACTCTTTTCATAAGCTCAATATCAATTTCGTTGGATATTTTCCTCGTCAATAATTCCTCTATTGTCATTTTATAATTAATTTTAATAAGTCAGATAAAACCTTTATATTATTCCTTTCTCCAAACCAATCTCTAACATATTTCCATGACTCCGTGTTTTCAACAGGAAAATATCCTTCGATTTTTTTACATAAAGAATCAGACCTATAAACTTTAACTTGGTCACTTTTGACTTGAAACCATAATATCAAAACACCACTATCCGACTTTATCTCATAGGTGTCGGTCCACGTCCTAAGTGGACTATACATAATCTCACAAGTAGTCCCTCCCCCAACATAATCATCCAAAAATTTATAAATCTTTTCTTTCATATCTCGAATGTATCTGATTATTTGACCCAAGTTCGAGCCTATTTGAAATTGATTCCATTATTTGTGTATATTCAAATTGAAGTTCCTCCTCGTGGTCCTCATAATACTCCTCACCCTTGGCGGAATATCTTCCACCAATAATTTTAAGAGCATAAGCATGGGGGAATCTACCCTTGTTGTGAATTGTTAATTGCATTTACCCTATGAATATGTTTATTCCCTCCCATTTTACCCCTTTCAATGTCTCGTCTCATGTTTTTCAAAGTGGTATAATATTTTCCGTTGATGGATTTATTATACCTTGCCTCAAGAACCTCGACCTTCGAATACTCCTCGTATCTTGTCTTCGCATCTCTCATTACTTTTCAATTTTCATTTTCCATATAATATAAACAATTCCCCCAACAACCACAAGACATGCAATCCCAATCAACATATAAAATATTTCACTATCCATATCATTCTATTTTATGAATTTTTTTATCTCCCCCTAAATTCAGTGCCCTACATTCAATGAGGTCCAACCTTTTTTTATATTCCTTCCAAAGAAGTTCATTGAAGTCTTTTCTGAAATCATAACTTTCTTGTTTGAGACCTAACTCCTCCAATCTCTGAAGCTCATAAAGATAAGGAAAGATATTTCTTGGAAATTTCATTTATCATCTTTTTTATCAAACAAATACTCATGAAGTATTGTCCCCCCAAATATGAGAATAGCAACCCCAAAGAAAATTATCAATGAATAATCCATATACTATTTTTTTGCAAACATAGACCTTTTACAAAAAATTTCCAAAAATTTTTTTTTGACTATAAAGGGGTAAATAAAAAAAGAGGGGTCTTGTCTATGGAACGTAGTGGAATACTTGTTTTAGAAACATATTTCCAATTTTACAAAATAGAAGGTTTCCATTTTACATATTATAAAGGAATTGGAAATATAATTCCAATTCCCACAAATAAAAAACCCCTCTGTATGAAGTAGGGGTTTAATAAGTATAATTGTTTTTACTATGCCAACATTGTTTGAACATCTTTGATTTGTGTATTGAAGTCATCAATATAAGGTTTCAACTCTTTTGATTTATTTGATAAAGCTGCGAGTTTGCTTGAGACAATAGCGAGAGCATCTGCGGCTTTTGATTTGAATATTTTTACAAGAGCAATCATGAAGGAATATTTCCAAGGTTCTTTTGCTAAGTTGAAACCTGCAGATTTTATTATACCCATGTTTTTCATAATCACACGAAGTTCAAACGGTGTCTTTTTTAATAAAGATTTTACTTCCACTCTCGCAGCAATGTTTGAGGCATTACCTCCAACAGGAATTAGTGACGAAGCAAATGTAACAACCGCCAATAAAGACATTTCAATTTTTTCTTCAGTTGTCTTTGCAAAGAAATACCTAACAACATATGTGAGAGCATGTGTAACATCAATACCAATTGATATTAGATTACCAATTCCTGGTACAGCATCAACCAAACCTGAAACAATATCAGCATAATCATCAGCATCCAAATTTGGACCCAACTTACCCAATTTATTCTGAGCTGCGACTTGATTATCAACCTTCTTTAATTCACGTCTTTCGTAATCTGTTGAATAACCTTGTTCCATCATGATGGTCTTCAATTGAGATTCTGTGATAATGTATTTCATATTACAATAAATACTTTGGGAAATAAAAAACCCCCTTCGTGAATGAAGAGGGTCTTGTTATAGAAATTATTTTTTTTTTAAATCCCAATACAACTTAACAATGCTTTTACATCTTTCGCTGGGTCAGAACCTAAACCACCTTGGTCTTCAGGTAATCCTGTTAAAAAGATTACAATTAGTGAAGATAATGCCAACACACCTCCAGCAACCAATCCAACAGGGTTTGCAATTAACATAGCAACGATTCCAAGAGCATAAGCTCCAGCACTTGTAGTTAAAAACATTAAACTTGTGAGTTGTTTTGATGTGATACATTTTTTGATTTTTTCCTGTATTTTAGGGTCAGGTTTTGCACCACTTTCAAATTTTTGTATTGCCGCATCAATCATTGATTGTGCTTCAGCTGATTCGGTCAAATATGGTTTTACATCACCTTGTTTAGTTTCAACCAATTGTTTGAACTTCTCGTTGTAAACTCTCATTCCACCTTTATGTTGTTCACGGATGGCGTTTTTTTCTTCTTCAGAAATATTGTTTAAAATGTGTTTCATAATTTTAATTTTATTATAAATATATTCGGAAATAAAAAACCCCCTTCGTAATTGAAGAGGGTCTTGTTATTTTGAAATGTTTTATTAGAGCGGACCATATTTTCTCATTCTTCTTGATGCTTGTCTACATTCCTTACTCGTTCTTGTGTTGCCACCAATCAATTTGATTAGTTTAACAACCAACATTAAAATGATAATACCTGCAAACACCTGAATGAAAACAACAGGGATTGCCATTGCACCAATTGTTACAATCTCTCCCACTTGTTCACTTTGAGTTTTTCTTTTGAAAATTGATTTAACCTTTTTGATTAACTCCTTAACATCTTTGGCTGAAGTCAGACCATCGATTTGTTCTTTGATTTTCTGAAGCATTGTCTTTTGTTTCTCATCCGCAGTTGGAGGAGTTTCAAGTGGACAATCGTTCAACGCAAATTCAATATCTTCAGTCGATACGGGTTCTTCCCCAACTGTTGATAGTTCATTATTAATCACGTCAAGAACTTGAGATTCATCTTCTTTCAATAATCTCTTTTCCAATCTGATGTTGGCTTCTTGTATGTGTCTGATTTTACTATAACTTCTATTCATAATTTGATTTTATAATAAATACAAAATTTTCCCAAAAATTTTTAAATGAAAAAACCCCCTTCGAAATTGAAGAGGGTCTTGTTCTATAATTCACAATGATGTTATTCATCAAACATTGATTCCAATTCTTTAACAACCTCCTTTGCATAATCAATAATCTCATCGGCTTGTTCATCAGTCAAATCGTCGTCTTGATAAGCCTCATGCATTATTTTATAAATTTCATTAATACATCTTTCAACCTCATCCAAATCCTCCTCCTCATCCATTGCGTGATTTGCAACCATATCAATTACTTTAAAATAATCTTCAGTAGGGTCATCCTCTCTTCTTTGTTCCTTTACTATCTTATTAACCAATCTTGTTAAGTCAGATTCTGTGAGTTTTACTATCTTTTTCATATGAAATAAATATCCCAAAAATTTTAAAATGAAAAAACCCCCTTCGTAATTGAAGAGGGTTTTGTTCTATAAATTAAGATTATTAGTATCTTACAAACTTTGTATCAATTTGAATACTTGACCCCTATTCATATTTTCAGTTTTAATTAATTTGGGTTTCTCGTCCCCAACCCTTGTATAATATTCAACTTTGTATGGTCCATTAATGTCTTTTAGTCCACTAAAATATATTTTTTTGAATTCATAATTAGGGTGATTATTTTTACTCAATTGTATAAAATCCCCTTCATCATCCGAAAAATTTTCAACTTTGTTGTTTCCTTTTGCCATACTAATAAGGTTCTCGGTATAGATATTTAGTTTCTGTTTTTTTACATTATTATATCCCTTTTCTCTAAGTATATTTTTAATTTTATTTAAAAAACCACCATATATATCATTTTCACCATCAGTCTTTGTATTTTGTTCTTTAATAACTTTATTAACCAAACGAATCAAATCGTTTTCTGTTAATCTTATAATCTTTGACATAGAATTTATTTTCCAATAAATATACCAAAAAAGGAGAATTTTTTCCCAAAAATTTTAAAATAAAAAACCCCCTTCTTTTCAGAAGAGGGTCTTGTTTTAAAAAAATATAATTAAATTAAAGAGAGCTTAATTTTTACACCATTACCCGCGTCAATAGTTGCACTTTTTCCTTGATTACCAGCCAAAGATTGTAATCCCGCATTTAGTTTGTCTTGAGGTACTCTAAATTTCATCCATCCATCGGAGGTCAGAGCGTCGGTAGGAATTAATTCTTTCATGATTTTTTTCATAGCATTACCTGATGGTTGAGCTTCTCCCAGTAATGTTCCTTGTCTGTCTCTTCTAACATTTCTCAAAATTACATTAAAAGGCACGTTAGGTAAAAATGAACCTGGGTCATACACCCCTTTTACACTGTATTTGTAAGTTGTGTTTGGAATGTTCTGTCCTTTGTTGTCTCTTTGTGAAAGATAAATTGTACCAGTTCCGTCGCTTGAAGCATTAACCAAAGCTGGAGTTGCAAGAACAGTTAACAAAGGAACTTGAGCCATAGGTGCTTGTTCTTTTATAACTCTCTTAACCAAATTCAACAAGTCGGATTCAGTTAATTTTATAATTTTCGACATATAACTTATTTTACTATAAATAGACCCAAAAAGGACAATTTTTTCCCAAAAAATTTTTTTAAGAAAAAACCCCCTTCGTAATTGAAGAGGGTCTTATTTCAGATTAACTTTGACCGAATCGTCTGTAGTATCTTATTTCATAATATCTTTTATCCTTACAATCTATTCTTGTTCTAGAACCATACTCATATGAGGGAATACAAAAACCTGATTTAATATTTTTTATTAGTTCTTCAGTTGATTTAACCGCATTAGGGTCTGATTTTATTGTTTGAGGAGTTGATTGTTCAGAAAGATTGTGCATACCAAATCTACTTTCAGGTTGTTCCTTCAATAATCTTTTTTCCAACATTAAATTTGATTCCTGAATATGTCTTATTTTACTGAAACTTCTATTCATAAAATATGTTTCCAATAAATACTCCCAAAAATTTTTTTCTCAGTTGAAGGATAAATTAAATCAAATGGTCGTGTTTTAGAAAAAGAATATAACCTTCAATATCTCTCAATACTTGGTTTACATTCCTACCCGACAAATGATAAAACCCATGTTTACTTTTTTTGATTGTTATAAGTTCCCCATTTGAAAAATATATTCTTTTCGGTGACCTTCTAACAACCGAGACCTTATTACTCCCATTCATATAATGGTCCCCAACATTACAATCCAAAATAAACTGATGTGATTTTATCCATAAATTTTCCATAACACAAAAATAAGAAATGTTCTTTTTTTTCCCAAAAATTTCAAATTAAAAAACCCCCTTCGTTTCGGAAGAGGGTCATGTTTATAGTTAAATTTCTTTATTACCCAAAGTTTTGGAGAAGTTGCCCAATTTTATATCCATCCAATTTTTCTGTTTTGATTTTTTTTCCACCTTTAAAATATTCTACAACGAAAGGTCCGAACATACTATAGTTATTCAAATAAATTATTGTAGATTCTGGACTTGTCCCCGTGTCACTTAAAATCAATTTTTTTTGACCTCCTTCATCATAAAAATCAACCGTGTAAGGTCTCTTGTACATTGATAAAAGTGAATAATTGCTTTTAATAAGTTTGAATCCTTTCTTTAAAAAATCTTTTTTTACCATTTGTAAAAAAGATTCTAAAGTCTCTGATTGTTCTTGAATTACTCTTTTCGCCAAACGAACCAAATCTTGTTCTGTAAGTTTTATAACTTTTGACATATAAATAATTTTATTATAAATATACCGAAAAAGGACAATTTTTCCCAAAAATTTTTTTTGCGTTATTCAAGGTATTATCCCCCCCAAAACTGACATTTTGACCTACATAAGGGGGGATACGGGGGGAGGGGGGCCCCCATAGGGGGGTATGCCCCCATGCCGAAGGGGGGTGTTGTGGATAAATAGTTATTCCCACCCCCTATACATTTATCAACAGATAGGATGTGGAAAAGTTAATTTGGTTTTGTCAGAATGTCCGATTTCGTTCAGTGAATACTGCGTCAGATGGTATCTCTTTTATCTCGGGGATAATCCATGACCCCACCACGAAGCTTCTACCTTTACGTATCTTAAGGTCTTCGGGGATTGCGTTAGATGTGGATACAGATTTCATTGTCTTCTCCACGTCGGCTTGTATATCTTGTGTCTGTTCTCTATCCACATTAAACATTGTGGCGAGGTATGAGGTTTCATAAGTGTTTGGGAGGTGATGACCAAGTCTTTTATCCAAATAATATCTTAGGTATGATACCATTGGCCACCCCGTTTGTTTTTGTAGGATGAAGGGGTCCACGAACACGTCGAGGAAGATGAGGTTATATTGGTTTATCTCCTCATCACTTGGGACCCTGATATCTATAATCCATGGGTATTCCCTTTTAAGAATCCTTTTGATTAACTTATACTCATAGGAGCTTTCCACTTCATCTTTGGTTACATAGTTATGTTGTTCGACAGGCATTAAAAAAAATAAATTTGGTTATATCATAAATACTTCGGACCTTTGTTATGTCTGAAGCGGGAGTGTATGGACGGGCTGGGGAATAACCCTTGGAGCTGAATCAGAGGTAGCTTGCTTATACCCCATGGATAAGATTTCTTTTGGTGGAATGAAATAATTGTCGTATCTTTGCCTTATGTTATATCTTAAAACCCCGACCATCACGATGACCACCCCATATATTAGGGACGTGGTTGGTGAGACCATTATGTGGTGTGAGAAGAACATGGGAAAAAAAAGGAAGAGGACCAAACTTAAGTTTAGGGTTCTGACTCAGACCCATGGGGAAAATTGTTATGGGATGTATGACCCCAAAAAGAATACCATCATCGTCCACAGAAATATGTGTCAGTCGGTGAGAGATGTGGTGAAGGTTGTCATTCATGAGTATACCCATTTTCTTCAGGACCTTCGTGGATATTCGAAGGTATTAAGGGAAGTTGGATATAGAAGACACCCACAAGAAGTTGAGGCGAGGGGGAATGAAAAATTGTTTTCGAAATGTTGGACCGATATAAAAAATAACTTATGTTAAGAATTATTTATTTTCTTATTCTTGGGTTTCTGTTTGTTTGGGGTTGGAATCATATCCCGAACTTTATGGCTTACCTTTTCGTGGGAGCCCTTGTTGCATTTTTCATCAAACAAACAAAAGATTAAATGAGACGATTTTTAAAAGCCCTTCTTGTTGGCTACATTATCCTTGGTGTGTGGGATATTCTCTTTGGAAAAAAGAAACCTTAGAGCCCCGCCCCTCTTATTAACTCCCTACACTTCTCTATTATCTGAGTTGGGGTAATGGACTCGTCTTTCGTATAGAGTCCCTCCACTTTTGCATCCACGCATGCCCATGCGTTTAGTCCGATAGGTTTTCTTACAAACCCCGTCTTTGCCTTCTCGAAATATAAAATCCCTAAGTGTTCCCTCAGGTCCCCGAGCTTGAAACTTACCTCCACCGATATTCGGTCAGGGGTAATCAGTGTGATATCAAATGACAGTTTGTCCATGGTCCCATTAAACATAGTTTAGGAACATATAAAAATAAAGAATGTGGAAAACTTCTTTTGGTCCTGACGCTATGTCAGTGTGGAAAACTTTTCTTTCGTTGGGGGTAAATGTGGATAACTTTTTTTGATTTTGTCATAATGTCAGGGGAGCGTTGCATAGGGGATAATCCCCTCGACCCATTTTCCCCCACTTTTCCCCACCACTCATTCCCACATTTTCCCACCACTTATGGTCATGTAGATAGTGTAAAGACCACTTTTTCCCCTCTCACGGTATCAGGAAGACCAGTTTTTTAATATGTATGTTTCTTAGCAAAAAAAGGAAGATTAAGTATGAGACGGGGGGAGTGAACGTAGTGAACCTTTAATGTGTATTAATTAACCTTCAACGAGAGGGACATTTTGTCTCCCTGTAGCGATGGACAAGTAGTATATGGTGGTAAAATGTGGAGGTAAAAAGTTATAGATATGATTATAGTTTATCACGATAGTGTTGTATATTGTAATCATGTTTATAACTTATCATATATCGTTTCGTTATACGATATGTCATTATATCGTGTGAATATACGATTGTCTATAATATCGTTTCATTAGACGATTATGTAATCACCATCTCATCTGTCCCCTCACTGAGTGGGGGGAACTTATGGGTGGGGGAAAAGTCAAGTTCATATACTGTGTAGTCTTACTTTTTTATGTAAAAGTAAAGTTATAACTTTACTTAAATGGGTGATACTTATTACTATGATATACTTTATAGAAAATTTAGAAACCAAACACATTAAAATTGGTTTCACTACAGATATTAAAAATAGACTAAGTAACTTACAGACATCTTCACCATATGAGTTAAAAGTGTTAGCGGTTTGTGAAGGAAATGATAAAACCGAAAAAGAATTACATATTAAATTTAACGATTACCATACCAGAGGAGAGTGGTTTAATCCTAATAAAGAATTGATTGACTATATCAGTCAGTTCCCCCCATATAAGTCAGATAACAAACAACACGGTAATTTAGCTAGTCTAAGAAAACAGAAGAAGATGAGTATGGAAGAAGTTGGTAAAAAAATGAAGATAAGTAAACAAGCTGTTTCAGATATCGAAAAGAGATACGAATATGGTAATATAACAATCAAAAACCTTAGGTCATATCTTGATGCTATTGGTTATGATGTTACTATAGTTTTCTCGCCGAAATAAGATTATACAACAAGTGAGTGAATGAAGGACACTCCCGAACCTTTAGGTGAGGGATGTATTGTGTCCGTAGTGAATGAACTTGTTGTATAATCTAAACTTGATAAACTTCATATGAGATAGGGATAGATAGTGATTGTTTGATGTTATCAATCATGCCCGTTCTTTGTTTAACATTTCCCCATGTAATGAAGAAAAGACCATTTTCTAACTGAATGAAGCTATTTCTGTTCATTTTTTTTGGGTCTGAAGTCATAGACGAAGGGAGTTCATCTTTTGTCTTTTTGAAGTAATTGGGTAACTTGGTAAGTAAAACTTCAGGTGAGAAATTGGTTGAGAGATACTGACCAAGAAGAACATATCTATCAATAGTTGTATCCGCGACAAATTCAGTATTATCAATAAAGATTTTGATTGAAGACCTGACTTTTTTGATATTTTCTAAAATCTCAATTTTTTGAGTTTGAGTGGTCCCTGAATCTGAGACAATTGATTCAGTTAAATCAAGTTCAAGTGTTTCGGGAAAATAATTGGTAAGTTTAGTAATTTTTTTGTGTAATAAATCCTCATCATCACAATCAAACCATTCAGTGGTAATACTTTTTCTATCGTTATATTCTTTAGTAACTCTATATTCTTCGAAACATGCGTGGAGGGCCTTTTCTAAGGAACTCATGTGATTAGTTTGGAATATACGTATAAACACAACGTCCACAGGCATGTGTGTAGAATTTAACGCGGTTTCTCGGGATTTATAATCTATGGACCGACCTAACTTATAATAATTCGTTATAAAATTACCAAGATGGTCAACCATTCTTCCAATGTAACAATAACCTTGACTCATAAATTATTTTATGAGCTAAAATAAAAAATATTTTTCTTCTTACAAAAAATTATTTTACCCCCTCACTTATGCGGGGGGTTTATTAGGTGGGGGGTTATCTTTAATCTTGTATGAATCAACAAGGATTACTTAACAGTTCGATTATACAATTAAAGAGTGAAGTGAATGAGGACACTTCCGAACCGAAGGTGAGGAATGTATTTGTGTCCGATATGAACTGAACGAATTAATTGGATAATCTTTTTTTACTATATTTATGGATATGGGAGAAGCACTTCAGAAGATATTAGAACAATTGATTGTAAAGAAGTATAATTCACTTATTGGAGTGGATGTTTCTAACTTTTATATGAATGAGGATTGGTATAGAATTACTTATTATTTTAATCCACCACTTGAGCATAAAGATGCTATTGAGATTATGGAAGAGACCGCGACTTTATATAAAATGCTTGGTCCGAGTGGTAAGGGAGACATAATCGTTGATTTTAAAAAAGTTGAGGATAAATGACCGTCGAACAAGAAGTAAATAGGATTGTTAAATTTGTTAAGGAATTATATTCCCCCTATGATGTTTATGTTCAGGGCAGTAAAATGGGTAAGTATAGTATCATATTTTACTTCGAGGAAATCGACGACAGGTATATTGTTAATCCGCAGCATAAGGACCAAAAACAACATAAAGCCAACATGTTTAAACGCGAAATTAGAGACCAAATATATAACTTCTTCGGAATCAAAACCACGGGACTGCAACCAAATGATTATTTTTCCCCACACGAAGAACACCCTATAACAATCGTTGTAACCTATGTAAATAAATAATCATGAGATATATTATAACACAAACACAACTTCATTCTTTGATATACAGATACTTGAATGAAATGTTCTCTAACAAAGACTTTAGAAAAGAAATTAATCCATATGTAAAAGACGGTAATACATGGAGGATTAATATGTTTGATAATGATGGTAATGAACTCATGAACTATTTTTGGTTTGGGCCAGGTAATTCTTGGGACGACGACGAAGATACTCCTCCACACAATGGTGTTGGTAGTCTTCACATCCACCACAGAATTGTTGATGCACTGAAAAAGACATTCTCCATTAGAGAAAGCAAGGTTCTTGATATCGTTGCTGATTGGGTTAGTGAGACTTTGGGTGGTGATATTGATGAGATTGACATTTACCCCACCAAAAACTAATATTCTAACTTCTTATTAAAATCTAATACCGTAGAGACTTCTCCTGTCCATCCATCGGCAAGATAACCGTTTTTCAAATTCTTGATTGCATATATTGCTTCCGATTCTGTTTTGAATACAATTGCTGTGGTGTGACAATCACCCCATCCACAAACCATTTCTTTGATTGTATACCATCTTTCCCAAAAGAATAAAAACTTCTTCTTAACTTGTATGGTATATTGTTCTTTTTGGACATCACACCTTTCATAATAAGTGTGTTTTACGGTTCTAAATAATGGAATGTTTTTCATATGTTCAAATCTAATATTGAATATGAAAAAGAAAACCCCCACATTTCTGTGAGGGTTAATTTTATTGATGTTCGAAAGTAAGAGTTATATCACCCCCATCTTCGAATTCATTCCACGCTAATAGTGTTTCCCCGCCGTTTGATGTTTGGGTCCACGACTTGCCATTTGCAGTTGCTGTCATTTTAAGTGTTTGAACTCCATCAGCCATCCATCCTCTATCGACATAGACTCCCGCCTCAGGACCAAATGAAAGATTCCCTTGCATATACCATACGTTTGGTTCCACCCAAAACAATAATGATTTGGTATTATGAACTTCCTGAGATGACCATTGTGTCTCTGAGTTTGCTCCGATGGTTGTATTACCAAGACCCACACCGTCTATGGTTAAATTATATTCGGTGTTGTTTTGAATTGTTACATTTGCTTGCCACATATTATTTAAAGTTTTTTAGAACCTCATGGTTCTTGTTTATTCTTTTCATCGTTTTAATCCCTGAGCGTTTGCTTCTCATAGGTCTCGGTTTTTTCTTTTTCTGTGCCATTATTTTTTTATTTTTACACAGTTTGGGTATCTTTTCCCAAACATCGTTTTCATACCCTTTTGGGTGTATCCTTTCCAGCATCTCTCTTTCAGTTCTCCTTCTGTTTGTTCCATCTTTTGACCCGACTTAGGTCTTATGACAATTATTTGTCCGACGTATAAGTTTTGTGGATTGATTGGCGTTTCGTAAAAGTCAAACCAACATCTTCTGAAGTCAGTTTTACTGACAACCCTCATTTCTTCTAAGTAAGGGTCAAGTATGAATAAGTTATCATCATTATACCCTATAACAACTGAAGAGTGACCTTCAGGTGGGTCACCACAAAACCAATCAACAATTACAGGGACGTTAGCATCAACCAACTTAATAACTTCATCAATTGTAGAATTATTTTTAAGATAAACATCAAATCCGAGTGCCTCTGCAGCACATGCCATATCTTCACTTTTACACCCCAATTCATAGGTATGGTCACAAATCTCCGCAATATCTTTTTCACTCATGTTTTTTCCGTAGTAACCAAATACCATCCTGAGTGATGCGGGTCCACAGGTGCTATCATCTGATTGCAAAAAATGAGGAACCTCCAATAACTTTGTTGGTTGTTGATTAACTTGTTCAACAATTTCAGTTATAATTTGGACTAATTTTTCTTCAGTTAATCTTATCTTCATTCCTTTTTATTTATAACATACCATCAATACTCGAACCAATAGATTGATAAATAGGATGATTCGAATGTGGCTCAATTTTACCTATCGGTGGTTCAATCAAGGTTGCCCCCTGTTGTTTAAATTGTTTATAGTAATTTCTCACTTCTTTTTCTGTTATGTTTTTCAATCCACCCCATCCCCAAGAACCTTGAACGACGTAAAAGTTAGCGTTTGGAAACTTTGATTTCAGAACGCTAAACAATCTGGGTATATCATCCTTGGTAAATTTACCAAATCCCCCATTAGTCCCAATTACTATAATTACATTGGAAACGTCATTACTCTTGGGATATTGTGAAACTGCGTCTGTCAACCATGAAACAGTTTTTCCACCTTCCCAAAGACCATCAATTCCACCTGATTTGGTCAACCTCGACGCTTTAGTTGTATTCATATCAACATATGGGACTTGTGAATCCCCAATAATGATATTTTTACCTTGAGAAATAGTATTCTTACCTTTAGTTATCGTCTTTTTGTTATTGGCTAAGTCTATGGCTTGTTCTAAATCCTTCACACCGAATTTTTGTGCTTGTGGTAAAAACCCTGTCATGACAAAAAGTTTTGGATTAGACATTAGCATTCGGTTCCAACCATTGTAGTTAGTTGTATAATCCCATATTTTTTTAGTGTCACCCCAACCGTTTTGGTAAAGGTAACCTCCAACATTTCCACCTGTTCTATCGGCACCGTGAGCACAGTGTATGAGAACATTACCTTGGCTAAGTAATGAATTAACTTTATCTTGGTCTTTAGTAGATGAAAGTTTAAAGAATTTAACCCCTTTTGATTCTGCTAAATTCTTTTCTGATTGTATTGTTGTCATCGGGTGTGTCGAGTAATGTCTTGAATCACGACCGTCTCCGTTGAATCTGATGATAGTTTTTATTCGGTATTTGTCGATAAGCTCTGACAAATAATCTTTACCATTAAGTGTTACAGGTATCTGTGCAGAACGGTAATTATTTTTCCCATCAGGAATCAAGTGAAAATTGAACTCTTTACTGAGTGTCTCATCTTTTACATCACCAATATATTTCTGCGCAATTTGTTCTCTTCGATTGTTGAAAACCTCTGGTTTCATTCCAGCTTTAAATGCCTCGTGTGCCGCCTTTGTGAATGGACCATACTTCCCGTCAACACCATCCTTGTTCGGACCAAACTTTCCAATGTAATATTTCTTTGATGTTAAGAAATTTTGTAAATCCTTAATTTTAGGGTCAACGTCATAGGATATTTCGAAACTTTCGTCTTCGACCGCTTCCCCCATGAGAACTCTGATTCTTCGTATGTTTTCTTGCAGATTCATCCAAAAATAAATATCTGAGGTCCAAACAATTGTTTTGAATATTTCTTTGTTATATTTATTAATAATGGAAAACAAACATGATAAAATTGTTTCGGTTCTCGAAAACTTCCTCAATCAATGGGATGTTGAAGGGATATGTGGTTTCTTCATTGATAAGGAACTTGATGAGCACGATAATATTTGGGTATACATTATTCTGAACATCGACTTTGTCCAATCAATTCAAACAAAACCTGAATTTGTTGCAAAGAGAATGAGAAACGGTGTCAAAGAATCTATAAAAAATTTTACGGGAATTGATGTGATGGTCGGTTCTACGGCAAAAAAGTGTGACGAATAAGTATTGATATGTTAATTTACGAAAAAAAAGATATAGAAATAAATGAACTTCACAGGTCTAGAGGCCATTTCGAAACTCAACCATTAGAGGATTTTTTAAAGATGATGAGTGAGAAATTGAAGTTCAAAGAATTTTCCAAATTAGCAAAAAAATATTACATTGATAAATTGGGTTATCAGCCTACAAAAATCACCGATTACAAACTCCTCGACTTATACAATTACTTCGGATTAAGGCAACAAACCAAGCCAAGAGAACTTACTCGATACGACTCATTAACGGGTTTCGCTTACTACTTAGCAAAAAAAATATTCAATCTCAAATCAGCAGGATTAGGTTTGAGTTATTTTATCAATAAAAACGGGAGTGAGAAAGAGTTTTATTTTTTTGACCCAATGTTTCAAATTTTTGTAGGTAAAATTTCGACAGATGAGGCGAATATGAAAGGTAATTCATTAACTGTTCAAACATCTGCAGCCGAGAGAAAATTAATCGGGATGGGTTATGGTCTTAAAATGTATCTTTCGATACTTGAGAACTGTGATTACCTTATGAGTAGTTCGGTGTTGTTCACAGGTTCATTCAGAATATGGTCGAAAGTTTTACCAAAATATTCGAATGTTTGGTATAAGGATAGTTCAAGTGATACTGGTAAATCCAAAAACGATTTTGTAAAAATAAATCCTGAGGAGGAATTCAAAAAATCAGGTGGAGATATCGATTACTTTGTTGCATCGATTTATCACAAAAAAATCTAATCTTTTTTCTCCTTATTCGTAATTTTGAAATTACAAACCCGCTTTCCATTGATTGTTGGCATACCAAATTCATCAACACCGATTGTCTTGACCGTGGTTCTTCTATTTCTAAATCTACCCGTGTAAATTATATCACCAACCTTAATCGGAATAAAAATTCCTGTTTGTTTCTTATCACTCATATTTTTGGTTCATAACCCAATTTATCAAAATACCAACGATTTTTTTCGTATAAGTATTCAATCATATCATCTGTATAACATTCTTTTAAATCCAACTCCCTGTGGGACTCATTTTTGAGTTTTCCACAAAGCTCTTTCAATAAACCTGATTTGGAAAGATTACTATCTGATATGAATGGAATTTTTACGTAATCTTCATATAAACTCTCGGTTCTGACATAAAAATCAGGAACTCTAGGAACTTCGACAGTCCCTGAAAGAAAATAATCAAATGATGTGCTCCTGATGTAATTCGAAAAAAATTCCTTGAATCCTTTTGGACTGATTTCCTTAACTTGGTTTTGGAATTTGTAGGCTGAGACCAATCTTGTGAGTGGGTTTCTAGCCGTGCAAATGAGAGAGTAGTTTTCGTGACCGTCAAACAAATCCGTGTTGTGGAAATGACCTGGAAAATTGGATTTCCTCTTAACTTCAGACCTATCTGAACTGCACTCCATGAAAGTGAAAGGTAGACAACTGAATACTGTTACCGCATGGTGTGAACCTGTTTTGGGTGGTGTCCAAAGAAATGATTTCATTTCCTCAGATATATTTAACAATTTAGTTGTTCTCATTGTCAGAATGGATAATCATAGTTTAACATACTACAGTAGTCTTGAGAACAGGAAAAAATAATATCTTTGATTTCCTGAGTGAAATATTTGTCAACGTCATTTATGACATCGGTATCATTATCTTTAATAGAACATAAATTTCTAATTTGAACTAATTTATCGAAATCGGAATTTGCTATGAAAGGTATTTTATTGTAATCATCATAAAGATTTTCGATTCTGATAAAATAATCCGGAGTCCTTTCCTTAAATGGCCAAATTATACATCTCAATGTTGTTTTAGGAAAGTTCATATAAAAATAGTTCTGAAAACTTTCAGGACTCCAAATATTCGGATTTTTGTGATTAAATTTATAAAAAGATAAAATTCTTGAAAATGGATTTCGAGCCGTAGATAAAAAAATATAATCTTTGTGTCCGCTTGGATAATCGAAGGAATGGTTATTGTTTAACGGGATTACTTTCAAACCATCAGGCGTTTTTTTGTAAGTTGAAAATCCGTAGTTTTTCAAAACTTTTACACAATGAACCGAACCTGTTCTAGCTTGTAACCAAACAAATGATTTATTAATTTCTGATATGTTCATACGAAAACTTTGGGTATTTCATCCCAAGATGTGGTATACTTTTGGGACATGAAATCTTGTCTCATCTCCCACTCTTTTTTTTTGTTTATGGGTGCCTGAACTAACTGTATTGAAGTTGTAAATAAAGTGGGTTGTTCTATATTCTCGGGCATAAGTTCATTAAATATAATTCCACATTTTTTATAATTCTTACTTGAGTTATAAATTTTCTTTAAGTGTGGATATACCTGGCTCCATATTTCATCCACATCTCTTGTTTGTTTTTGAAATGTAATCTGTTTACTCGAGTAATGTTTTTCACCTTTATGAACATTTCCACTTAAAAATATGGTTGCTCGGTTTGGTGATATTTCATTATCAATAAGTTTTTTCACCCCGTTTTTAATATATGTATACATGGCCTCAGATAATTGATTAAAATCATTTACGTCTTGTCCGAATGACCTTGTTGATGCTATGTTCTTTTTTAACTTTGGTAATGGTTTTACAGGATGACAATACATACCAAGAAGTTCACACTTTGTTCTAAGTCCATTTACATTCATCATTTTTCTGACAATACTATCAGACATCATAACAAATTGACCAACACTCTCAACTCCTAAGTTTTTTAATTTTTTATTCCACTGTCTACCAATACCCCAAACCTCATCTACAGATATTGTGTAAAGTGATTCCCTAAAATCATGCAAACTCCAATATGAACAAACACCATCGTATGATTGTTGTTGTTTGGCTATATGTGATGTAAGTTTGGCTAATGTCTTATTTGGACCGACACCTATTGAAACAGGAACTCCTGTAAGTCTTTTAACCTCATTACGAATAAGATGTAATCTATCTAAAAGTTCATCATCGGGTATATTAGAAAAATCCACAAAACACTCATCAATAGAATAGACCTCAACTTCTTTAGCATACTTCTTTATGGTTGTCATGACTCTGTCTGACATATCTCCATACAAGTTATAGTTTGATGAATAAACACAGAATCTATGTTCTTCCATGAAGTCTTTTTTCATAAAGAAAGGTTCACCCATTTTGATTCCAAGGGCTTTGGCTTCTTGAGAGCGGGCAATAACACAACCATCGTTGTTAGATAAAACAACTGTAGGTCTCCCAATGGAGATTGGATTGAAAACTCTTTCACAACTAACGTAAAAATTGTTACAATCTACAATACCGATTTTTTTATTGGACTGCATTTTTATCTATTTTAGGTTTTCCGTGTGGTTTTGGTTTTCCATTCTCATCTAAATTAACAAAAACAATTTTGTCAATTTTGATTACAGATTGTTTTGTCATTTTGTTTCTAACATCACACGCAATTGTAATTGAGGTATTTCCAACATTAATCAGTTCCATACCAAATTCCACTATATCACCTACCACTGCGGTTGAAACAAAATTTATTTCACTCATCGCTTTGGTTACAATGTTTCTTTCTCCTAATTGACAGACAGCAAATATTGCAGCCTCTTCGTCAATCCACTTTAAAACTTGTCCTCCAAATAATGTTCCCCTAGCATTCAAATCACTCGGTTTAATTAACTTTCTTGTTCTATATTTCATTTTTTTAAATCTCCTCTTACATCTGATTTTACTTTATCGAGATAGACCAATCTCTCATTTTGACTCACGAATGGAACACTCCAAAACTGACGTGTCTTTGTTCTGAACCAACCAAAAACAAATGAATAAACCCCCATTACTAATCTTAGTTTAACTGAGTTTAGATATAAAGTAAGGACGGGTAATGATGGTGCACCATGAGTCAAATAAGTTCGAACCTTTTTATCCTTCAACAAAGGTTTTGGATATCCGTATTTTTTTGTGACTGGTATGAACTTGTATGCAAACCCTGGTGTGAATATTTGGTCAAAGAACGCCTCTAACATTGGTGTTGTCCTAAACCACCAAACAGGAGATATGAAATATATTCTATCTGTCCATGTAATTAAGTCTTTATATTCCCTAACTTTATCTTTACCAAAATCAAATGTCTTGTTTTCCGCATAGAGGTCTACAATATAGAAATCTTCTTTATTAGATTCTAAGGTATCTGCAATTGTTTTTTGTATTCCGTTGTAACAAAAACTCTGTTTGTCAGGATGTGCAATGATAATTAAATTCTTCATCTTATAACTTGTTTAAAATCCAAGAGACTCTCCCCCAAACATTCTCTTGTCCTTCGTATTTTCTAATTTTAAAATGGTCTTTCTCTGTGAGGACAACTAACTCACCTTCTGTAGGGTCAATAGAACGGTCTATGACGAGGATATTTCCTGTCTTGACTCCAAGTGTGTTTGGACCCATATAACGGAAATAAAAGGTCGTATACGTGTTCTGAATGATTAAATCATTGAGGTCTAAACGTTTGTCTACATAAGATTCGGCGGGAGATGCAAATCCTGTTGTTCTTGACTTAATATTTAACTCTTTCGCAGTTGTATTCACGATACAAAAATAGTAAAATATTTTGTATCTTCAAATATATTGTCTATTAAAATATCTCTCCTATGAGAACTTGTGGTTTGATTCCCATCGCAGCTGCAGTGCAAAGTCTTGTGTTACCAGCAACTAAATGGAATCTGTCACCAAATTTGAGTATTAGTGGTCTTTTGTAGTCACCACTTTGAAGGGCTTTTTTCAACTCTCGTGGGTCTTGTTTGTTATACTTTTTTGCAAGAGCCATTACTTTTTTCATCTCACCTTTTTTGATTTGATTACATTCCGTATTTTCAAGATTGTTCCAAACCTCGTCGGGTATTTTAACTTCGATGGCGTTGTCTAATGCACGATAAACATCTTCGACAGATATATCGATATTTTCGTCTCTATTCAAATCTTGAACTACTCTTTCTATTTCGTCCATTTCTGACTTCAAGTATCTTTTCCTTCTCTCCATAAAATAGTTGACCTCATTTCTTAGGTCATCAAAATCTGAAATGCCAGCATCATAGACGTAATCTTCTAAGTCTTTGAATTTGTTAAATTTCAAATGTTTGAGGAGCTCAGGATGTTTTTTCACGTCATCAAGAAATTCCTGAACACCTGAAGAATCAGGTGATAACTCATTTATGAGTCTTTTAATTCTTAATATTTGTTCACGTAAAATCACTCTCCGAATATTTTTTTTATATGTTGAGGAAATTGTTTTTGAAACTTTTTCAAAAAGACGGATGATAGAACACTCGCCATATTTTCTTCAGGACCTCCAATATCTTGTATAGGTTCATCCTCAGGAACACCCATTGACTGATGTTGATATTCGTGAACCCATTCATGGGCTAACGTCCTTAAAATATCAATTAAAAGTCTACCTTTACAAAGAACAAAAATCTCACTTTCGGGCATTCTAACACCTGTTGTCATATTTTCATTTCTCTCATTTTCAAAATGAATATGAACGTCTTTTTTTAATTTCAATTCATCTTGTAATAACTGACAAAAATCCTTAATTACATCAATTGAATCCGATAAATTTGATTTTGATATGTTTTTGAGACAAACTTTCATGTAAATAAATATCCATGAAAGGGAAAGGTCAGGGAGAAAGTTCAAAAATCAAAAAGTTATATGAATTTTGATTGGATGAGGGTTGGTCTGTTTTTGAATACTTGAGATTTGAATCTTGATTAAACAAAATCTTCATCGGATATCACATACTATAATTGTTGCTGGTTGACATGAAGCCAACTATCTCTCTGATTTTATCACAATCCCACCCGACCTTATAACTTATATCTGAGTTGTTGCGTTGTGAGCATCTAACTCATCCTGTAACATTTCGATTTGGTCCTCGATATTTTTTATCATATTATCCCTTGAGATAATATTGATGACACTTGTCTTATATTCAGTCTCATCGCTGTATCGGTTTTTACTTTTACCCTCTTCACAACTTAGAGCGGCTAGTTTTTGAGCCTGAGACTTGAGTTCGGACATCAAAAAAATCTTACCATATATTGGTTGGTTGGCAAGGTGTATTTTTTCTTTTAGACTTACCAACTCTGAAGACAATTTGAAATATTCCATAAGCGCATCGTTAACATCATACGGTCTGTTCTGACCATCGGTATCATAAATTTGTATTTAGTTCAGAAGTATAGTGTATAAAGACATCTTAGTCAAGTTGCTTAACCAAATTTAACGCTTGTGCAATTATTTGGTGCATGTCGTAATAAACGTATGTTGCTAATCTACCACCAAAATAATAATTTGGTAAATCATTCGTCAATTCTTTATACTTTTCGTAAATTAGGGTATTTCTATCGTCTCTTATTGGATAGTAAGGTTCATTCTCACCATTATAATCTGCAGGGAATTCATAACTAATAATTGTTCCTTTTTGATTTTGTGGGTCAAACCACTTATGTTCTAATATTCTTGTGTATGGTGTTTCTCGGTCAGTATAGTTAACCACGGGAACCCCTTGAAAATTATCTTTTTCCAAACGTTTTGTTTCCCATTCCAAACTTCTATATTCTAAATTTCCATAAAGGTAGTCAAAAAATCTATCTATGGGACCTGTGTAGATTACCTTTTGAGCTAGCGAATCATGATATAACTTCGATTCGAAGTAGTCTACCCCTAATTCAACATCACATTTCTGTAACATCTTTTCAAATATTTGAGTATAACCTCCAATTGGCATCCCTGTATATTTGTCATTGAAGTAATTACTATCCCAAGTAAACCTTAAAGGTAATCTTTTGATAATTGACGGGGGTAGTTCCTGACAGTTTTTGTTCCATTGTTTTTCAGTATATCCCTTGATGAGTTTCTGATAAATTTCATCACCCACCATTGACATTGCCTGTTCTTCGAGATTGGTTATCTTTCCCTTATATTTAATCTCCTCAATAATTTGTTTCGCTCTTTCAGGTTCGTTGACTTTCCAAAGTTGATTGAATGTCCACATGTTGAATGGTAATGTAAACATTTCGCCCTTGTAGTTCGCAATTACATTATGTGTGTATTGTCTAAACTCGGCAAATTGATTCACGTAATCCCAAATATGTTTGTCGTTGGTATGGAAAATATGTGCACCATATTTGTGAACGTGAATACCGTCCACGTTTTCAGTATAACAGTTTCCACCTATTACAGGTCTTTTATCAATTACCAAACATTTTTTTCCTTTCTTAGTTAGTTCGTAAGCACAAACGGAACCGAATGGTCCCGCCCCTACTATCAAATAATCATATTTTGGAAAATTCAATAAAATCATTTGAAATCAAAATTGAAACTTTCAGAATCAATAACATGTTCCTCAGTTTTTCTTGTCAATCTCTCTTTGTATTCAACAAGAAAATTCCCTGTGTTGGTATAAGCCCTACTTTCAATTAAAAAGGATTTGACAGGGAAAGGGTTTTTTCTTTCAGGTTCCATCATCTTGTCGATTACCTGAATTGCTTCTTGAGTTTTACCTAATGAATCATAATGGAATGCAAGATAAAGTAAGTTTTCATTTCTATCTTTACTAAACTCGCTCGCTAACTTGAAAACCTCCTCGGCTTTCGCATGTTCACCCAAGAAATCATAAGACCATCCCATAACAATCAAACCAAAGTAAGCCATCTCATCTTCATATTTTGGTTTTTTCTCAACACCCCAAACATGTGTCAATTCCATGAATCTTTCATAATACCACAAAGACCTTCTAGCATATTCTTCTGAGTGTTTTCTTCCGAAAGGTAATTCGCTCGAGTTCCCATAACAATCAGCATAACTCTTAGCAATATACCAAAGGTGATAGTAATCTTCATGAACCTTGTTTCCTACAACTTTATCAATTTCCAGTTCGAGTGCATCTCTTAAAAACTTTCTTGGTGCCGCCCAAGTATCACCATCTTGTGAAACGATGTGTCTGAGCCCATAGGGCATGTTAATTCTTTGAAAATCTTCACCAATTTCAGGAAGATGAATTGTTTCGTGTCTTTTGTCGTGTGCAAAAAACCAAGGTAATTTAGCATTCCAAAACCAAGTTCTGAAATAATTTGTATCGCCGGCTTGTGCTGCAATATTGTAACTTTGTATTTGTGTGTTTTCTAAAATTGACCAATCGAAATCTGAATCAACATGAAGGGTCTCATCCGCATCCATCCTCAAAACCCAGTCACAACCATGTTCTGATGAAAGACATTTTTGTAGGGTATGGTCTCTATTCCAACCAGGAAAATTCCAATCGATTTTATAAGTGAAACCTGGAATGTTTTTGGTTTGAAAAAAAACATTAATTTTGGACTCTGTGTCATCGTTTCCATTACATTGGATTACATAGTAATCAATATAAGGTGCCACTGATTCTAACATTCTCATGATGGTTTTGGATTCATTTCCAACCATCGAGTTCAATACAATTTTTGCTTTCTTATTCATAAGTGTAGTTCATTACTCCTTCTTCGTCGAAGTATTTTTTTATTGGAACGTGGTTTTGAAATTTGTGGGAGTGTCCTCTCTCTTCATTCCAATACCAATCATCGAAACCAAGCTCTTTGATTCTATCATGAATCCTTTTGTCGTAGTGGTCTCTGATTAATCTCGCCCTTCTGTTTATATCATAAGCATTGTTATCAACAGTGCTATTACGATTGTTGTATTGTAAGTATAACATTCTTTTCACGTGAATAAACCTTGTATGTAAGAATGTTCTGACAATCATTTCAAAGTCATCGGCTACCGGGGTTAGTTTGTTGTGACCACCGAGTTCATGATAGAGCTTTCTTTCCCACATTCTTATGTGGTCGGGCATTGAGATGTTGAAACGGATTGTCAATGGATTGATATCTGGATACCAATGTGCCAGATACTTTTGTCCATCAGCATAAACCCACGAGTGTCCTGCATAACCGAAGTCAAAAAAGTTATCAGGTCTAGCATACCAATTACCTGACCAATCATGGTCATAAGACTTCATTTCACCATCATCGTATAACTCACATACATCAGTATACAAGAAACCAGCATCAGGGTATTTTTCGATTGCGTCATTACAAACCTCCAAACAATCACTTATGAGTGCATCATCGTGGTCCAATTCACAAAGCCAATCTCCATCACACAACATAGCCGCCCTGTTTTTAGCTAACCCTACATTACCCCCTGAAGTGGGATATATTTTGTGTATCTTTACTCTGTAATCAATGTTCGAAAATTCCTTCAACAAGTTCCAAGTCTCGTCATCTGGCGAATCATCAACAACAACCCATTCCCAATTTGTGAATGTTTGATTCTTCAAACTTTCATAAGTTCTCCTTATTCTCTCTCCTGTTTTATATGTTGGTGTAAAAATTGAGAATCTCGGTCTTTGATAGTCAGTATTTTTGAATACCGTTTGACAAACAACTATGTTTGCTAAAACGTTATCCTGAGGTAAGAATTCGTAATGAACATGTTTTTGTTTTAAGAAATAATGAGGAACTTCGATTTCATCTATAAAGGACAGGATAACATCAGGTTGATATTTCGTATAATCCCCCGCCACATCATTGGTATAGGGTAATGCATAAATGGTGACTTCATCATAAAGTCTTTCCTCGAAGTAAATATCAGATTCTAAAATGAATTTCCCTGTGGAAACCCAACCGTAAACTATCGCACTAGGTTTTTTTGTCTTCATCTAAGTGGTGAATTGTTTCTTTGGATGGTCTATTCTTTTTATCTGAAGCTTTTTTCATCATTTTTTCAAACTGTCTTGCTTGGTCTTTGACCATTTCAGAATCAATTTTGTAAATTCGACCATCCGTTCCATCTAAATTTAATCTTACACCTTCGGTTGTAAAGATGGAAATTGATTCATATCTACATAAATTATCGAAGTCCCATACCGTTGTGGAATGAAGTCCTTGAACCTCTCCTTTGTTGATTCCACCATATTTTGTGAAGTGAATGAATTTATCACCTTTTTTAAACATCTCCATCTGAATCCCAATCTGTTAATACGAATTCTAATCTAACTGCCTCGATATGTCCATACCTATTTACCCAAGCATTTCCCTTGAGTCCACCACTCGAAGAAAAGTAAGTTGCTTTCGAACATTTCCCTTTTTTTGCCAATTCCATAGCATCTCTCAGCCTACCGACAGCAGATGATTTCAACATTTCGATTGTGGGTGTATTTGAATCAAAAGCCCAAGTCCATCGAAGAGTCTTCATAGCGATTTCACATTTACGGAAATCGAAATTGTCGAGAATCTCGGCAATCATTTTGTTTTCTTGCTCAATGATTTTGTTACTCATGAGAAGAATAATAAAAAATAAAATTTATAAAGGAAAATTACGGTTTTATGTATACCTTGGTGCCTGAAGGAATTGAGTTCAACATCCATTGAATTGCATTGTTTGAAACTCTAATACAACCGTTGGAACGAGGAGTTCCTAAGTTTTTCTCTTTGTTTGTTCCGTGGAAATATATGTTCCTTGAAAATGCGTTTTTGTTACATGGCTCTAACCCATCGAGTTCCAAAATACCTGTGAGAACCTCAGCCACGTGTCTTTGTCCCTTCTCATCCACTCTCATCGAGTCTTTGTCAGGACCCAAAATTTTACCTGTTGGAGTTTTAGCCACAATCACCTCATATGGTTTTGCCTCAACTTTTCCTTTTACTTGTAACAAACCTGTTGGTGTTTCCTTATTATCAGGACGATTGTTAAAACCATTCGCACCAGTTGATACAATAACAGTTTTGATTGCGGTTTTACCGTCTTGTGTGTAATACATTCTTTGTTCAGGTCCCCAAACTATCAGAAGTTTTTCTCCCTGTTTTATCATTCCCTTTTCAACCAATTCAGAATAAAGTTCTTTCCAATCTTCAGCTTCAATTATTTCAGGACTACAATCGGTAACCTTTGGTTTCTCTTCTTCATCATCAAACCAAGTGCTCGGTTTATACCAAGCCTTTTGTTCTTGTAACTTCGCCAACTGTGATTTGGTTATGATATACTTCATAAAAATAAATACCTTTATTAACAAAAAAACCCCTCACTAAGGAGGGGTTTGAATTTTACGTTTCGTTTTAGAAAAGTCTAAGGAGATAACTTATAACTGCAGCTAAGCCAACAAGAGCTGGCATTTCTGTTTTGTTTCCACCCATCAAAGATAAGTGTAAAACAACAGCCGCACTCATGAAACAACAAATAATAAAAGCACCGATAACAGATGTCATTGGAACTGAAAGGAGGATTGCTCCAATAAGTTCACCTACGCCTGTAATAACTCTATACTTTTCGAGTTTCATGTAAGCAAAATTTCCAACCATTTCTTGGGTTCCAACGATTTTTTCAATTGCTCCTTTACCTAAAAAAAGAGAGGTGACAACTGAAAGAACCCACCCGATAATTGCGATAATACTCATAATGATTAATTTATTATGGGATTATAACCTGAAACCCTGAACAAGTAAAGTATTCCGATATTATGAATTCATTTGTGAAAGGAACTCATGGATTATTTCTTGACACTCATCTTCATTACCAGCTTCATCGTCCCACATAATTTCAGATGAGTCCGCAGTCCAATCATCCCACTCATCCCAAGTGGCAACGATTGTGAATTTTCTTTCATCATCAGTTTCTCCATTAAACCAAACAGTTTTGGAAGTTGTTTTCGGTGAGTCAAAATCTATTTTCATATTATTTATATTTTCACAAATATAGGAAAATTTTGTGACAAAAAAAACCCCTCTAATGAGGGGCTCTTTTACTTTTTACACCATCCGAAACATACTTTACCAAAAGTTATTTTCGTGATGAAATTACAGATTTGTTTCATGATTTATTAAACTTTTCTTCTGTGTGGTTTACCATGATGTCTTTGACATTTGGAACACACAGGTTGTGGTTTATGTTGAGCCATTCTAATTCTTTGAGCCGCTCTCATTTGTTGCATTCTTTTGAATTGTTCTTCAGACATTGTTATAATGACTTTACCGTCTTTCTTTTCAATCTGAGGTCTTTCCATTTCCCATCTTTGTCGATGGTCTATAAAGTCTCTAAATTGATTAGGAAGAGGTCTTTGGCCTTGTGGTCTCATAGGCGGTTGAGCTGCTAGTGTAAGTGTGGCAAATACACCGAGCAGAATTAATGTGATTTTTTTCATGTTATTGCTTTAAATTTTTCTGTACTTAAATAAGTATTTTCCCAATAAGGTGGATTAATTTTTTTTGGACTTACTTTTTTCAAAAACTCACCATTGATATCATAAACGTTTACTTTGTCTGATGGCGTCCCTAATGAGAAATCAGCCTCGAAAATATACATGTTTCCATCTTTCGATTTGACCACGTCAGTCCAAAGACCACTTCGGTAACCCCCTCGAAAACTACCTTGGGAGCGAATAGCTCCATTTGGAAAATAATAAGTCCATTTACCTAAGTAAGACTTAGTAGCTCCGATTTTACCCATGGCTTCAACTTTTCCTGTTCTTCCGAAAAAAATAGTTTTACCATATGGGTAAGAATCCCGTTCGTCTCTCATGTTGGAAACATATCTAATTTTACCTGTACCAGTATAGCCCGTTTGAGTCATATCTGAATAATTCATATTCTTATAAACTCCGTCCCAATCACCCATCATCCATATACCTATTCGTTTTCCGTTATTATTATATGTGCCTTTTCTGTAAATTTTTCCGTTTTTGAAATTCTCTTCATATTCACCTACTAAACCTCCACTTAAAGTGGTTCCCTTTTTCTCAATTTTTCCGTCGGAATAGTATTGAACAAAAGGCCCTTCTTCTTCACCATTTTTATAAGTCTTAATTCCCGCAAGTTGTCCTCCACCGTAAAAGTATTTCCACACACCCTGCTTTCTACCATTGTCGTCTTCGAAACCTTTATCTTTAACGGGGATTTCAAATTGGCTTGGAAAATTTTCAGCTTCGATACTATATTTTGGAACCCTATCACCAACAAATTTGAAAAAATCTATTTGTTTTATCTTATGCGTTTCATAGTCATTTTTGTCCATAAACTGACCTGACTCATGATGTAATTGATAAGGAGACCTCCTATCATCCAAATTAAAAAGTAAAAAATAACTTGAACCCTTTGGGTCAGTCAGATAATTTTTGAAGTAACTATATTGACCTATGGTACATATATCAATTTTAGCACCTTTGTCTCTTCCTTTGCATCTTCCTAGAATGTCTCTATATAACTTCCAAACATCTTTGTTTACACCAAAAACTTCGAATACCTGATACTTGTAGTCGCCATTGTCATATATCCCCAAGTATTTTATTCCACCTGAGGATTCCAACTTCTCGATATCATTTTGTGAAACAAAGTTATCTTTACCCTGTATTTCATCATAGACAATATTTCCTTCTCTAAGTTTAACAATCTCTTGCAAAAATTTCTTAACATCTTCGGCGGTCCTATACAGGTGAATGTCCTTGTATTCAAACTTTTTCTTATTTTTCTCGTATAGGTCGAAGTATTCTTTATACTTGTATACATCCTCGGCTTTGATAATACCAGTTCCCACCTTCTTTGTGAGCCAACTCAATAAATAAAATTTGTTACCCGTAACTTCAACTATTTTATTGAAGTCATCTTCTGAAATGGGCTTTCCCTCACCTACATATTTGTTTTTGAGATTGAGAACATTTTGGTCAACTTGTTCTTTTAATACTTTCCAAATGAGGGAGCGTAGTTCCATGTTTTATAAATACTTTGGACATAAAAAAACCCCCGATTTCTCGGGGGCCTTTACTTATTTCTTGATTTTAGAAACAAGCTTTAGAATATGTGGTCCCACCACAACTCCGACAACGACACCTAATAAAAAGTGCCAATGCCATAAAAATTCTAATTGTTCCATAGTTTTTTAAAAGGTTTAATTTTGTTTAGACTATAAATGATAGTTCAGACCCAAACCTACAAGGTTGGAATGCTTACCATCTTTTACAGTTCTTAGAATTGATTGTTCTAAGCACCACTTCTTGTTTATCTTGTATCCAATGGTAGGGACATAAGTAAATTGCCCTTTTTGTCCATCGAACAAAGTAACACCCCCGTCAAGACCAACATAAAGGTTCTTCTTAAGGTGCTTACGGTATCCAACTAAAACAGGCATTCTTACAAAAGACGCCTTGTCTTGCATGAACTGGAAAGATACATTCAAATTCTTTTTATGAAAGTTAACTTTCTGACCCCATGCTTTGGAATCCCAACCAACATTTCCTGCTAACGGAGCGTTCACAGTTGCACCAACAGAGATATCCCATCCCTTTTTATCTTGTGCAAATGTTACTAGCGAACATACGAGAGCAAAAAATAACAAAAATTGTTTCTTCATTTTCGTTTTATTTAACGGTTTATAAATAAAAAACCCATCTTCACCTACAACTAAGTTGAGATGGGATGGGATTTATATTCTCTTATAAATATCTTTGAAAATCCGAAAATCGTCTTACATGAACCTTTTGACCCTGTAACCCATGTTACCCAAGTAATCCTTGAAAACCTCTTTTGTTCCTGTTTTGGATAGGTTAAACATGATTTTTACGAGTTCGAAAAGTTGGTCAGTAACGAATAAAATTTGGTCACCTTTCTCATATGCCATCTTGTTTTCCTTACCTTTTCCGAACAAGACTAGGTTGTTAGTTTCCTCAGGAGAATAGTCCTCAAGGTAACTGTCAAGAAATAAAAAAATCTTGTCATTTATTTTAGATTCTCCAACAATTCCAAGGAACTTGTTTAATCTATTTTCTGTGATGATGTATTTCATGGCTCTACGAATTCCACCTTAACATTGAATTTATTTTCGAACCATAGTTTAATTAAGAGTTTCATTTTTTCTTCACTCAAAGCAAACATATCGGTCATATTTTTTTGGAAGTGGCGGTTAACCCATAATCTTCCATCTGTGTGGTCAAATTCCATAATGTCCTCCCAATCGTCTTCACCATCCCCAATTTGGTGAGATACTACAATATAAGGATGAAGTCGGTTAACAACCTTCCTTTCAATCAAATTGTTAAGGTAGTCGATAATAAACTGATTCAACCTATTTTCAGAAATAATGTATTTCATATTACTCGTCTTCATTTTGGTCTTCTTCATGCATCCACTCAAAATTATCCATTGTGAGGGATTTATCATATCTCTCATTGAACCAATTTATTATGGTTTTGATGGCGTCGAGATTAGGAATTGAAAAAAGTTTAGTTAATTGAGTAACTAATCCATCACTAAGGTAAATCACTTCAAACTCTCTGTGTGGATGCATACTTGAATATTGAATTCTGTAAAGAATTTTGCTTGTATTATACTGTCCGTCTGCAAGATTAAACTCACCATCACCAATATCCCACTCCCACCAATCGATTGAATCAAGATAAGATAATATCAAATTTTTTAACCTATTTTCTGTTATTACGTACTTCATGGTTAATATTTCTTATTGTTGCGGTGGCTGAATGAACGGGAACTCCAACCATATCCTCAACGAACTGTGCAAGTTGGTGTTTAAAAAAATGAAAATCAGGACCCATAGTTCTTTCGGTAACATAAAATATTGGATGAAGAATATAATAGGTTCCACCCATCATTGCTTTACCTTCTTCAATCGCAACCTCAGTTTTCATAACAGAGTTGTTTGTGAAAGTCTCAGCAACCTGTTTGATAATTTCTTTTATCCTATCGTTTTGTTGTTCTGTAATAATATATCTTTTCATCATACTTTTGTCCAGGTCATTTCAAAAACCTCATATTCGAGTGGTGTTCCATAATAGGCAATATCCAAATTGAAATAAGATTTGAGGTCCTTATATACTTCCCTCTTGGCAAGTAAAGACCAATTCCTATCCTTCTTTTGTTTGCTGAAGTCAAAGTAAAATTTGATGTTTGGTCTTTGAATGGAGAAACCTTCATTTCCATAATGAGTTCCTTTCTCCCCAATCTCAATCTTCACCAACTCATCCCCAAACTTAACTTTAAAAAATTCTATAATCTTTGGAAGTATACGTTCGATACGAACTTTGTAGTCCTTAATAAATTGAATTCTCTCCTCTTTTGAAAGTTCATGAAACTTCTCCACCCAATCAGGTGTGTCTGATGTCAAAACAATTGCCTCCCTTAATATTTTTTTGATGAGTTCTCTCATGATTATAAATACAAAACAAAATAAAAAACCCCTCCTGATTGGAGAGGTTTGAAATTAATTGGATGGTTTGTCTGATTCGATTTTATTAACAACGTCTTTGAGGTGTCTTAGTAAAAGCTCGTGGTCATAATCGTTTTTCTCACCATAAACTTTCAATTGCCCTGAGACGTAGTCTAAAGAAAAAATCGCATCTTTTACTTCTTGTTTTGTCATAGTTTAAAATTATAAAAAATTATTTCAAATAAACCAAATAAAAAAACCCCTCCTTATTGGAGGGGTTCTTATTACATTGCTCGAAGGATTGCTTCAGTCTCACCATCCCACTTTTTGATTTGGGATTTAGGAACCCAAAAAGTCAATTCACCAATTTCTTCCACCCGACGAAGATAATCTTGACGGAATCTTTCTGCTTCTGAAGCGTCCTTGATATATTCCACACCCATATGACCCGCACAAATCTTACCGAGACCAGTCAACATAGAGAACTCATCTGTGAGAGTCTTCATGCAACATGTACAAACCTTACCACGCTTGATAGTCAACTTACCTGTGAACTGTACCGCCTTTGGTGACACCGCCTTCACACGAGTGATGTCGATAAGGATGGGGTTAAACTGAAGACCGTAGGTCTCTTTGAGTTCCATACCCTTTTTACGACCAAGTTTAATGGTCTCACCTTCGGTAGGCCAGTTCATACGAATGGTCTTCTCCTTATCTTCTTCCTTCTGAATCTGAGCCACAGCGGCTGAGATTTGCTTTGAGGTAAGTGTACCCCACTTCTGAAATTTGGAGGCGATGTCCTTTACGAAAGGGTTCTCGCCCTTGTAGTCAACGATACGCTTCACATCCTCAGGAAGCTCTTCCTTGTTGATAACCTTATTGAGGATGAAACGGTTTTGACCTTGGTAGTTACGAACTTTGTCTTGAACTGAAACTTGGGTTGTGGTAGTCATGGTGGATGTGTTTTGTGAATACAAAGATAATCATTTCACACAATTCACCAAAATTATTTTTTTAAAAAACCAAGTTCATATACTAATGGTCTCATTCTATCTTCCAAGTTCTTATATAACTGACGAAACTCTTTGAACTCTTCTTGGAAATATTCTTTCCACACAAGTTTAAGTTGAGCATACCCTGCATCCCAAGAGTTGAGATGATTTTCATCGTTTGCCATAACTTGACGAAGTTCCATAGACCTTTCAACAAGTTCTGTTGCTTTATCTAATACTGCTTTTGCATCAGGAGAAAGTTTGTCGTAGATTCTTTCTTCACCAAATAGAATTTTGTGAACATAACGGTCTGAAGATGTCCTTGCGTCGTTGTAAAGTTCATCATATCCGTTTTGGTCCGCAAGTTCTTTCATCTTGTCTAAGGACATCCAAAAGAATTCGTTTTTTATATCCCATAATTGGTCTTTGTATTCAACTTGACGAAGAGAAGATTGATTTGATTTAGACTCGAATAAAGAATAAACAACAGAATCATACTTGAATTGATTGAACAATTCATGTTGTTCATTTGGAGCGAGATATTCGTCCTTTTCGTTTTTCCAATCTGCAGTAATCATTCTTCGAACTGAAAATAATAATAAAGACTCTATAAAATTTTTTTGAGTAACTGAAAATCCATGACCAACACTACAGGTGCTTGTAAACAAAGCGACATCTTCCATGCTCTTTCCTACATTGTTGGCGGTAGAAAGTAAATAACCAAAACTATTAGGTAATAGTGAACCATACCCTTTTTGTTTCACTTTCAGAGATGAAGAAAGTTGAGGAGCATCTTTCGCCCCTTTTATTTGACCTTTCGCATAATCTTTTAGTGACTTGAGTTGGTCTGTATTATAAACAAATTTGGTTGATTTATTTTCTATTTGAAAATCTTTATTTAATTCAAGTAAATCGTATGTAAACATTTTGTTTTTTTTGTAAAGATAGGACTTATTTTTTATTTGAGAAAATTGAAAATGAAAGTGCCCAAGAAGACACATCCGCGAAGTTGGATGAATCCATTATGTAACCTCCTGAAAATGAATATTCACCAAAAAAAAGTTTTCTAAATGTTTCGGAAGATGGTCCTGAAATCCATGTTAATGGAGAGAATATTGCAATATTCGTTTTGAACTCTTTTTGAATTCTATATATGAATTGAAGGTAGAGTTGTTGAGCCGAATTTCCCATTTTTTCTTTAACCATGATTTCATTTATCTTAGTTTTACTTGCACCCGCCCTATCATGTCCCTCTTCTTTATAAGATGTTTTTTTCGAACCCGTGGTGTAGGGTGGATTCATCAATACAATAATCTCCTTACCTCCCTCAATCGCATTTCTCAAACCAATAGGGAGTTTCTCATAATCATCATTCAAGAAGTCATATTGAAACTTAACCGCTTCAGGGTTATATCCCATTTGATTTGCAGTATCAATATCTGCCTGAATTAAAGTTGAACAATAAAGTTCTTTGAACTTATAATCACGGGTAAGATTCCCCGTCCCCCAAGCAGGGTCCCAAACAATATATTTTTCTTTCCAATCTTCACCGAACACTGATGTGATATATTCGTGGGCTTTGTCTACCCAAATTGAAGGTGTGAAGAACTCACCTTGTTTACGACGAACAGTATCTTCAACAATGCGGTCAACAACAGCGGCTAACTTATGTTTCTGAGATGGCGTATAAGAAGACGAAAAGTGTCCGAAGAATGATTCGAAGGCTTCACGAGATACTACAGGAACCTCACCTAACGCCTTTGAAACAACTGTCTTTCTTTTCTTGACAGGGTGAAGATAGTTGTCGTCCTTGTTCACCAAAATTTGAACAAATAGATTCGCTCTTTCATTGGTAGTGAACTTATTTTTTACAAGAACTTTTTCATCAAAATAACGGAATACCTCTGTAATGTTTTTGTCCGTAACGAGAACTTTTCTTTGAACATTATCAGTGAGGTCTTTAACCTTTTGAATACACTCAGGAAAATGATGAGAATCATAGACGAATGGTTTGATTGATTCGTCCTTCATCATGGTTAATACTAAATCAGTAATTGAATGAGCAGATGAGGGTGGAACACTCCAATCCAAATCCATTTCTAAATACTTAATGATATCATTGACATGTAATGTTAAGCACTCGTTTCTATCCCCGATGAAAATTGTAGATGGAGGAACAATTCCTTTATCGTAGAAACGCTTTACATAGAAAACAGATTGAGCAAGAACTTTTACAAGTTCAGATTTGTTTGACAAATTCAAATCATCTTTGAACTCCATAAGAGTTCTGACCTTGTGAGATTTGGAAACTCCGAATCCATCGCATCCAAAAGGAGATGTGATTTCCATATCCTTGAATTTCTTTTTGAATTCGTGTCGGTAGGAATTTTCAACATCTTTTTCATTGAGGGCTATTGCCAAACTTTTGGACATCATATCTATAAATATTTGTGCAAATATAAGACACAAACCCTATTATGCCAAAAGTTTTTTTCCTGCTCTTTCTCTATGAAACTTTATTGCAAACCTGTGAACCTCTTCTTGAATAACTCCGAGAACGGACCAATCCATTGGATGTTGTTTACCATCAGTTGTATGAACGGTCTGTGACCTGTGTTTTTGGTCTTTCGAAATTGATATCAAATCAATCCTGTTGGTAAGTCCAAGAGACTCAAATACCTTCTTTGCAACGTTTAATTGACCAATTCCCCCATCAATTAGAACAAGGTCAGGTAGTTGACCCTTTTCATCCAAGAGTCTCTTAAAACGTCTGTAAACCACTTCCTCGAATGACAGACAATCATTACCATTGTTTGACTCCTCACGAATGATATACTTACGGTATTCACTCTTGAGAGGTTTGTTATTCACATATCTTACAGAGGCCGCAACATTTGAGTCACCCTGATTGTGTGAGTTGTCAAACGCCTCGATAATCAAAGGAAGATTTTTAAGACCCAAAACCTTTTTTATACCAAAGGCAATCTTGTTATATTTCCTTACACGGATGGGTTCGAGTTTCTCTTCAAGTTTTTTGATTTGATTAACCCTGTTGAGGTAGTTGTCCGCCTTTTCGAACTCCAAGTTCTTGGCAAACTCATGCATTTTTCCTGTGAGAAACACCTTTAACATCTTATAATCAAGTTCGAATATCTTTCGAACAATTAATTGATACTTCAGATATTCAAGGTTCGATTCCAAGGCAATGCAGGGTGCGTTACAACGACCAATATGATACTCAAGACATGGTTTGAATTTACCTGCCCCGATGTTTTCTTGATTCAAAGTATAGGAACAAGTTCTAAGTGGAAGGATGTCGTTGATAAGTTCCATAACTTCATACGCCCTTTGACCTGAGGTGAAGTTGATTCCACAGGTGTCCTCACCTTTCCCATGAGTTATTTGAAGTTTGGAGTATGGTCCACCAGTCAAAGACAAATGCCAAGTTCTTGACTTATCATCTTTACCTTTGATGTTGAACTTGGGTTTGTAAATTTTGATGAGTTCTTCCTCCATGATGAGAGCCTCAGCCTCAGATGAAGCAATCTGATACTCAACGTCACGTATTTGTTCAACAAGGGTCCTTGTCTTCTTGTCATCGTGTTTCTTATTGAAATAAGACGCAACACGTTTGGGAAGGAACTTGGACATCCCCACATATATTACCTGGTCTTTGCCATCTTTGTAGATGTAACAACCAGGGTATTTGGGAGCTGATTTTATTTTTTCTTTGATGTCCATTCTTTTCTGTGTTTGTAAAACCAATAGGAGTGAATGATGATAACGCACGAATTTACAACAATTGTCGGACCTGCCGAAATTCCGAATCCATAAACTAACCAAAAAATTGCGCCAACCGTGTTGACCGCTCTAAGACGGAAAACGTCCTCAATTAGGAATGAACCTAAAATGAGGACGCTCCCGATATATCCATATATTTCCCACATCATTTCGCGAATGCTTTATCTGCCCAAGTCTTTGCTCCAACCAATGTCCACAAGTTCATATCACACATGTCAGGGAAACAAGTTCTCATGGTTCCAACGGTGATTACCTTTAAGAAACCAAGGTCGATTGAATACCACTTACCACCTTTTGTAGTGTAAACGTTCATCCACTGACCGTATTCGTTCTTAACTTGAATGTTGACCAAAGAATTCTTGCCATATCCACGGATTACATCAACAGTTCCTTTGGTGTCGTGGATGTTGATAAACCCAGCTTTGCATTTGCCTGCGATGCGGAATTCATATTCTTTGTTGATATCTTTCAGGTGGTTTGAAACTGAAACGTCGAGAGATTTACCTTTAACGAAAGTTCTGAATGAACCGTAAAAAACGTCAGAAGAATAGGCGTTGTTGGTGTTGATGTTTACTGCGGGAAGGGTAGTGGTTTGTGTCATATTGTTGTGTTTTGTTACACAAAGATAGGGAACCACAATTTACCAGCCAAATATATTTTAAACTTTATCACAAATGTGTGGTTGGAAACAAGCTTGTCCCCCACCTTCCACATATCCAATTCTTTCATTTATATTTGTTGAACGAAGGTATGGTGATTCTTGTCCACAGATTACACATCTGTCTTTCTCATCCATCTTTGGGTCTCCTTGGAGAACACATCCCAAATGGTCATATCCTACAAGATAATCATATTCAACTTCAGAAGTATCTTTACCACAGATTGAACAAGTCCAAGGTCGAATGATTTTCTTTACACTTCCATCAGGAGCAATTTCCATCATGAAATGTTCATCATCTTGAGGAGGACCCTCAAGGTTTCTTCTTTCTTGCCAGTATTTGTTTCTTGCAAGACCACCAAGTTCGAAGTCGTTAGGTGTGTTTAGGATTTCTTCTGCTGTTAGTGTTACAGTGATTCCCATATGATTTGTTTTTTAAAAACTAAAGGAAAATATTCAAAAGACAAATCTATTTATATTAATATGGAAAAATTTTCTAAAGAATGGAAATATAGATACAAAGAAACGCTTACGGAAAAGTTCAAGTATCTTTTCCTAAGTGAAATGCACAAACACTTTGAGTTGATAAACCTCCAAGTGACAGACATTTCATATAATGGTGATGTAATGGAGGGAATGGATGTTGATGTCGAAATTGATTATCAGGGCGCTTGTGACGGAGACGCACACAGTGTTGGACATATGTTATCAATAATCTCAAACCAAGTGCATGAATTTTTTTTCAAACACCAAATCGACCCAGTAACCTTTAAGTTTAAAGGAGGTGATGTTGATGGTTTAATTATTAATGACCCTATGATATTAGAATTCCATTACAAATTAGATGAACTACATAAAGTTCTTTTATACATAACGATGAACTATGACCAACAGTAAGATTTATAGATTAGCCAAAAGGATGTTTAGTGACTTTACTAAACCACCTCAGACTCCAAATGATGTTTACAACACATTGACGGGAGAAAAAAACTATTGGGATTACTTTAAGTATATGGGTCCTGACAACTTCATTAAATTATGTATTGCCACTTGGGGTGTTTCACAAAACATACCCCAAGAACAAATAGAAGAATGGTATGATAAAGTCTTTTTTGCAACAGTCTTTTCAACGGAAGACGAAACCTACTACGATGAATGTGGTATGTGTGATGGAGGAGGACATGTACGATGTGATAACTGTAATGGAATAGGTGATTTGGAATGTGATGAGTGTGAGGGTGACCTTGAAGTCACTTGTCATTTTTGTGATGGTGATGGTAAAATAGATGGAGATGACGGACCTGAGGACTGTGATGAGTGCGAAGGTAAAGGACAAAGGGAGTGTGACGAATGTAATGGAACAGGTAAGGTTACATGTCACATATGTGGTGGTGATGGGGATGTATATTGTGATGATTGTAATGGTGATGGAAATCTCGAAACCGATGAAAAACTATTTGACATTCAATTTATAGTTTGTTGGAATAGAAACCTTTACGACTTATTCGAAATCAAAGAGGAAGAATTTGAAGAAGTTATACCAACAGATAGATTCTATAATAGTAAATCTATAATTATACTCGGAGAAGTGACACAAGAACACGCTGAACTTTCTGATGAAGTAACCCCAGACCAAATATATTGTTTGGGACTTTATAATCAACTTCCAAATGTTAGATTTGAACCGAGAAAACCTAAATTCTTCACAACACCAAGTTGGGACATAAGCCATCTCCAATAATTTATATAGAATGGATGTAAAATATTTTTTAAAGGTATTAGAAAAAGAGGGTTATCCAAATCCTGACATTCAATCTATTGCCAAGATGGTTGGATACAACTTAGATTATTTTCTCCTTGGTATAAGAGACAGAGTTGGTGAGGAAGGTGTAATCGATTTTTGTGAAAAAGCAATAAATAAATTGCAAGGTGAAGATGGAGTCAGGGTTGACTTGGGTGGAGACGAATATTGTTACATAAAAATATTTCCACAATACTACGACGAGAGGGAATCGGAAAATGATGTGATTGCTAAAAGTAGTTGGGGCGATTCAAACATATTGAGTTCAGACCCAGAAACAGGTGATGAGAGCTACTTTACAATTCAAGTAGTAATCGACAATACAGACATGGGTGGTTGGAGTGACTTGGACGAGTTATTGGACCACATCAAAGAACAAGCCTACAACATAGTATTCCAAAACTGTGGTTTCGGTGTTTGGTGGGAATAAAAAAAAAAGGGGAGACCGAAGTCTCCCAATAGGGGCTGAACGGTTTTGCCAGCCACTCCACCACCAAGTTTAACGAACTTGGAAACCTTTTGGAAATAATGTGTTGGCTAAAGAGGTAAGAGCCTCAGAACTTAAATATCCAACAACATCATCGTTAGCTTCAGGTAAGTAATATTTTGTCACGAAATCACCAGTCTCACTGTCCATAATTGCAATTTCGAAATCATCTTTGAAATCACCATACAACCCTTGAGCACCCCCAACAATTGAGAGTCCAATTTTTCCATCAGTCATATATGTCTGACGTGCACCCTCAACCATATTTCTATGGGGTTTGGAGTGTTCTATAATATTTTCAATCGTTATCATAATCCTTTGAGTAATTGTCTTAATTTGATTTCTAAAAGTTCTAATGTGTTCTTATCCTTTGCGGTTTTATTTGGTTTTTTCCTTAACGAATCTATGAGTTCCTGTATAAAATCAGATTCACTTTTCTCTTGAACCACTTCGGCGTCCTGTATGTCACCCATAGGTTCATCTGCAGGTGTGTAAGGTAAGGAGCTTTTTTGCCCTTTTTTCTCACCCAATTTATAGGCACCATAAACCAAGGCACCAACTGCTACTATTTTTACTAAATCACTGAATTTCATTTTGTTACCTCCGCTTCGATTTTAGATTTATTAATAAGATGGTCAGTTAAAGAATAGAAATCAAGTTTAGTCATAACAATTGAATTAACCAAATGTTTGTGTGGGATATGAACCAAGAAATCCACACCATTGAAGAAGGTTAAATCAGTTTTCATCTCAATTGAACTTTGAACCATTTTAAGAAAAAGTTTGAACTGAATTTGATTAACAAAAGTTTCATCCAAAAGGGTTCCGAAAGTTTCATGTAGAATTTTGATGTTGAGACCTGACATGTTCATATTCTTTAATTTCTACAAAGATAAACTTTTAAATTCAATTACCAAAAAAAATTACATTTTGGCTCCGTTTTTCAATCCTGAATGAAACTTGTTTGTATTTATCTAAGTATGTCAAATCCCGTTATAATTATTGGTCAACAAAGAATTGTAAAAAAAACTGAGAAAATTTCTTTTTCCAATCCTACTGACTCTGTCATAACAATAAATTATCAGAAGAGTTCGAATTTTCAGTGGGTTTACCAAGACGAAATACTACCTCAACAATCCAAAAGGATTTGGGCTGTTCCATCATCAATACAAATTCCAAATTACTTTTCTGAGAATTTAGTTAGTCAAGATGACGGAGATATATTAAACATGATACAGACATATTCTTTGGGGGATGTTGTGAATGTCAACACCGAATCTTGTTATGTATATGAATACCCATATCCGTTTCCAGTCACTTTAAGAATTTCAAGTGAATATGCCTTACCACCCAACGTTAATATAGATTATAGAATTGCAACATACAATCCTCCTTACATCGACCCAACAGTGTTCAACGGTATTCCTTGGACAAATTTAGTAACGAATTTTCAAGTTGGTGAGTGTCCCAATTATAACTTAGCAGGAACTGTTTATATCTCTTCTCCTTCTTTGGCTATCCAATATAGAGTGAGGGACTTATCTGACAATAGATTGAATTACTATTACATTATTTACCCTGAAACCTGTTTCGGACCTGGAGAGGACCCTTGTAACATCAATTCAATACCTAGAATTTGGGACTTATTATTTTCTGGTTGTTCTATAGATGGTATTTCGATTTATTTATTTGAACCATCCCAAATTCCCTTCGCTCAAGATGTTTGGATGGTATTGAAATCTCCTCCAGGAAACATAACCAACTGCACTACCCCAACTCCAACATCGACCGTTACACAAACACCAACCAACACTCAAACACCAACAAATACTTCTACACAAACTCCAACGCCAACTAACACTCAAACACCTACCAACACCTCTACCCCGACTCCAACGCCAACTAACACTCAAACACCTACCAACACTCAAACACCTACCAACACTCAAACACCTACACAGACCCCTCCTGTTTACTATTATTCAGCTCTTCTATGTGGGGACCCATCTTTCTTGAGATATTTCCGTTCGTCGAATCCAAATTTAACCGACAGTTGTTCTGTAATTTACGGTTATTGTGATGAGGCACCTCATACTGAATGTGGGGGAGTTCCTCAATGTTTTGATAATGTAAGCCCTTCGGTTGTCGTGAATTCGAATGATGTTTTAGAATGTTTCGATAGTTGTGAGTGTTGTCAGGGACTTTGTCCAACACCATCCCCAACTCCTACAATAAACCCGACCTCAACACCAACACCGACCACGACACCATCTCTAACCCCTACATTGACCTCAACTCCTACATTAACTCCTACATCGACCTCGACCTCTACACCAACACCAACAACCAGTCCGACAGTCACAGGCACACTTACTCCTACACCAACACAAACGAGACTTGCCGATTGTTATCAAAAAATTTATTTCGATGTAACATTAACTGAAACTTTTTTCAGTTACACAGATTGTTGTAGTGGAGAAGTAAATATCCTGAGCGTTGAAGCTGGTGTTGATTCTTGGGGTGCACCCGAGGGTTGTATAGAATATGGTTCAGTAACTGTTATTTCAGGTGAGTTCAATAATTTGTATTATAATTCACCTTGTGCGTGTCCGACACCCACACCAACATTGACAGCCTCTAATACTCCAACTCCAACAACTACTAACACACCAACATTGACCGCTTCTAATACTCCAACTCCAACAACTACTAGTACACCAACTAACTCACCAACAACTACCAACTCACCTACACCAACGCTTACACAGACTCCGACGGCCTCTGTAACTCAAACTCCTACACCAACACAAACAGAACCAACAGTTACACAGTCTGTAACACCATCTCAAACACCTACGCAATCATTTGTATTTTACCCTTATTCAGTTACCTCAGGACAAACTTTTGTATCGATAGATTGTAATCCTGTTGTTTTAACTCAGACCTTATATGCCGCAGAATCAAGTTGGTATACAATTACCAAATTTTATTCAGATTCAAACCTAACAACACCATACAATGGTAATGACTTGTATTATACCAACAACACTTTAGGTTCCTCCGATTGGTATAGAATCGCAACGAATGGTTCAATAACTGATAGCTACGGTTGTTAAAAAAACAAAAAACCCCACCAGTAGAAACTGACGGGGTTGGCAAAAAACTCTGAGAATACAAGTTTTGGTGAGAATCTTTGGAAGGATTATGATTTCCCTTCGTTTCCACTTCCTTTTGAGAAGTAATCCTCAGTCACGGTCAATTAGATTAACCAATCCTTAAGTTGTGTACCACTCTCTCGTTACTCATCACTCTTCGAGGTTGCCACCCCAATTAATCCTTGCGGGATTAGAGAACTTTCAAGAAAATCCTGTCGGGCTTGGGACCCTTCAAGGCTAAGAACATCTCTTAACTATGTAGTGACCTGTCGCACACAACTGACGAGCACTTTTCCTTGTTTAATTTTGAGTTTGTTAAACCTTAATTAACAAAGTTGGTTTACGGATGATGAAAGTAGCGGCCCGTCTGAAGCCATGCCATCTTTTGGACGACACGATACTAAGCTACTCTCTGAAGTCTCCCGACCTCCATATTTTGAGTCAACTTCATAACTAACCTCTTGGTAGAGAGAAAGTTAAGGTTCCATCAGCACCACCTGTTATGAAACTTACCTTGTTCGGTGTTAAGCCAACTCTAATATTGAATCACGCAATTACTATGGTGGATGCCATAGTTTCTTACATTAATCCTTCAGGTTATTCTTATTGGTGTTCCCACCTCAATCAAACGACCCGTATCGCTTGATTACCCAACCACGTTCCCTACAGTGTCACCCTCAGTACTAAAGGTCAGATAATATCCTGATTGCCTACTCGAGTTCCCTTTCGGAAACCGCAGACCTCCCAAACCAGGGAGTTCCACTTTATACTATTTTCATAGTTTATTTAATGACCATAGGCGGCCAATATCTTGAACAGAATGTCTCAGAATAAACCCGAAGGTTTCATCATCAACTAACTGTGAAGATAATATCTTAATTCAAAGAACTTTCAAATTTAAAGGGAAGAAGAATCTTGACGACCATCCGAAGTTGGAACACTTACAACTCCTCCCCTTCAATTGTTTCACAAAGTTAAGACACGTTTTTGGAACTGTCAAATCTTTTTGAAACTTTTTTTGACTTTTTCTGATTCGATTCTAATACCCCCCACTCTTAATGGGACAGGTTCAAATTCAGTCTTTGTCAAAGAACATACGACTCTCATCGTGTGTTTTACAAAGATAAGAAGGTTTTTTTAAACTCTCAAATCTTTTTTTTGTTGCGTCGCCTTGGAATCGAACCAAGCTAAGTGGGCTTATGAGACCCATGGAACACCTTGCCCCCCGCCCGCAATATAATGATTAACTCCTACTTACCCCTCGGTCACCTATCCACGTCATGCGCTGGTTGAACCAGCAGGAGTCATCATTTCAATATTTTTAAGAACTATGTTGTTTTGAAAAAGAAGTCCCACAAATATACGGAGATTTTCTCAAATAACCAAATTCGTGGGACTATTATTTCGAGATTACTCTTTTATTCATCTCGAGTGTTTGGGGTGTTCGTCCTCTCGGACATGAACATATAAATATTCCGAAAAGTTCAAAAAGTAACCCTAAGAAAAAATATTTTTTTTTAGTGGTCCAAATCGTCAACCATTCTTCTGAGTTGTCTCATCATATCGAACCATCCTATGATTCCTATAACGATGACAAACATAATTAAACCTAATACAATCATTGTAAAATAATTTCAGCTAATTTATACATATAGTCACCTGTGTTTTCAGCACGGATTTCATCGAAACTGAAATACTTCCAATCAGTATGTTCTTCTCCGTCAATGGCTTTCTCGAAATCTGGTTCAATACATTCTTCAACAATTAACAAATACACATACATCAACCCTTTAACTTTTTTACCGTCACGAGTGTGTCTTGGAATGAGTCCAATAAAAGTAATTTCTTGGTCATCGATACTAACCGCTGTTTCTTCGAAAAATTCGCGTTTGGCACCTTCTTGTGTTGTTTCATTTTCTTCGAGTTTTCCACCTGGAATCGACCACATACCTGGGAAAGAACCGAGATTGTTTCTTTTACATAGTAAAACTTTATCCTTACATTTTACCATAATTCCTACATAGCTTTGTTGTTTCATTGTATTTATTAAATATGATTGTTGAAATTAATGAAAATTATTTTAATGTTAAAACATTGGTTGACCCAAAATCCCAAGCTATTGGGATGATGAGAAGAAAATTCGATGATTCATTCAATGGTTTATTATTTTTAATGGGTGGTAAAAAACAATGTTTTTGGATGAAAAATTGTATCATCCCACTTGATATAATAATGATAAAAAATAATGTTATTGTCAATATACATCACGACTGTCCTCCTTGTTTAGAGGAACCTTGTCCGAGTTATTGTGGAAATGGAAATATCGTATTAGAACTCGAGGGTGGGACCTGTGAAATGTTAGGGATTGAAGCTGGAGATACGGTAGAATATATCTTCTAAACTGTGAAATCTCTCACAAAAAATTTACTTGACCTCATTCTCAAAAATATTGTTTTTGGTTTCTCAGGCACTGTTCCAAAAAATGGTATTGTGGTTGAACCTATACTAATATCTGAAATACCACCTGCTTTAGCAACATCTACTGCAAAGGTTGCACAATTCGAATCACCACCCTCTGTCAAATCTATGAATGAGTAACTTCTTGGTTTACTAGCCTCGTTCACAGAGTCTGTGAAATTAGGTAATCTCATAACATTTGTCCACATTGTTAGATTTGGACCGTCTTTGAAAGTTTTGGCTTTACAAGTTCTTGCAACATCACCAGCATTTGTGAAGTTTCCTTGTGAATCTATAGTCGCAATTTTCCCCATTTCAGTTTTCAAAACCTTTCCGTTTCCATCGTTATCGTAAGGTCCAAACTCATATAATTTTACAATACCTGTATGGTCAACTAAAATACAACCTCCATGTCCAGTGGCATATATTTTGATTTCTCTCTTTCCAACTTGTTCATTCAAACCTAAATAATCCTCTACCCACTCCAATGCTCTTCCGTGGAATGCTAATATGCGAGCAATCCAAGAATCTGTCATTGAAGGTCTATATTTCGGAAAAACAAAGAACATAAAAAAACCTGATTGATTTTTGTCTATGGGTTGAAGTGACTTAAAAACAAAATCATCCTTCTGTCTTGCAATTGATAAACTTGGTACTCTAATGTCCCCCGAAGAGGGATTGTACTGTTCCTCCAATTTTGACTCAGATTGAGAAATTTTTTCCTTTAACTTTCTGAAGAAATCTGAAGCCAACATTTTTGTAAATTTTACATATGGTGCATCTTCTCTTTCAGGGTCATATCTATATTGACCTTCGGGTGGTCTTTTGGACCTACCAAGATAGTTCAATCCACTTATATTCGTGATACACTTGTGACCTCCAGAGTTTGCGTTGATTAATTCCCAAGCACTTACATTAATATTATCTAAGATACTTTTTTCTTCATCTGTTAATGATGTAAATGGTTTTGACATCATTTCTTTAAGTCTATTCAAAGCCTCTTCTCCTCTTTCTTGTTCTGCAAATTTTTCACCATAAACCGCATTAAAATCCTCGAATGTAAACCCAACACTTTCAGGGTTAACACCTGTTTCACTAATCCATTTTATCGTTGATAACGGGACTTTTCTTTCCTTGAGTTGAGCTTCATACTTTGCAATGACCTCTTTAGCAATCTCTCCGAGATTAACACCTTTGAGCTTCCTTTCCTTTTTAAAAGGATTGCATGATACTTGAAGTAATCCCATCGGCCATGCCATGATGAGAAAGTCTGCTTCAGGGTTATTTCTAAATGGGGTATACCTGTCATAAGAGCCAGGCTTAACCATACTACCTCCACCATATTGGTAAATGATATTATCTTCAACATGGGGAAATCCTTTCATTTGTTTTGCATAATCTTGTGCGTGTTTTTGTAGTTCTTCTGGTTTTGGTGCATTTGTATCTTTCATCCATGTTTTGATGTTACTAAGTATATTCATCAAAGATGGTTCTGAATTCATTACAAGTCGCTCCAAAAATCCTTTCTTGTTTTTGAATGCTAAAATGAGTTTGTTTATAACGAAACCCAATAACATTTTGTTTCTTTGTAACGGCTTTTCTTTATCTAATCTAAAAAGATAATTGACTACCTCCTCGGGACTTATATCTTGTCTAGCGAAATCTGCGGAGTCAACAGTGTTAATCAATAAAACGTCAGATGAGGGAAATAAATCTTTGGGTGAAATTATTTGTGAGATTGTTTCCACGTTTGAACGTGCTTGTCTAAATGATTTCGAAGCACCTTTTTCCGCACCTATTTGTTTGTCATGATGGTCCGTGTGGATAACGAACATTGGTTTACCATGAGCAAAGTCAACCAAAACAGGCATGGTATCACCCTTAGCGTCATTCTTCTTAACCGCAAATTCTTTTTCCCCATATTGTATTACGTGAACATCTACCACATCAATACCATTGTTCTCAAGGTATTTTTTCATCGCAATAGCAGTAGTTACACCATCTAAATCTTGGTGGAAATATATTTCAGCCTTCGGGTATCTTTTTCTTAATGCGGAAATATCTCTTAAACCTGTCTCAGTTATTAGGTTCTTCATTAATATTTCAGAGTCAACAAGTATTTCGATTTATTAATCAAACCTAACATTTCATCTCTTAGATTCAATAAATCTGTATCATATCTCGAGTCCAATTGGTCAGAGATTCCAACTAAAAATTCTGTGATTCCGTCCATGAAATTCTGAATACTTAACTTACTGATGTCTTGAAACATCAATCCAAACTCAGGTTCAAATTCAGGTCTACCATACTTTCCCATCATGGTTTCAGTGAACTCATCAATGAGACCATCTAATCCCTCATAAATTGCACCGTAGGTTTTATGTTTTGCATCACCAAACGTCTGCCAGTGTAAAAATCTCCATTGAATTTGGATTTGGACTAATTTTTTTATCAATTCTTCTTTCATATAATTTAAATATTACTAAGGTAAAGGATTTAACGAACCCGAAAACATATTACTAAACATGTTTTGAACTGGATTATTTTCTTTCGGTTTTTCAGATGAACTTTGAGGTTTGTAAGCACCAGAACCAAAAAGAGGTTGAATTTGCCCATACCCTACTTTACCTGAACCACCATCTTGACCTGCATCAGCGTTTATTGCTTGGTTAAAGTCCGACTCAAAATTATTTTGAGCTTCTTCTGTTTTATTATAGTTTTCCATATTTTTCAGAAGTTCGTCTTCACCAATTTTAGCCGCCAATTCATCGGGTCCGACAAAATTTGCAATATTCATATAATCTAATAATCCCATCCACCATTTTGTTTGTCTCATTAAACTTCTTACGGATGCATTTCTATTCAATAGTTGAGGCATTCCTCTGAAAACACTTTTCCAAGACAAAATTCCTTTGGTTGTTCTATAACCTGAAAATAAACCTGGTGCTTCTTTAGCTAGTTTGGTAAGTTCTTCGAGTGCCGCTAGTTGTTTAGCTTTTGACCATACTCCAACAGATGTAGTTGCAGTTTTCAATCCTGTCATACCCCTCACTATTTCTTGACCTGTTTTTCTCAAAGGTGCTGTTGCTTTATTATAATTAGCGAATAAATCAAACCATTGTAAAACAGTTTTCTTTAACCCTCCCATCAATGGCATCGGAACTCTTTCGATATATCCTCTTAACTTACCAGCGATTTTACTGAAAGCTGAAACAAATCTTCCTGTCACACCACCCATCGCGGTTATATTATCAAGCATTTTAGCCGCTTCGGCTGTTTTTCCTGCTTCAACCAAGGCGGTAACTTTTCTCAAATTCTTCACGCCAGGACCACCAATTTTGAGGGCTGCCATCATAGGTTTGGCAACGATGTCTCCAGCATATGGTAAAGCTGAAATGATTGATAATAATCCGAATAATTTATCTCCTTGTTTCAAATAAGAGATACCGTTTACTAAATCAACTACCCCTGTTGGGTCAAAAATTCCAACGATATCACCAAGGGTGTTATACCACTTTGCTTCGTTTACTAATTTACCCTTTGATGGATATAGAACACACAGTGTTTCGACGATTTGTTTTTTTTCCTCTTTGGAAAACTTTGACCAACTTTCTTCGGCAAGCCTATAATTGTCTTGCTTGAGAATTTCTAAATTCAAAAGTTGGAGTTGTTTTTCAGAAATTATAAATTCTGCCATGGATACTTTTTCTTATAAATATCCCTCGGATATAAAAAAAGGAGGTTAGACCTCCTTTTCAAAATCAAGTTCTGGTTGATTTTTTTTATCTATAAAATGTTGAACTCTTTTTCGAGCGACTTCCGCATAATTAGGACTGAGTTCAATCCCTATCCACCTTCTATCTAATATCTCTGCCGCACATGCACTTGTTCCACTTCCCATGAATGGGTCAAGAACCAAATCGTTCTTATAGGTTAATATTTTTATGGCTTTCGCTGGAATATCCATTGAGAAGGTTGCCTTGGTAAGTTGTTTTGTATCAGCGAAATAGTCCCATTGACCATATACTAAATCCATAAACTCACGTTTTTGCTCCTCAGTATACATTGTCTTATTTCTTTTTTTTCCATCCTCACTCTCGATTTCCTCAACAACTCCAACCCATTGCGGCTCCCCCTTAATCTTTTTGATTCTATCTTTTTTATATGCTAAAATCACACATTCTTTCGGATTGTAGATATAAGGAGAGGACGGTGACATCCATGAGCCCCAAGCAGTGGTCTTACTTCTATGTGGTGAGTTTTCATTCAGGTCAACCAGTCCGTAAAACTTATAACCAATTTTTTGCATGATTGACCATAATTCCGAAACCATGAAAATTCTCCCACCTTTATCTTGTCTATTGATTTCATAAGGTATGTTCAGGGCAATTCTTCCGTCGTCTTTCAAAAGTCTGAAAGCTTGGGTCAACCATTTTTTTGAAAATTCCTTGTAATCTTCAAATTGAACGTCGTCGTCATGAACATCGTATTCGATTCCAACACCATACGGTGGTGATGTTACAATTAAATCAATTGATTTCTCAGGTAGGGTCTTCATGACTTCAACACAATCTCCTTGAGTTATTTTTCTTATATAATTTTCCATTACAACTTTCCCTCTTGTTTCATTTGTTCTCTAATCTTTGTTGCAGAGATATCATGAATGTCCTGAGGTGGAACATGTTCAATAATATCATAACCTACTCCTCTTCCAAAATTGACAGATTCAATATCGGGTATGACAATTACTTTTACCGTTTGGTCACTGAGCAATTGCCATAATTCTTTTTTTATGTTCGCCTCAACTTCTTGAGCGGAAAAAGGATTTTTTTCATCAGGGGCAATATCCCTAATACAAATCAAAACATTTTTACCTTCGTTGAGTCTTTGGTCAATCAACCATCTGTGTCCAGCATGCCACGGTTGCCATCTTCCGATAAACATGGAATACTGTTTTGCCCCCGTGTTTTTTAACTTAGGGTCACCCTCTACGTGAATTTTTTGCATAGTCTAAAACTTTTTTTGCAGATACCTCAACACTTTCATTTGTGGTGTCGATACTAAGATATCTTTCGGTAGGTGCCTCATATTCTTTAACAAAGAAACTTTCTCTTCCTCTTACCTCTGTTGTATGAATATAAACCTCAACCATATTATCCCCCATCTTCTGTTTGAACTTGTCTCGTTGGTCTTTGTAAGGGGAAACCAACGATACTAATACATCTTTACCTTTGTTGTGAAGGTATTGAGCGATTTGTTGTGCGAGTTCTATGTTCTTTCTTCTCCCTGTTTCAGAATAATCTTTATTATCGAATAAATCTCTTAGGTCATCACCGTCGATATGAAATATTCTATGGTCTCTAATGTCCAAGATTTCGTTACAGATTGTTGTTTTGCCAGCACCAGGCTGTCCTGTTAACCAGTATATCATTTTTTGTCCTCCAATTGTTTTATTCTCAATTCATTAACGAATGATGAACCCATCCAAAGAAGTGTAATGAACTGCCAAGTAAAGTCTTTACCATCAATAAAAGAAAGTATTATCGAACCTATCACACCAATAAAACCTAACAAGAAACAGGTCTTTGCTAGTAAACTCAATTTATTCATTTTCTAAATTTTGTATTTTTCGGTTTAAGTAAAATGAAGCCTTTTTGAGGTCTTCTAATTCTTTTGAAGAATCTTTTTTACCGGCTCTTGCAACGTATTTGACTACATTGAAGAGATATGCATCTTTGTGTAACTCCCAAGCCTCACAAACTTTAATCACCTCGTAAGGATTTTCTTCTCCACCATAATGATTCGGGTGGTTTACCATTTCTTTACTCATTATCTAGCATTTAAAGTTGAATCTGAGATTTGACTGTGATTTGTGGGATATGAATCCAATTCTTTTTTTATGAACTCTTCTTGGATGTGATTTTGATTTTCATAGTTAACCAAATAAATTATAATTGTTACCCAAGAAGCTAACAAAATAGACAAGTATATTTTAAGTCCATCATCTAATTTGTTCATTTTTTTGAGCCCCATTTGTTTTCCATGTATTCAATATATCTATGAGTCTTATTTCCATTATACAACATCCATACAATGTAATAGTCAAACCACCAATCTATTTTTTTTAATATTTTTTTCAATGTAATTAAATTTCTTCTACGTTTTGAACGTGAAAGTCTTCACCTCCTGATGTTTCTTTTTGCCAATGGTCGTCATTGTCATCAATCTCACCACTCTCAACCATTTCGATTGCCTCATCTTCAGTCTCGGCTTCAACGGTGTAGGTGACATATTCATCAATAGTTCTCACACCTACGATTGTGAATCTTTTCATATTATAAAAAGTATTTTTGTAATGTTTCTAATTTATCATCGGCATCCACCAACATTTGGAGTGCTTCTTCAGCATTTTTATAGAAATCTCCTGTAGAGTGGTCTCCAATTCCTGATGCATGATTTGATAACAATTCCAAAGTAAGTAATGCTTTGGCTTTTTGTGCTTCAGCTTCTAAACGAAGCATTTCGATTAAATGATTCTTAACGTTTCCCATTATTGTTTGTTTTTATGTTTTTCAGATTTTTGACCCTTCTTGTAGGGTTTCTTTTCTACTTGTTCGGTTACTTGCTCTGTAGTTTTAGTTTTACGGTTTACAAGTTTCCATTCTGATTTGGGAATATATGCCCACATACTCCCAACCATGTTGTAAGCGGTTTTGTCATCAACTCTTTTGATGTCACCGACCTCAACGTCTTTCGATGCTTTTAAAGCTTTAATACACTTCATTGGTTTTTTCCTCCATGTTTTTTATAGTTAATAGAATTTCTTTTTCGTTTTTTCCACTTTTGTAATATTCATAAACTTTTGAACTCAGTTCATCTTCAAAAATTAACATATCACTTTTTCCATAATAATCTTTAAGACTATTGTTTTCAAGTGCTTTCAATGTGTATTCAGCTGAAATAATTCTTTTGTTGAATCCCATAAAACAAAAATAATAATTTTATAGTTCAGAGTCAAAATTATTTATTTTTTCTAAATTAACAATCTGAAAAACGTATGCCATTATTTTTCTTTTCATTATGGGTAAGAAAGTTTCCTCCATTGGGAAATCATTCGTGGACTTCAATTCAAAAATAGGTAAATCTTTAAAATGTTCTTCTTCATTCCAAGTTGAGAAGGTTTCTATAATTGAGTTCAACGTTACATCACTTGGTAATGTGTTGTATATGAGGTTTAAATAAATTTTACTATTGAAATTCTCGTTCTCGGGTTTTTTTATTTCATATTCCCAAATGAAAATTTCATTCAAGGATTTTTTGAAATAGTAAACATACCCCTTCCCCGCGGCTAAATTATTTTTATTTCTTTTGAGACTGAGGTCCATGTGGTCGTAAGCCATGTTCCAAATTGACTTAGCCATATTGAAGGCGTCAAATAATTTGTTACCAGAATATTTGATTGTCTTGTCAAGTTCATTGGATTCAGAATCACTTAATTGTCTTGGTTTTTTTTGAACCAATTCTTTAAGAAGAATCTCATCATCACATGACTCGAATGTCTTATTTGTAAGTAGTAACCTATTTTCTTTGACAAGTGATTGTATGTTAGCCAAATGAAGTGAAAGTTCTACAAAGTCAGGATAAATTTGTAGATTGTTGAAATTGTTTTCGCACTTCTGAAGGTAATCCAATAAAGTATATTTGTTGTATTCGAAGTCAACAGGTTTTTTCAACATCCAATCGGGCTTCAATCTGAACGGTTGTTTCTTTTGTCTAGCCATAACAAAAAGATAATTTATTATAACTATTAATCAATTCTCATTACGTAAAACCATTGGTCTTGAATTTTCACCTCATCAGCATTCCCATCGTAAGAATTAAGTGTTTGCCCAAATCCATCAGCATCTATCACCCCTTGTATAAATTCATCTTTGTCTATAAATTGTTCCCAGTCAATCCCATGCTCATTTAAAAAACCTTCGGGGTCTCTCATAACATCATCAACTAATTCATCAACTTTTTCTTCAACCAAATCATCAGGGAATTCTCCATCAGGGTCGTTCTCAATATCATCGATTTCATCCTGATATTCTACTATCAATTCACTTAGTTCATCTATTTTATCTTGAATCGAATCATCATCTCCCCCGTCCCCAATTAGTTCCTCAAATCTCTCAATTTCTACTTCGGTTCTTTTTATTCTCATTTTGAGAATTTCGATTTCTTCTTTTTGTTTGGAAGATAATTGTCTCTCACTTTCATCCAAATAAACCTCAGGATTTTGATATACATCGTCCCCTAAGTAGTCTCTTGCATAGTCCGCGACTTGTTCATCGTCAATGAAACCTCTCGCAAACCCACTACTGAAACCGCCATAACCAATATCGTCAATTAATGAATCCACCCTTTCCTCACAACTTGATTGCATTTCACCCTCCGTTCCCACCGCATATTTTCTATCACTCAAACCTGCATCTATTACCTCAAATTCCGTGCAATCATAATACTCTCCTGTGGGTATTATGTTGTATACATCAATTTTTTCCTCTAATTCATTCAACTCATCCTCTAAGTCACTGATTTCGTCTAAAATGTCTGTTTCTACTTCCTCACTATTATCGTATTGGTTTTTAAGTCTCTCGATTTCATCTTTAAGTCTCTGAATTTCTATTCTGTCCTCATTTGTCAACGCTGAAACGTCACTTGTGTCAACCAACCAATCTAAAAGGGCGTGGGCTTTCAAACCCTCTTCAGGACAATCGGGACCAAGAGCCCATTCATTTTCCATCCTTCTCTCCTCAGCATCGTCTCTCATTTGCCTTAATATTCTTGCTTGTCTTAGTGCTTCTTGTCTCTCTTTTTCTTTTTTCGCGGCTTCTTTGTCATTAAAAATCTTTATTTGTTCAGAATACTCTGAGTTCATGTATTCAGTTATCTGATTAATTATCTCATTGTATTTAGCGGTGCCCACATGAGCAGGATATATATTTGTTTGTTGGTCTGTGGCCGTGAAAAAACTTTTGTTACCGTCAAATTTGTTGAGCAAGGCTACTTTGTAGAATGGGTCAGATGAATCAGCACTTCTATCTAAAATATAAAACAATTTACCCTCTGTGTTATAATAATTGAATTGGTGGTCTGAACTTGCCACGGTGCACCACTTTGTTCCTTTACCGTAATAGCATGAAGCCTGATGTGTTTGAGGATTCACAACAAAAAATCTTCCATCATCGAAAACAACTTTACCACCCTCAACTTGTTTATAATCTCTTCTTGGTCTGTTCGCATATTTTTGTAATTCATCACTGAGTTCGGAAACACTTTTATATGAATTAATATCAGTTTTAGGTAGGTTTGATGAAATCTTATCAAATTCTCTAAGTTTTCTGACTAAGTCTTGAAAGTTAGATTCAAAGTTCATCACCTCAAAGTTTTTGGCAACCCAATCCCAAAATTTTTGAGGAACGTTATCAATGATTTTTTTCAATTGCTCCTCAGAAAATTTCGTTCCATACTTAGCTTTGAGTTCTTCTGATTTGTTTTCTAATATTAATTCTAAAATTTTCATCAAGTTTTCTTTAATAAATATCTTTTTTTAATTATAATTGGTTGGAAGTAATATTTATATAAATAAAAACTAAAAAATCTTTTTACCATGGGATGCGGATGTAAAAACAAACAGAATACCTCGCCTGAAGCTCAAAAGCTAGCTCAAGAGGCAGTTCAAAAAACAATTATGACCAAAAATCAAGAATTGAAAGAAACAGTTAAAAAAACTGTTGAAAAATATTATAACACCAACAAAGGACAAACTAACGGATACATTAGGGACTAATATGTCCACTTCACAAAAAAATAATTCAAGGGACAAAATTTGTCCCTTTTTTTGTATTTATATGATATGGAAAATGAATATTCTATACGTGGTTTCTTGGAATCATTCAATAATAATGACTTGGATGTAAAAAAATATTTTGGTGATTATGAAACATGGTTCAATGTGTTGAAGAAAAGAGGTTTGATGGGTGAAATCGACCCGAAGAATGCTGCGGGTTCCGAAGATTGGCAAAATGAATATCTTTTGTGGTTATACGATAATGATAGAGAAAAATATTACAAATGGATGAATGAGATTTTATCTGATGTTGTAATAGAAGGTAAAGATGTTTATTGGCAAGGTGACAGAGTTGATTTAGCAATTTTATTTTGTGATGATAGAAGAGACGGTCCGAGTAGAGATACAATTGAAAGTATTTTAGTTGGTGAGGATGTTTTCGAACCTTATTGGGACACAACCGATGATGTTTACAGAGATGTCATTGAAGAACTAACCAAAGAGAATTTAGAAATTTTTAAAGAAAGGATTGTTAAAGAATTATCAGGTCAACAGTTGAGTCCTGATACGGAAGAAATGGAGTTAATAGCCACTGAGCAAGGACATGAAAATTATTGGACTATAGATTCAGAAAATGTGACGAGAATAATCGACGATGAGGAGTCCATGAATAGTTTACTAAAAGATGAGCTTGCCGATGTAAAATCTGATTTATACTCTGTTCATTCTAATTCATATAATTCTGCTTACGAAAGTGAGGTATATAATAGCATTTTCAATAAATTGGATGAATATTTCAACACCGAAAAAAAACAATGGATAAATGTTCCCCACCCATACAAAAAAGAAACTGTGGTTGAAAAATTCAAAATACCAATATATGATTTCGAAGGTATCGTGAATGATTTTTTACATTCTAACAAAGGTTATGGAAATTCAGGAACACTTGATTACCATGGAAGTTTTATAGAAATAATTAGGGAAGAAAAGGATTGTCTCAGATTGTGGTTTCCTGATTACCCTGACTCAAGATTGCTTGACAAAAACATAAATGAAATATTTTCTGATTATTTTTAATGGCTTACGTAAAATACATATTAGTTGAACAAAGAGGCTTTACTCCAAGAAAAACTCCTCCACCAAACATCAAAAATATTTTATCCCAAATAGAACTTTTCGAGATGTATCCAAAGATTTTTGCTCTTGTCATCAAAGACGACAAATTAAGAGCAAGAGTTTTTATGAGGTATCAGGAGTTTTATGAGTCAGATTCCGAGACATTTAGAGGAAAAGGTTTCAAATGGTATGACTACGTGAAACATTACAAGAAAAAGACCAAGAAAGATTATTTCTCTTATCATGAAGATTGGGCAGGTTATAATATCCCTTGTAACTCAATTGAATCTTGTATGAAAGTTATTCCAGACGTAAATTTTTATGATTTGATAATGTTTAGTGTAATAGATACGATTAGAACGTTAGTAGGTGGAGAGGATTTCTATTTAATTGGTATTGACCAAAGTAATGGTGAAGACCCTTCACTTATTTTTCACGAAGTAGCACATGGTCTTTGGTTTTCATCTCCAATTTATAAGAACAAACAAATGAAAAACATAGAAAGACTCGAGCCAAATGTAAGAGAATCGGTAGCAAGAAAAATAACTGGTATGGGATATGGAGAAAATGTGGTAGATGATGAGATTCAAGCCTATTTATCTACAGGGATAGGAGATAACATGACAAGAATCAAAAACATCAAACAAGCTCAATTACCTTTCAAACAAGTATTTGATTCTTATACAGGTAAAATCAAACCTAATAAAATAAACATAGATTGGAGGACTGATTTGAATGCCTAAATTCATCAACATATTATCCGATATTTTATCTGAAGCTAAAAGATATAAATTCACACCTGAATTACTACAAAAAATTAATTCGGTCGTAGAAAACCTTTGGAATGACCGAAACAAAAATTACGGTAATAAGAAAGAGGTTGTTGATGTTATCCCCTTCAAAACTGCAAATGGTGTTGACGGTTTGGTAAAAGTGATTGTTAATCCAAGATTGAAATACTTGGGATTTATGGGAACTAAACCGAGTAAATCTTATGACCCCGCAGACATTTATATCGAGGTAAATCCAAAATATTACGAATCTAAGAAAAATCTTTATCTTACAATCTATCATGAGATGATACACGCCAGTGACCCAACTCAAAGTAGTTCTTGGTCTCCAAAATATATGTTGAGCTATGATGAAAAGTCTGATGAAAAGTATTGGGGTCATCCAATAGAATTCTTTGCGATATCAAATGAGTTCTTGGAAGGTCTTGTAAGAGAATTTGAAAGAAGAGCAAAAAGATTAAGAAAAATTGAAAACAAAGAGATTTTGGATAAGTCTTTGAAAAATATTCTCAACTATTTTGCCAAGGGTGAGCCATTAAATAAGCTCAGTCAAGACATTCTTTTCAGAATCAATGACGAACACGTAGGACAAGATTCATTCAAAGTTCTTAAGAATCTGACCGCAGATATGCCCCATTTGGCGGACTTACTTCCTGAAAGAGGTGAGGAACCATATTATTTACACTATGTCGAATTGATTAAGAAATTTAATCCTGAAATATGGAAAAAGTTCCTAAGTATGTTCTACAATACAACTTTCGAGATTAGAGACATTATCAACAAAAACTATAAATAAAAAAAAGGGATTTTTAAATCCCTTTTTTTCCGCTTGCTAACATTTCCAATTTTTCTAATTTCCTTTCATGGAAATCTAAAAGGGTGGATTGTTCTTTGATTGCCTCTAAACAAGCTGATATAATCGTTTCAAATCTTATTGATAACATTGTGGTTTCTGGGTCTTCATAAACGAGTTCAGGAAATACCAACTGCAACTCTTGTGCAATAAAACCTATCTGAAGTAACTCGGGTCTTTCATCATCTTTTATTAGATGGTAGGAAACACCTCTAGTCTTTAATATTTTGTCCAAACTATCTGTAATTGGTCTGATATTAGTTTTGAACCTTAAATCCGATGGTCCAGGTGCACCTGATGCACCTTGTGCCCCTGTTGGTCCTGTGCCACCTTGTGGACCAGTTCCACCACCTCCACCTTGAGCACCTTGTGGACCTGTTCCTCCTGTTCCACCACCAGTCCCTTGAGCACCTTGATTACCCGTAGGACCGGTTGGTCCTCCAGGACCTTGAGCACCTTGTGCACCTTGGTTTCCATTACCTTGTGATGGACCTTGGGCTCCTTGAGAACCAGTTCCACCTCCTCCACCAGGAGGTCCTGTGTGACCTTGAGCTCCCTGTGGACCTCGGTTACCCGTTGGTCCGCCAGGACCCTGAGCACCTTGTGCTCCGCCAGGACCCTGAGCACCTTGTCCACCTTGAGAACCTTGAGCTCCTTGAGCTCCTGTTGCACCACCACCACCTTGAGAACCTTGTCCTCCCTGTGAACCTTGGGCTCCTTGGTTTCCACCACTGCCTTGAGCTCCTTGCGCACCTTGTCCTCCTGCCGGTCCTTGTGCTCCTTGGTTACCTTTACCACCTTGAGCTCCTTGCGCACCTTGTCCTCCTGCCGGTCCTTGTGCTCCTTGGGCTCCTCCTGGGCCTTGAGCTCCTTGCGCACCTTGTCCTCCTGTTGGTCCCTGAGCTCCTTGGTTACCTTTACCACCTTGTGCTCCTTGAGCACCTTGTCCTCCTTGAGAACCTTGTGAACCTGTGGCACCTACAGGCCCCTGTGCTCCTTGTGCTCCCTGTCCACCTTGTGAACCTTGACCACCTTTGGCACCTTGTGAACCTTGTCCTCCTTGAGCTCCTTGTCCACCTGTTGGTCCTTGTGCTCCTTGATTACCACCCGAACCTTGCGCTCCTTGAGCTCCTTGTCCACCTGTTGGTCCTGTAGCACCCTTACCACCTTGAGAACCTTGTCCTCCTTGAGCTCCTTGTCCACCTGTTGGTCCTTGAGCTCCTTGATTACCACCCGAACCTTGCGCTCCTTGAGCTCCTTGTCCACCCTGTGAGCCTTGGGAACCTGTGGCACCCGCAGAACCTACTGGACCTTGTGCTCCTTGGCCTCCCTGCGAACCTTGTGAGCCCGTGGCCCCTTGTGCACCTACTGGCCCTTGAGCTCCCTGTCCACCTTGTGAACCTTGGGAACCTGTGGCTCCTGCTGAACCAACGGGACCCTGAGCTCCCTGTCCACCTTGTGAACCTTGTGAACCTATGGCACCTTGTGAACCTTGTCCACCTTGAGCTCCTTGTCCTCCCTGTGAACCTTGGGAACCTGTAGCTCCTTGTGACCCAACTGGTCCTTGTGCTCCTTGACCTCCTTGTGACCCTTGGGAACCAACCGCTCCCTGAGAACCTGTGGCACCTTGAGCACCTTGACCTCCTTGTGAACCCTGAGAACCTGTAGCACCTTGTGACCCTACCGGCCCTTGAGCACCTTGTCCACCTTGTGAACCCTGAGAACCGACCGCTCCCTGTGAACCTGTGGCACCTTGAGCACCTTGACCTCCTTGTGAACCCTGAGAACCAGTATCGCCTTGTGCACCTATTGCACCCTGAGCACCTTGACCACCTTGTGCGCCTTGTGGACCTACAGCACCTTGGGAACCTTGTGAGCCAGTAATACCTTGAGCCCCTGTTGGACCTTGTGCTCCTTGACCCCCTTGTGAACCTTGAGCACCTTGACCACCTGTCACTCCCTGGGAACCTTGATTTCCTTGAGCACCTTGTCCCCCTTGAAAACCAATACTACCTTGAGCACCAGTTGGTTCTCTATTACCAACCCATCCTGTAGAGTTGATAAGTGTTCCTGCTGAATTTTTTAAACTAGTTGTTATCTTGAGGTTACTATTGTAAGTTACAAATGAAGGTTTATCACTTCTCCAAGCAAGATAAACAATATTACTATTATCTGTCCAATGCAAATGTAGTAGTGGTGAATCGTCTTCAAGCTTCAAATATGTTGAGGTTGAGCCAGAATCAACGAATTCGACCGTGGGAAACGCATAATCAGGATATATTATTATATTTTCAGACACTTAAATTATCTTTTAAAATTTTTATTCTCTCCATTATTGAGATTATTCTTTTCTGTTGTTCTTGAAGTGCACCAATACCCAAACTTACCATAAGACCATATTCAACTGATTTAAAGCCCTCCTCGTCTGTCCAAACAACTTCTGGGACGATATCTTCAATTTGCTGTGCAATAAAACCTATTGTTTCACCAGTAAATGCACTTGGAAGAGATATTGCACGGTTCATTGATATTTTAGGATGGTCAACCCATTCGAATCTAACACCCTCAATACCTTTAACTTTTTCTAATACATTTGTTAAGGATTGAATATTATCTTTAAGTCTTTGGTCTGAAGGTGGACCCTGAGCTCCTTGAGCTCCTTGACCTCCTGTTGGACCAGTTCCACCCTGAGGACCTGTAGGTCCTACGTTACCTTGAGCACCTTGACCACCTTGGCCCCCACCTGAACCTGTAGCACCTTGGGCACCTTGACCCCCTTGACCACCACCCGAGCCTTGAGCCCCTTGGGCTCCCGTAGCTCCTGGTCCTCCACCAGGCCCCACTGCTCCTTGGGCACCTTGTCCTCCTGTTCCTCCTGTAGGTCCTGTTGGTCCCTGTGCTCCTTGGAATCCTGTTGCACCTCCCCCTCCTGTTCCACCTTGAGCCCCAACAGGACCCTGAGCGCCTTGAGCTCCCTGAGCACCACCCTGTGCTCCTTGAGCACCTGTGGAACCACCTCCACCTTGGCTTCCTTGAGCACCTGTAGTTCCACCTTGAGCTCCTTGAGCACCTGTTGGTCCTTGAGCACCTTGGTTACCTTGTGCACCTTGGTTACCACCTTGAGCTCCTTGGGCTCCTTGTGAACCTTGGACACCAGGAGCACCTTGTGCACCCGTATTTCCTCCTTGGGCTCCTTGAGCTCCTTGTGAACCTTGGACACCAGGAGCACCTTGTGCACCTGTTGAAGCTCCTTGAGCTCCCTGAGCCCCTTGAGAGCCCTGAACACCAGGAGCTCCCTGTGCTCCCGTTGAACCACCTTGAGCTCCTTGGGCTCCTTGGGCACCCTGATTACCTGTCGCACCTTGGGCACCTGTTGAACCACCTTGAGCACCCTGTGAACCTTGTGCCCCTTGTGCTCCAGTATTACCTTGAGCTCCTGTATTGGCTCCTTGTGCTCCTTGAGCACCTTGTGGTCCTTGTGCACCTTGGTTTCCTTGTGCACCTGTATTGGCTCCTTGTGCTCCTTGAGAGCCTTGAGCTCCTTGAGCACCTGTATTACCTTGAGCTCCTGTATTGGCTCCTTGTGCACCTTGAGCACCTTGTGGTCCTTGTGCACCTTGGTTTCCTTGTGCACCTGTTGAAGCACCCTGTGCACCTTGCGCTCCCTGTCCTCCTTGTGAGCCTTGACCACCTTGAGCACCTGTTGTTCCTCCTTGGGCTCCTTGTGCTCCTGTTCCACCTTGAGCTCCTTGACCTCCTTGTGCCCCCGTGGTTCCCCCTTGGGCTCCTTGAGCACCCTGTCCTCCTTGTGAACCTTGAGCTCCTTGGGCTCCTGTTGTTCCTCCTTGTGCTCCTTGAGAACCTTGTGCACCTTGTGCTCCAGTTGAACCCTGAGCACCTGTTGTTCCTCCTTGAGCTCCTTGAGCTCCTTGTCCTCCTTGTGCCCCCTGTGCACCCTGAGCACCTGTTGTTCCTCCTTGGGCTCCTTGTGCACCTTGTCCTCCTTGGGCTCCTTGTGCACCCTGAGCACCTGTATTAGCTCCCTGAGCTCCTTGTGAACCCTGTCCTCCTTGTGCTCCTTGAGCTCCTTGAGCACCAATTGTTCCACCTTGAGCACCTTGAGCACCTTGTCCTCCTTGTGCACCTTGTGAACCCTGAGCACCTGTGTTAGCTCCTTGAGCACCTTGAGCTCCTTGACCACCTTGAGCTCCTTGACCACCTTGAGCTCCCGTATCCGCTCCTTGAGCTCCCTGTGCTCCCTGTCCACCCGTAGCACCTTGAGCTCCTTGAGGTCCTATCGAACCTTGTGAACCTTGAGCACCTACATTTCCTATTGCTCCCTTAGCACCTTGAGAACCTTGCGCTCCTTGAGCACCTATTGACCCCTGAGAGCCTGTAGTTCCTGAAGCACCTTGTGCTCCTTGAGCACCGGTAAATCCAGATATACCCTCAGCAGGTCCTACCCATTCGCCAACTTCATTAATCATTTCTATACCACCCACATACAATCCATATATTCCTCCGGTGACCTTTGCACCATCAACGAGTAATTCAGCTCCGATAGTTGCTATGTTACTTTTTGTTGTTGATGAAACTTGGATATTTCCAGAACCATTAACAGATAATTGTATTTTGTCCGCGGATGAAATCCCTTCAAATTCCATATGAGGGTTAGGGTTTCCACCACTTTTACCATTGGGATATATTATAACGTCAGACATTAATTAAGAAGGTTTTCAAGTTCATTTATTTGTTTTTCGATATCTGATATAAATACTTGTTGCTCTTTAATACCTTCAATCAAAACGGCGTTCATTCTATTATATTCAACAGTATAAAAACCATCAGAACCGATTTTAACTACTGTCGGGAAAAATTCTTTAACATTTTGAGCTATCAGACCAATCGAGTGAAGCTTGTTATTGTTTAATCTTTTAATGTAATCGCTTTTCGTCAACTTTTCATTCCAATCGTATTCTACGACTCTAAGTTCAAGAATTTTTTCAAGTGTATTATCAAGTGATTTAACATTATATTTGACTCTTCTATCAGAGCAGCTGCCCCCGTATGTAAAATAACCATTGAAGTTAGTAGAACCATAATACAAATATGTAACACCAATCGTAATTGAACCATAGGTCCACTGAAATGTTGAGTTTTGACAAGTTGTAACATCTGAAGCGAGTTGGATGCTAAAATTTGCTTGCCAGTTAATATCTTGGGAATAAACTGTTCTGTTTTGACATGCCCCCGCGTTTACACAAATGGCGTAATAAGAATCACCACATAGATTCTGAACAAAACAAGAGGTGAACGAGCCAGGTCCTGTTGCACCTTGTGCACCTTGGGCTCCTTGTCCTCCCGTAGGACCCGTAGGACCCGTAGGACCACCCGACCCTTGTGCACCTTGGTTACCCGTAGGACCAGTAGGACCACCTGGTCCTTGTGCACCTTGGTTACCTTGAGGTCCTGTTACACCTGGTGCACCTTGAGCACCTTGACCTCCGTTTGGACCTTTCGGTCCAGCAGCTCCTTGCGCCCCTTGGCTACCCGTAGCACCCCCACCACCTTGAGGACCTTGAGCACCTTGAGCACCCTGACCTCCTGTTCCACCTTGTGGTCCTGGAGCACCTTGAGCACCTTGATTTCCTGTTGCTCCTTGTGCACCTGGATGACCTGTAGCACCCTTACCACCCTGTGAACCCTGAGCACCTGTTGCTCCCTGAGGACCAATTGCACCTGTATTACCCCCTGCACCTTGTGCACCTTGTGGTCCTGTGGCACCTTGTGCTCCTGGATGTCCTGTTCCTCCACCAGAACCTGTTGGACCTTGTGGTCCTGTGGCTCCCTGTGCTCCTGGATGTCCTGTTCCTCCACCTGAACCTTGAGGACCTTGTGGTCCTGTGGCTCCTTGTGCTCCTGGATGTCCTGTTCCTCCACCCGAACCTGTTGGACCTTGTGGTCCTGTGGCTCCTTGTGCTCCTGTATGACCAACGGCACCTTGAGCACCTTGAGGTCCTGTTGGTCCTGTTGCTCCTTGAGCTCCTGGATGTCCTGTGGCTCCTTGAGCACCCGTCGAACCTGCATTACCTGTAGCACCTTGAGCACCAGGGTGACCTGTGTTTCCTGTTGGCCCCTGTGCACCTTGTGGTCCTGTAGCACCTTGAGCACCCGCATGACCCGTCGCACCTTGTGCCCCAGTAGAACCAGCATTCCCCGTAGCACCTTGTGCACCTGGATGACCTGTATTTCCTGTTGGTCCCTGTGCTCCTTGTGGTCCTGTAGCACCCTGAGCACCAGCATGACCCGTCGCACCTTGTGGTCCTTGAGCCCCTTGAGGACCTGTAGCACCTTGAGGTCCTACTGCACCTGTAGAACCTGTAGGTCCTTGTGCACCTGTATTACCTGTGGCTCCTTGTGGGCCAACATTTCCTTGTGCTCCTGTATTACCTTGTGCTCCTGTGTTACCTGTGGCTCCTTGTGGTCCTACGTTACCTGTAGCCCCGGTAGCTCCCTGAGCCCCTGTGTTACCTGTGGCCCCTTGTGGTCCAACATTTCCTTGTGCTCCTGTATTACCTTGTGCTCCTGTATTACCTGTGGCCCCTTGTGGACCAACATTTCCTTGTGCTCCTGTATTACCTTGTGCTCCTGTGTTACCTGTAGCTCCTTGAGCACCTGTATGACCCTGTGCACCTGTATTTCCTTGTGCTCCTGTATTACCTGTGGCCCCTTGTGGTCCAACATTTCCTTGAGCTCCCGTGTTACCTTGCGCTCCTGTGTTACCTGTGGCTCCTTGTGCACCTGTATTACCCTGTGCACCTGTATTTCCTTGTGCACCGGTATTTCCCGTGGCTCCTTGTGCACCTGTATTACCCTGTGCACCCTGGGTTGTGCCTTTAGCACCCTGTGCCCCTTGGGGTCCAACCTGACCTTGTGCACCTGTATCACCTTGTGCACCTTGTATTCCTTGTAACCCTTGTGCACCCAAATTTCCCTGTGCACCCGTATCACCCTGTGCACCTGTATTGCCCTGCGCACCTTGGTGACCCTGAGCCCCTTGAGCTCCTGCAATACCTGTGGTTGGTCCAATCCAATCCAAAGTTCCATCAATTACTTGAACTGAGTCAATAGCAAAATAATCAGAAACATTAAGCGTTACAACACCAATTGTTTGGCTAGAACGGTCAATAACTAATTGATTAGTAACTGATGCTGAGCTAAGATTAATCTTACCCGTTGGCACAACTCTCCAAACACTTGTTCCACTGTTAACCCAATTTATATAAGGGACTCTGTCTGGTGTTCTAGAAATGGAATTACTCGGAACTATTAAAATATCACCCATGAATGTTTTTTTCTATTTATATAAATACAAGTTGAATAGAATTTGTATTCATTTTTATTTTGGAAAATTTTATAATTGACACTATTATAATTATTAATTTATGACATTAAAAAAAATAGGTAGCAAATCTTACGTTGTAAACTTACTTTCAGACTACATTCTTTCTGAGATATCAACTGAAGAGAACTCAATAATAAAAGTAATCGACTGTGGTAATTTTTTTGTTATCAAAGGAAAAACCACTTCAAAAGAAGTTTTATTTTTACCAAACATAATTTCTAAATTTAATGAGAGATTCGAAATACCCTCTAAACTCACCCATACAATTGACTTAATTGAATATGATTCTGATTTACCTGATGTAAAGTCAATTTCCCACACATACCACAGTAATACCTCCAACTGTTCATATAATCAAACCGAAATCGAAAAAAATGAGATTTCCGAAGAAACTGATGAATTAGTATACGTTTCTTCATTTCCCCACGGTTATTCCCTAACTCAGGGTAGATTACTTTATTATTATGGGAAAAAAATATTCTACAACATTCCATCCAATTACCTTGTCACGAGTTTGGAATTTCATCTAACAAATGAGAGAAATGATGAAAATGAATTTGGATTCAGCGTTTACGATGGATTTTACAAAACAAAGGATGAAGTGCTTCGTTCTGCGGTCTTAGATATATTTGATTTCAATATGGAGCCAATCGCCAAAGAAATAAAAAAAGTGGATTGGAGTATCGAACTCACAGACCCACTTTACGAATATGATTTTTTGAAAGAAAAGGTTGAGGGATTTATTATTATATAATACCTAATTTTTTTCTGTGTCCTTGTATAATTTGAATTGCCTCAGTTAATTCATTATAATTTCTTTCTGGAGCATATAAATGAGGTTCATAATCTTTATCGTCACCTTCGATAATCATCAAAGCTGGAACCATGTCATTTTCCGTCACTTCAGAATACATATTATATTCTTTGGAATACTCATCGATGTCTCGTTCAAAGAAGTCTATGTTTTCGGTTCTCAACATTTTTTTGAATTCATCACAATGAGGACATCCTTTCATTGTGTATACTATAACGTTTAAATTTTTCATTTTAATCTAAAAGATTTAATACTTCGGGTGCAGTCATGACACCAGGTTTAGAAAACACCTCTTTACCTTCTTTAAATATTTTAATTGTTGGAACACTTCTGATTTGAAGTTCGTTTACGACATACTCTCTATCGGAATCAATATCCAACTTATAGATTGAATACTTGGGTGAACTTGTTGACTCACTAATCAGGGATTCGTTCACCTTTTCGAGATTGTATAACATTATTTTACAAGGTCCGCACCATGTTGCAAACAAATCCAATACAAAATTTTCTCCGTTGTTAATTTTTTGTTTAAGTTGTTCCGTTGTTATCTGTTCCATCTTTGAAGGGTTTTAAAAGTTGAGTTGTTAAAAAAACAAGTTCTTTAAATTGTTCAGGTTTATAATAAATAGTGAGTCCAAACTCATCTTCTCCATTTACGTTTATTGTATTAACTTGAAGATAGAACTTTTGAGCTGTTTCGTAAATGACTTCCTCCCATTTAGCTTTGCCTCGGTTGGAAACTACTCCTCTCTCATAAACTCTCTTAAGTTTTTTTTCATCCAAATACTTGATTAAATCATCTGGATATCTGTGAAAATCCAAAAGGGAAAAAATACCTTCTTTTTTTTCTAATTGATTAATAAAATCTGGTTTACCTAAAAATCCCATGTGTAATAATTGTTTGTTGTTTTTCTCTCAGTCCAAATCAAGTTTCCATCATCATCAAAATGAGAACCTGAGGAAAGTTTGATTCCGTTGTTACAAACTTTTTCTATCGAGACTGTTTCGAATTTTTTATCCTCAAAGCAAGATAAGACAACTTCATCTAATTTCAATAGAACCTTACTCCAAGATGAATCAAGTTTTTGATTGAATTTTCCTAAAGTTTGAACTCTATCCACATGTATTTTGTCTATATTTTTCAGAAAAACAATTCTATATTCAATCGTTGCTCTTTCTGTGGAATCAATTGAATTTTTTCTAAGTGAAATTATCATGGAACCCGCTTTACCAATATATCCTTTTACACAGTTGGATTGATTAAAACTTTCATGATTATATTCTTCACTAGTTTTCAATAAGACAGGAAAAAAATCATCTAAAGGTTTTTCGATTCTGTCATAAAAATACTCAGGATAAAGTCTTATGTAAGACCCTTTACGATAATGGTCCAATTTATCAGTCCAATCCAAGTGTTCTGCTTGGAATTTATTGTAATCATTACCATCAGTCGTCCACCTTGTTTCAGTCTCACCGAATTCTTTTAAGGAAGTGTAGGTTCTTACATGGTCATTAAATGTCCAATTGTTCATTGTGTCATTGAGAATCATTCCTTTAAAAACAGAATAAACTTTTTTCAATTCTTCGTTGGAAAGATAATTTTTGAAATTATCAGGTATTGATATGGATTTCCCTTGAGAACTTAGAATTTCTTTGATGATATCACCATCTTGATTTAACCAATCCTCTCCGAATAATTTCTTAGCACAAGTATAAAGTTCAACATTGAGAAAATTTACTTCATGTAGATATTTTTTAAGTTTTTTTCCTTTAAAACTCCAAACTTGCATAAATGTATCAACAATTTTCTTGTCATTTTTTTTCAAGATTTTTCTGTAATCCTTACCCCACATGAAATTCACATAAATCCAAAAATTATTTGGATACTTGAAACCCTTTTTGTCCAAATAGAATTTCATTAATTTTTCATCATTATCCAATTTATCCAAATTTAAATCTATTCTTTCGAAGAATTTATTAGCAACTTCGAAAATAACCTCAGATGAGTTGTCACAAAAATTGGAGAGATGATTTTTGATACTTGACAGTATAGAGGAAAAAGGGTTATTAGGAAAATAATTTCTTCGTATGGATTTAGTGAATTTTTTTTTCTTTTGGTAATTGTGCAAATATCCTCTATAAAAATCGCCCGTCTTTTTGTTTACGGTTAGAAATTCAACATTTTTAGAGACTTTGAACCATGGCTTCCCAACCCCTCTGGCCTTTCCACCATAGAAAAATTTCAAGGATAATTTATCATCTTTTTCTTCAATTACAATCATACTGTAATACCTGTTTACAGCATAGATGGGGTTGGCAAAATTCTTTACGAATGTTTCCTCATCGTGAAATTTGTTTTCAATTACGAATAAAGGATGTCTCAAGTCCTCTGTTTCTCCAAAAACTATATTCCTCTCATTCAAAGATGAGTGGTCTCTATATTTTTCAGAAATGAATTTTGTAAAATTTACTTTATAGATTTCAGTCATTAGTATACAAATATAATAAAAAAAGAAGGGAGAAAACTCCCTTCAAAAATTAACCACAATATGATTCAGCCAATTCCCAAAGACCGGTGTTGATTTTATTAATGGTTTGGAAGTTTTTCAATTCCTTCATTGTAACCAAACGACCTCTCTTGGATTGATATTTAGTTCCACCACGGACAAATTTTTCTTGAATCACATTAAAGACTTTCCAAACAGAATTACCGCTATCAGCATCTCTCTCGGGACGAAGTAATTCTTCAACGTTTATTGAGGTAGGAACTGAACCTTTTTCCCAACGAAGGAGGGATGCCTTATTCATCATATCAATTGTTCTTTCTTCGTTGAGTTCTGTCGTTTCCATACGACCTACAGCTCTTTGGATAAGTGGGAGACGGTCAGCGAACTCATCAGTGATTTGACGAACAACCCCCATGTCAACACGCATATGTTTAACAGAAATACTGTCAGCAACTGATGTTGGAACAGTAAGACCATTTGAGCAAACCAAACGGAAAAGACCGGCGCTCACTGAAAAGGTGCTCATGCCATTGTGTGAATTTCGAATCACTGCCTCAACCAATGAATCTCCGACTTGAGGTAATTCTCCATTTCTTAAACGTAGTTCGTGACTCGAAAAACGACCTTGACCTATTTGTTTTGCGGAATAGAGTCTCCAACCTTCACGGTCAAAATTTTCCAAAATTTCCATGGTTGGAACGAAGGTATACTTCTCAGACATTTTAGGGTCTGCACTTGTAGAGAAAACGGCGGGAACTGTGTTACGAATAGAATCGAGTGTAATCATGTTTATTAATTTAGATTACAAAGATACAGTATTAATTTGAATTACAAAAATTAATTTAAACAAACTAGACCAAATTTAGTCTTGAAGAAAGGTGCAAATAATTCTTTAGTTTCGATTGGTTTCTGATTAAGCTCTCTACACACGTCAATGAGTTGTTTCTGAGTTAAACTAACCTCTTTACCATTTTCGATATTATCAAAGGCTACCTCACGAATCTTTACATAAAATTCTTCTTCCTTGTCTTTTGGAATAAGATTAAATAAGTCTTTTGGATTTTCCTTGAAAAACTTGACGATGTTATTCATATATATGTCAACATCTACGCTCATAGTGAAATGATTATTCCTCACCTTCCAAATCCCACATATTGTTACCCATGTCACTACCTTTTCTTTTGATACATTCAGGAACTTGACAATTGTCACTTCCTTTCAGATTAATAAAGAAAAGACTCGGCATGTTACACACACATTCAGGGATAGAAGTAAGTTGTTTGTTATTAATAAGTGCTAAGAACTTCAACTTTGGTAATTCACAAATTGAATCGGGCACAGTTTCAACACAATTATCAAGTAATATCATTCTCAAGTCTTTGAATCTAGAAATCGATTCAGGAATGTTAATAATAATATTATTTTTGTCTCTATTTTGGATTTGAAATTCAGTCAAGGTAGATGGTAAGTTATCTATCAAATCGTCTAAACCATAAAGGGCAATGAATTTTCCAATTGCACCATGAGAAAAACTATCAATAACAAGTTTTTCACCTCCAACAGTCAAACCTTTTGCAAATTCTGGTTTGAATAACGGTTTCAATTCAGACATTCTTCCATTGAGTAGCCCAACTAAATCTTGTTGACGGTCATCCTTGTCCATAAATTGATTGGATGGGAAATGGAATTGAAATCTTTCAACAGGTAAACCTGTTTCAGAGGCTTTGTTAGGGTCATTTGGATTGAACACAACATATAATGGACCGTCCTTAATATATCTATCAAACCAAGACAATCCAGGTGCAGAAGTGCACCATCTAGTCTCTCTATTATTTCCACCGTAAAAACATGCGGCTTCTTTTCCTGATAAACCCTTGTCTTCAATCTTAATCACTCTCCAATCTTCACCGTCATACATGAGTTCAGCACCAGGGTGAACTTCGGCAGTTTTTCTTTCTGCTTTAGTTGTTGTTGCCATCGTAAGGTCGAAGTCTTTAACTTCGTCATACAATTGGTCAGGAGTCAACTTCATTATATCCCTTTTTTCCAAAGGAATACGTTTGTAAAATCTTCCGAATTTCTTCAAATCATCTGTAACCTTATACAGGTCTTCCAAGAATGTTTCCTTTACTTGAGCAAGTTCTCTTTCATAACCCGTATCACCAGGTTGTCTTTCAGTCTTAACGTTCAAGAAACTTTTGATGAGCCAGTTAACATACTTACCTGCCTTTATTTTTTCAAGTTCTTTGGAGTCTGCACTCTCAGGGTCAACGTTATTTAATTTAGTGGTAGGGTCTGCCTGCACCAATTTTAAAAATTCAGCCACGGTCATCTTGGGCTTTTGTTTTTTTCCCTTCTTGTCTTCAGTAGGTTTTGTTAAAGCATTTCTCAAAATCTCAAATCTTGATTGCTCCAACAAAATATCTTTAAGTAATGATGTAAATTTCATCTACCACGAATTTATTAATAAATATATTGATTACACAAAAATAACTAATAATTCAATATCAAGAGCTCTTCACCCATATTTTGTTTCGTCCCTTTTTTCGCAGCAGCTGCTTTAGCAAACTTCTTCTTTTCCCATCTGAATCTATCTGTTGAATACCATTGACTTAAAAGGTCAAAATCGTAGTAAGATAAACTAAACTTACTTTGGACTGAATTCAACACATTTGCCAATCTTTCGTGGTCTGCTCTGTCGAAATCATGGTTGGAATAGTAATTTTCAGTTTTCCAATATGGTGGGTCCAAGTAAATATAAGTTGACGGGGAGTCGTATTTCTCTATAACCTTTTGGAAATCCATATTTTCAACATGAGTAATCTTATTAAAGTGTTCGACCCATTTTGGATTAGATAGTTTGTCTCTGAAAGACAAATATTTTGAACGATACTTTCCCTTCAAATCTATAAAGTTAGAAGTTTCAGGTTTACTTCCACTGAACACTTGAGTGACAATGTAAACGTATTTTGCAGCAACTTCGTAGTCAGGGTAATTTATAGTAAATCCCGATGAAAATAATTCAGTTTGATACTCTCTGAATCTATCCTTGTAACTTATGTCTGTAACTAATTTACCAAACTCTTGAACCGGTATGGTGTCCAAAACTCTTTGGAGTTCAGCAGGATTCTGAACACATTGAAATAGATTGTAGTTTAGTGGGTTGAAGTCATTGTAGACCACTCGTTTGAGGTTTGTGAATTTTTCTAAATTCATGTTGAAATAACACCAAAACATTCCCCCGAATGTTTCGACATATGTTTCCATATCCTCAGGATAGTATTCGACTATCCATTTTCCAATTTTTGATTTTCCTCCGATATAACTTAACATATAAGAAATATAATAAAAAAAATCAAAAAAGCAAATTTAGTTATAACAATTTTTGTAAGGTCTACATGAAGCTTTCTGAGTAAATCCCATATCTGAGCATGATGTAGATTTACAATATGATTTACTATATTTCCTTGGTTTCTTAAATTTCTTTTGTTCTTTCTCGTCCAAATATTGGTAAAGAACTCTTTTAATAATTTGTTCCAAAATCATAATTATAAATATGGCATGTAGTAGTTGTAAATCAAATCGTCCAATAAATAGAGTTAAATGGGGCGTGTTAATTTTAGGAAGTTATATTGTTTTCTCATCTGTTTACGGAACAATCGAAATATTCAAAATTATAATAGAATTTTTTAAATAGGTCTCTCGAATTTCAAATTGAGTTTAACATAAAAATCACCACCTTTATATCCTTTTCCTCTTAATCTTAAAGGTTTAGATGTGTCTATTATTTTTGGTGCTTGTAAATTTAAATCACCATCTGGATGTGGAATTAAAAATTTATCATTTTGTATTTGTTCCAAATTCAGTGTCAAATTATAAACCAAATCTGAATTAATCTTTTCAAACCCATCTTTCGGGACCATTTCCACTTGAATTACCAAATCCCCCATACCTCCGTTTTTGAAATCACCCAAGTTTGGTAGTTTGAGAAACTGTCCACTATCAATACCTTGTGGGACTTTGACCCTAATGCTATGAATGGTCTGACTTGTTCCTTTTCCACCACACAAATAACACCTTTCAACTAAAATGGTTCCTTGACCATTGCAGTTCCCGCAAATTGTCCTTATTTGTTGAACCATGAATCCTGTCCCAAATGTTTTGATAAAGAAACCTTGACCACCGCAAGACCCACAGGTTTGATGCTGGCCCCCGTTACCTTGACAAGAATTACACGGAATATCTCTACTATATTGAATTTCCTTTTCCCCACCCAAATAGGATTCAATTGGTGAAACTTGAAGTCTCACAACTTTGTCTGGTGCATGCCTCGGTCTTTGTCCTTGGAAATGAGGATTGCGACCAAACATGTTATCAAAGAAACTCTCAAAATTGGTTCCTTGATATGGGTTGGACTTTTGATTATTATACTGAGCTCTTTTTTCTCTGTCTCCCAAAACTTCGTAAGCTTCGTTTATCTCTTTAAATTTTTCAGCACCATCGGGATTGATGTCAGGATGAAATCTTTTTGAGAGGTTTCTGTAACTCTTTTTGATTTCATCTTCTGAGGCATTCTCTTCAACTTCTAGAATTTTGTAGTAATTTTTCATATATGGCTAATTACCTCGTGGTATTATTCAAGGATAAAAAAAAGAAAAGAATAATAAATAAGTTTATCACCCCTTCCAAGGCTAAGGATTTTTTCAACAAAAAAATGAAAGAATCCAGTGACGTAATTTTTGATGTAAAATATGAATCAGGAAAGGAAGTCGACTATGAAATGGGTATAATACATATGAGTTCAAAACAAGAAGTGCCAATCTATCTAACCGACGATTTGGGTAGAAATTTGAGAGTAAAACTTGATGAACCTGGTATGACATTGATTTTAATATCTCCATACAAAAAGGAGGAAAAGGTTTTCGACATTCAAACGAAAAAGAAGATAGAAGTCCAAAGGTTGATAAAAACTTATTTGAAGGGCGAAGGTGTAAAAATGATATCAATGTTGAATAATAAGGTTATCATTCAAGATGAGGAAAAAGTCTTTTTGTTCACTTTGAAAAATGAATCAGAAGCATCACGTTTTATTGATTGTCTATCAAATTACTTTTGGAAAATCAAAAGGGGTGATTGTCTGTTTGTTAAGGACTTTTCTAAACCACAGAAAAAATACTTATATCAATTGTTGGAAAATAAAGGATTTGATAAGTCCATCTTATACAGAAGATTTACTTCTCTTCCTCATCAAGAATAAAGTGAAATTCAGTTCCTGAGATGTCTATTGAAAATTGTTTGTGATGTCTTTCAATCTCTCTGAAATGATTAATGACTTTGGTATATTCTTCCTTTTTCAGCTCGAATATCATTGTTGCTTTTCCGACAAAAACGTTTTGACAAGCGTCGGCAATCAAAGCTAACTTTTCTAATTCCCCAAAATCAGTATTTTTATTTTCTGCCATAAGGTTAGTTTTTTTGGTTTGGGAAATATGTCTTCTTTATTCAACTTTTTTATTTGACGTATGAAGCTTTCTTTTTCCCTTTCCAATTCTTTTTTATCCTTCGCTTTCTCGCTGTTCAGCCATTGTAATATCTTCTCCTGTCTCTGACTCATCGTTAATTTCTAATTCAGTTTGTTCTAATTCGAAATCGAAATATAATGTTTTAAGTTTATCTAAATCAGTCTTTTCGAAAGTTTCTTTCAACTGTTCTATTGTATGTTTGAAAAGTTTTTCTTTGATTTCTTTTTCTTTATTCAATTTAATTATTTTTGAAATCTTAGACAAGGTAGAAGAGGTGTTGGCCTCATCCAAGGGTGTAACGAACGAAATCCCTTTTTTATTGGAATCCTCTGTTTCGAAAGAAACTACTTGTCCTTCCTCAACCATACTCTTTGGAATTACCCATTTAGAAGGAAACTCTATGTCGAAACTCAAATAGGTTTTGAGCTTCCTGATTGAACGTATGTATTCAATGAACGGGGCTATTTCTTTGTAAAAACTCATTTCGTAATAAGATATGTTATTATGTAACTCAACGATAAACCTAAGAAGATAAGTTCCCTGTTACTATAAACCATTGGTTTTGGTTCTTTTTGTAACAGGGCGCTTAAAAATTTTGTGACATTTTTTAATGTTACTAATATTGTGAAAACAAATATAAAAATATATATCGTTTCAATATTATGCATTATCCTCTGTCTTTTTGTGTTCAAGAATTTCACCTCTGAGTTTCTGTAAAAGAGCTTTCAATTCTTGTGCAGATTTTCTTGCTCTTGTTCCCGCACTCTTATTTCCTTTGAAAAACTTTGTTGTGTCAACTGAAAGTAGTTCGGTCAATTCTTTGATTTTTTCTAATGTTTCCATTTTTCTATGGTTATAGTTGTTTATTAATAGTTATAATATTAACTTTTTTACGTCTGGTGTAAATAGAATCAAGATTTTTTTCAAATCATATTTTTTTCCATTAACTTATATAGCTCGGTCAGTATGTCCAAGTCAGACTTACTAAAATCTTTTTCGACATCAAAAACATCATTGAGGAATTTGGGTATTGACATTTTTACGTTATCTTGTTGTTGATTATAAAAACTGTCTGAAAAAAATTCTTTGAAATACTCTTTGTGGTCCCCTTCTCTGTTTATTTTAATATTTTCCGCTAGAAAATTCTCTAATAATTTATTCCAACACCACTCGAAATGTTTTTCTTTATCTTCTTGCGAAAGGTAAATCTTAGTTTCACCCTCGGTGTCTCCCATATAAGTGTTGATAATAATATGGTTTAAACTTTTGAATAGGTCACCATATAGCTCAATCTTTTCATAACTCATGTTATGAGTATTGAACCAAATCAAAACTTCATCTTTAGGTATTGTCTTGGACATCCAATTAAAAAAATTCTCCATAGAGTTCATCTATGGAGAATATAATAAATTAAATTTCAATGTGAATTTTTACTGAGTCTTTCTGTCGTAACTAATAAGATTTTTCATCTTTTCCATTTCTTCAGAAATTATTTTTGATTTCTTGTCCTCAGTTGATTCTAATTGGTTGAATATTTTTGCAGATTTTTCAGTTGATGATTTTATTTTTTTGAGACTTCCAGTTGACTTGGTCTCACCTGCAACGTCTACAGGTTGAGGTTGTCTTTTATAAGATGCGTTTTGTTGTTCTGCACCGTATAGGTTGTCCTTATAATTTTTCATGAACTTTTCACCTACCTCACTCGGGACCACGTTACCTAACGCTTTACCATCTTTGTCCTTGACAGCATTACCTGTTTTTGAATTTCCTTTCAAATACATTTCGATTTTTTCATCTTCAGGTTTGATTTCATCATAAACAAGATTTGTCATACCAGGGTATGCGAATGCATCAATATATTCATCGACTGCTTCAGACGGATGATACTTTTTTGTTTTTTCTTTCATACCTGAAAGGTCATAATTACTCTCTGGAAACGCCTCAGGGTTTTCACTAAATTCACCATTCGAACCTGATTTGAGATAATCCTTCATTTTTTTCACAACACTCTTAGCATAATCTTCATTTTCTTTTTTCGACGCGTTAAGAGCTTTCATTGTTTTTTTCAAACCTTCGGGTTCTTTCTTTGAGATGTTTGATTTTTCCTTTTTTTCTTTTTGCTCGATGACAATATTTTCAATCAAATCTATAAGTTCATTTTCAGTGAAAACGATTTTATTTTCATTTTCCTTTATTCCTTTGAGGGTCAGAACTAAATTAACTTGTTTCAAAGTTTTTAAGTCCGAAGAAGACAATTTTTTATCCCCTTCAGCTTTCTTCATTAATTCTTTTTTCAATGATTTCAATTTTGATTGAGGAATTTTCTCATCATCTGGGACATTCAATTTCTTGTGAAGTGCACCTTTTTTAATATCAGTTTTTTGAATCCATTTTTTTTCAGATTCTTTAGTTTCTTTTTTGTGATTACATTTACAATTCATCATACCACACTTCGCACACTTCTTACCTTTAGATTCTTTAACATGATATTTTTTTCCATCTACTTCAAAAGAATCTCTTCCGTCTTTTTTAGCATCCGCTAAAGCCCCTGTAAAAGCATTTCCTTCTTCAGTCTCAGCTTCTTCTTCTAAACCTTTCATGATTCTAATTTTCATTGGACCATATTTGTCCTTATACATGTCGAAAAATTTCTTACCTTCTTCACCAGGTGCAAACCAATTAGTTTTTTCACCAAATTTTTGGAACATAGGTTCGAACTCATCGTATTCTTCTTCATCAAAATCGAAATCAAAATCTCCTATATGAGCTCTATCTTTTTCATCAAACCAACCATGTTCATCGCTAAATGAACCAAATATTTTGTTTTTGAGGTTAGCTTTCATTTTATTGTCTTCCAATCCTTTACCAACGTAAGTTGGTTCATTCTGAGACAATTCTTCTGCATCCTCTTCAGCCTCTTCATCACCTTCGTAATCACCATGTGTTGATTTATCTTTATCATAAAAAAACCATTCATCCATTTCTTCGGTTTCTTTAGTCTCTTTCTTTTTACTTCTTAATTTTTTGAAGTCTGCAGCATCTAATTTACCCTTTGGCTCTGCAACATCTAATTTCTTTTGACCTCCTTTGAGTCCTTCCTCAACTTCAATTTCCTGCCATTCACCTTTTTCTTCGGTAATTTGTTTAACCTTGCTCTCGATTTCCTCATTGAGGATTTTAGAAATAAGATTGTCAATATGTTTTTGAAACTT